TCCCCCACCCTGCCTACACCCACCCTGCCTACACCCACCCTGCCTACACCCACCCTGCCTACACCCACCCTGCCTACACCCACCCACCCACCCGGGTACATCAACCACGGCGACGGGTGGGTGCTTGCCCGCCCACCCCGATCGGTAAATCGGTAATATGAAAATAAATATATTATTTAATAAAAAATATATTAATCTAAATATTACCAGGTCTAGTTCTTATTATTTTCTCCAAATATTATAGTTTCTGATGGAATTAGTATAATATCTAGCACATCATCCCAAGTTTCTTCTTGTTTACTGTTCCATTTCATCCAGTATTCATCTGATACAGACTTTAATTCTGCATTAAACTTATTAAAATCTATTCCTATCTCTGACCATAGAATACCAACATCAATAATATAATATTTTATCAAATCTCTTTTTATATTATTCAAGAAATAGCTGGAGACATTCGTTGGCATTTCTTCTTCTGTCCTATATCTCCAATATGTTGATTGCTTTGTAAAATTCGTATGATAATCTAGGACAGGAACATCTCTAGTTGAAACACTCCAGTGTGTATATGTGGATTGATCCCATAAACCACATTTTGAACCACCTGATTTACACACTACAATAGTTGGACCTTTATAAATTTCATATACACACCCTCCTTCCCTATCACAACACTCGTAACAATCCCCACACTCACACTCATCTGAATCATCTGAATCATCAGAATCAGATGAATAGTAATATTCATCAAGATGAATAGAAGGTCTACAGTGTAAAACATTACCACAACACTTCTTTTGATGGAACCCTACTTGGTGACTATAATGCGTTTTACCATCATATAAATTTCTACATCCTTTACATATTTTTAGAATAGGCATAGTATATGGTTCAAACCACTGTGAACCATTACAATCATGACACCAGCCTGAATAGTTATATTGTGTTTCTGACATATTATTTCCTTTCTTGTTCTTTTGTGAGTAATTTTTATATATATTTTAAAATATAATCAATTTTATTTTTCTAATAGAAGAAATAAAATTGAATATAGATGTTAGTCTTTTATTAGATAAGCATGATGTACTACAATTATCTCGGTGTTTTTTCTGAAATGAATCGGATAAATGCAGCCTATACTATACAAAAAAACTGGAGAGAGAGACGTTATAGTCCTAAATATAAGTTGTGTTATAAAGTAGAGATGTCAAATATAGATGAGATCTGTATAGAATATGGTATAGGTAGTAAAGAAGAACTAGAAAACCAAACACCTGATTTTAAAAATAAACTTTTTGAATACCGTAAATTGGATTTTCAAAAGGAATTAAACAAAATAAAAGAAATACTTAAAACAGTTAGTTTTAGTAAGGAGCGGGTGATTCTTAAGGCTAGGCGAAAAAAAAATGTATGATAATGTTAATGAATAAAAATAAGAATATAGATAAAGTTTTAGTGATAATAGCATCCTATGGCATCGTTCAGGTATTAGCACAGGATCTGGGAATAAAAACTGGAAAAAAGCAGAGTGTTCTCGTTCAATCCCAACCTATCCAGTTTTTTATTTTATATAGTGGAGCATATTTTGTGACACAAGACTATGGATTGGCATTAGTAACTATTTGTCTTTATTATTTTCTTAAATACGTCTATTCTGGTGGCAAAACCTCTCAAGTCTGTTTTGAAGAAATATAATAACAATATTTATATTTTAAGAAATGTTAGTATATATATATAAAATGGTGACCCAACGTTGCACTGGACTTAATCTTGTTAATCATCTCATCCAAATCAACAAAATTACTGATTATGAGGTGACATACGTTCATGAAAAGGAAAATTATGATAATGAGTGGCTATGTGTTGTTACCTTTTCGACAAAGGGAAAGGACCATTCATACGTTCAAAATGATAGGAATCAAAAAAAAGCATATAATACTATCCTTACTAACATTCTTCCAGTTCTAACTAAGATTGCTGGTATTAAAATTTATGAACCGACTCCCATTCTTCAGTGATAAATAAAGGAGAGTAATAGTTTTCCAATCCTTTCATTGAGATATCGTTGTCTACATAATAGTATTTGTTATTATAGGTCATTAGAGATAGAGTTGTTTCCAGTTCCTTTGTATATTTATCATTTTTTGTTAGTTTTGTTTCCATACATCCTACATTTGTCTGAATTGTTTTGAAATCCTTTGAGATAAGGATTGGTGGGTAGGTAATTTTTGAATTAAATTTTTGATTATAATCCAAATGGATATTATCGTAATTTTCTACTGGTGCTGGCAAAACAGTGGGCGTAACTCCCATTGTTTTGTACAGTTTTTGGATAACGGTATTGACGGTGGAGAGATGTTGGTTGAGTTCTGACATGATGATGATGTTTGTGTGTATTTTTACAAATACATTTTTATAAATTCAATTTTTTTTAATATGATTCCGTGTCTTCATACACATTATCAAAAACCAGTTTAGGTTGAGTAAACATTGGATTAATAGTGGTCACCTCTAGAACTTCTTTAGGATGTGGCTTGTTATACCGGTTATTTAGTTTAATATAGTAAGAATTCAATGGCATAAACAATAGTTCGCTAACAACAATTGTTATAATTGCAAATCCCAACTGTGTCATAAAAGCTTTAACTAGAATTAGAAATGATAGAGCGTCAACATAATTTTTCATATTTGAAATAAAAATAGAACTAATTAGTGTTTTATCATCGCTGTGGGTTCGTCTTACTGATTCAAAATATAGTTTTCCGATCCGATTAATCGCAATATGTGTAAATCGTATCAAAGAAAGGATAGAAATAACAGCAATATACATCTCATTTGTTTTTACAGGAATATTTATAAGGGTTAGATTATTGCGCGGACCAATATGGACATAGTCATTTGTTTTATAAAATATAATAGATATAAATGCAAACATAATAAATACACAGTGAATAACAATGCTAATACACGTAATAGAATCTAGATCCATTTATATTAAATATATTATTAAGTTTAAATAATTATTAATATAATAATTTAAAACTTTATTGAATAGTTATAGTAAATGAACACCTTGTTTATTATAGCAACTCTATTTACTGGTTCCTATGGTGTAGGAATCGAAACATGTAATTATAATGATGAAAATACTTGTTTGGATAATTGGCCTTGTGCTTGGTGTAATAAGAGCACTATAACCAACACAACTGGTTGTTATAAAATACCTATTTGTGGAATTAATGAAGAAATTTATAATACATGCTCTATTAATAACAAAAAAGTTTATTCCGCTACCTGTTTTATTTCAAGCACACTTTTTATTATATTGCTTGTTATGGGATACTATATTTCTATGATTGTAATTTTCGGGAAAGTGAATACTATTCTTATTAATGAACGGGTAAGCGATAATGTAAGGAAATCTATTAATACTATTATCTCTATTATGACTATTGTTCCACTTCTACTTACATTTGTATTCAAACCTGTTACATTCTATTTTTTGTTCTGTTCATATCTTATCACAGGTTGTAGTGTCTATTTGTGTGTTAAAACAAATAAAAGAGTTGTAGTTACTGAAGTAAACCTAGAACAACAACCACCTTCATATACAGAACAGCTACAGGAAGATACTACAATCCAACAACCGGAACGTACAAATGCACAAGAGAATGAATCACAACCTCTTCTATAAATTTAATACAAAAAATTGAATATAAAGATTTATAAATATAAATATTAACCATGACTTACACTACAACAATGTGCAATCATGATGAAGAAATTTTTGGACCCTGTACTTATAGTACCCCAAATAATTCTACATTGTCCGAAGATTCCACTTTAGTAAATGTAGTGGGTGTTTTGCTCTGTTTGTGTATTCTTACTTCCTGTTTCTGTACCCTATATGGTAGGGGACTATTTGATAAATTTAAAAGGAGGAGGCGTAGGTTTGAAGGATATCACGATATTCTATAATTTAGCACATCTAAATCCAATAAATTGCTTCCTACAATCTGGCATCTGTGCATTTCTATAACTGGAGGTGATCATAAAATCAGGCACACACCACGCTCCACCTTTACATATTTTTTTTTGTCCAAAAAAAGGATAACTCATTTCTCTATAAACAGGGTCTATTTTAAAATTATCATATGGATAAATAGTTTCTTGACACCATTCCCAACAATTACCTATTAATTGTTCTACACCATTCAAATTATTTAGGTCTTCCGTATTATTTTTTACACTTGTTATCCATTTATTATTATAGTTTACATTACATTTATAGAGTTTTTCTTCATCATCACCCCATGGATAAAGAGTAGTTGACCCATTTGTAACTAAATATTCCCATTCTGATTCAGTTATTAGTCTAACCCCTTTCCATTTACAGAATGCCTCTGCTTCATACCAAGAAATGTTTATAATTGGGAAATTATATATAGTTTCAATATCTATCAGTCTAGCGAAATAATTAATATAAATTTTTTTGTTTATAAATTCCCAATACAAAGGACATTTAATATCGTTATTCTTTTTCCATATATTACCTCTAAATGACCATAATTCATCTTTGTCATAACCACCTTCAAGATAGAATTGTAAAAACATATGAAAAGTTATTAATGTTTTAGAGACTGAGAAATCCTTTACTTCCTTTTTAAAACACGGTTTTTCATTATCAAACCCAATTTTTTTTGTATTATATCCCTGTGTAAAGTTCCCTCCTTTTATGTCTACAAAGTTTAATTTTATTATACCAGAAGTGTTGGCATTTATGGATTCAGACAAACAGAATGGTGCTATTTTATACACTAACTGGTTTGTAAAAATAAAACTTTCGATATGCATATGTAGATGTGTAATAACTAACATTATTAAGTAGTATTCGGAACCATCTATGATATTATGTTCAATAAAATGTTTAATTTTGTTATTAATTTCAGAATAGTATTTTTTGATTTCACTAAAACTAGGGAATTCTTGTTTATATCTTTCTTCTGACGGTATTATAAAACTATCATAAATATTATTCGTAAATCTTGGATCATATTCATATTTGTGTTTAGTATCTATATACCTAAGACAGTGTTTTTCCATAAAGAATATAGGATGTATAGCCTCCCATATAATTGGATTATGTTCTTCGATAGTAGATTTCTTTATATAATCTACTTCCCAATTTAAAAAAAAAAGAAAATCTAGAACCTTTATTTGTGTTGCTTCAAGCAGCCTAATAAGTTGTCTATTTGTATGTAATTTTATTGTATGTTTAGTTCTATTAAATATTTCTTTCCTAGAAAGTTCCATAGTAATTTAAAATAAATTAATTATATTATTTATTTCTTCGAAGATGGCTTCTAAGATGGCTTCAAACGTTTAGACTTTGGACCAGAATTTTTAGAGTTCGTACGTGCCGGTGTTCCAAGCTGGGATGGCGGTCCAAATGAAACAGGTTGAGTGGTATTTCTATTATTTACTATAGGAACAGCCTTGATAGGAACAGCCTTGCGGCCTCTTTTTCTTTTTGATGTTACAGCAGGGGCTGTTACAGCAGGGGCTGTAGCAGTAGCATTAGAAGGGAGGGGTGGTGTGGGGAGCGTGGGTGGTGTGGGGAGCGTGGGTAGAGTAATCGGTTTGGTTGTTACACCCTGTGCTTCAACTGCTTCCTCGCCAAGAGTTTTTTCTAATAACTTTTGAAGGAAATCATATTTTTTTCCAGCCGTGCAAAGCATTGCTACATATTCATTTAATCTTTCTCTATTAAGAACAATGCGTATAAGAGATTTTTTTCCTAACCCAGATAACATAGATTCCCACATAATATCAATGACATAGCGTTTTAGATCGTCAACATTAGCTTCTTCAAACTGTTGTATAGACTTCCCAGCCATATTAACAATAGGCTCCATAACCCGAATTAACTCATTTGTGTATATAATGGACTTCATGTAGGAATAGGTGAAAATGTTAAATACCACATATATAAATATACCTAGTGGTACTATAGTCGTGCTAGTCATATTGATTGTTGTTTGTTGAAGGAATTCGAGTATAGAAATTAATAAATTATGAAATATTTGAGGACCCTGTGCTGCTAATTTAGCTAATTTAAATCCTGTTCCAGCAAGTGCAACCATCCATTGGAGCAATTGTAAAGTGTTTAATTGTATTTTGCCAGTTGTAGCAACCTGAGTTGTCACAAATGCGCTAATCATTTTCCAAATTCTAAACATAAAATTTGTAGTTGAACCAAGTAAAATTCTACCAAGTTGTGCAGCAGGGTCGGTTAGTATTATTTGTATTATATGATGCAAAAGTATATATAAGGTATTCATGTATAAATCTTCATTTTTTACATCACAGGCAGATTCCTTACTAATATCTAACTGCCTAATTACAATGGCACCAACGGCTTCATCTAACTGAGTAAAAAGTTCGTAAACAAAATCCTCAGCATCTTGTATAGTATTCATGCCTACAGCCGAACGTGTTGAATTTAAATCGCGCCCATTTGAACCATATGTTCCAATAACTTGAGGGGTCCTATCGTTTTTCTCGCTGTTCTCGTTGTTCTCGCTGTTATCGTTGTTCTCGCTGTTATCGTTGTTCTCGATGTTTGAATTATTTGGGAGGCTATACTTCATACTCTCGGCAAGAAGTTTGTCGGCCCGCAGTTTGTTTGAACTCACGGCAGCATCAGCCTGCATTGGAACTACACTCGACGTCTCCCACGGCAGAAACCAGACACCACCTCTTTTACCTTTCTTAGTTTTACGGTTATTCTGTTTCCTTTTTACAGATTTACCTTTCTTAAGAGATTTACCTTTCTTAAGAGATTTACCTTTCTTAAGAGATTTACCTTTCTTAAGAGATTTTTTAGAAACTAGTGCTTTTTTTTTTGATAGTTTTGAACCACCCTTCTTACACTTTTTCCCACAACTATATCCCTTAGATTTAGGTCCGCATTTACAGTTATCCGTTTTTTTTCCAGTAACAGCCATATATTATAATAAAATAAATTAAATATTGTTATTTATAAATTTCTGTAATTTTAATCCATCTAGAAAATTATAAGTATCAAATACTAAAACTCTTAATAATTGTGCCTGGTATTCAGCATCTACATCATCAAAATATATAGTTTTCGAACATTTTTTTAGAAGTTTTTTAATAATAGTTTTCTTTTGCACAAATCTTTCCAGATGTTCTCTTTCTATAAAAACAGGAAAAATATAAATTTTTGGTATTTTATAATCAATTGTTTCTATTTTACCTTCCATAAAATCACTCAATTGAAAACAAAACTCTTTGTTATAAAGGTTAAAATCTCCATTTAAACGCAAATGACATTCTATAATATTCCCATCGATAACATCCATATTTAGACACCCTCTATAATTTTTCATATTGGTGTTTATCCAATCTATTATATTTTTAGGAATCTCATATTTTGTAGTATGATGTAATTTAAAACTACCCTTTTCACCTGGATATGATCTTAAACAGGAACTAAATATTATTTTGGTATTATCTAATACAAAATCACACACAATATGTTTTCCTTCAAAATAAGGCTGCCAGAAAAACCCATCCTTTTTCTCTAAATCATATTCATCTATGTCGTGTATAATTTTAAATCCACGACTCAATCCATACAAATTTACAATAGGTTTAAAAATGATAGGATATTTTGCTGGATATACACCCATTGGACCACATAACATTTTTTGCGACTTAGAAAGCCATAATTTATTATAGACAAAATTGTAGTCTGGTATATTAATATAGCAGTCAATATCACTTGGATATATTTTATCAGAAAGATTATATTTATCTATATAGTCTATAAGATTAATATAGTCCATTACTAATACAAAAAAATAAAAAAAAATACATTATACTTAGATATTTTTAATATCATCTAAAGTTATTTCTTCAAGGTTACTATCGATTTGCATTTCATCTGGCACAAATGTAAATTTAGGTCTAACAACAGGTTCATCTTGTGTTACAACCGTATCTTTTCCAAAGGCATTCTCAAAAGCTTCCATTGAGGGAGATGGTGGCTTAGAAAGACCATGGTAGAATAGTTCATTCGCTGCATCAGCATAGTATTTTTTAAATTTAAATAGTTTACTTTCTGGAGTGCGCATTTCGTTAATATTATCATCTGTAATAACAATATTCTCTATATCTTTTCCATTATTGATTTCGGTACGTATATAAATACCTATAAGCTGAAGAGTGTCATAGTTATACACAGGAGGGAATGGTGTATTCATTTCTTTATCTATGTAGTACTGATTACCATTATATACTACTTCTGTTAAAGATTCCTTAAATTTTTTAGGTGAATAATCCGGTTCTTCTGATTTAATCATTTTTTCATATGATGTAGATGGATTAGAATTAACACGTTTTTTACCCATAATCAAAGTATCTATATCAAATATATCACCAATATTTGCCTTATCTAACTGTTCGATAGTATCTAATAGTTTAATATGTTCAAATTCGGCAATAGGTACGAATCGGGTGTCTACATCATCTACGTTCATTATATATTGGTTCTCGTCTGTTTTTTTTATATAAATAGTATTACCATAGTAAGGTTCTAGTAAATTATCTATACTAGTTAAAGAAGTATCAACCAAATACTGTAGTAGTTTTTTCATATTTTTTATATTGAGGAATCTGCCGAAATTATCTTCAAAATATGTTTTAGTTTCCTTTGTAGAAGATGGTTTAACGCCTGCTTTCTTTTCTACTTTTTGATCACTATATGATAAATTATCTAATTCACTAAGGTCGATTATATCGCTTTTTAATCCATTCTGTGTTTTTTCTAGAACAATTTTTTTAGTTTCTTCTTTAGTTGTATCTAATTTAGAAACATTTGGTTGGTCTTCGGTAATAAGACGCAAAGATATACCCATTGCCTCACATTCATGTAGAAGTTGTTTCATAGAATATGGAACATGAATCTTGTGAATATTAGATGTTTTAGTGTTCTGCATATCTAATTTAATATCTTCTACTTCATAATCAGTATTAATAAATGATAATGGACCATCAGTCGAAGGACATATATGTCTGTTTTCATTTGGATTAACTATAGCAGTTAGACCACTATTATCACTTATATGATACGAATAAGCATCAGACCTATTAAACATAGATTCTTTGAGGAAATTAGCAACACCATGTGATATTAAAGCATCACGTTCCATTTCACCGATACGTAGACCACCACCAATAGCCCTACCAGATGGTGCTTGTCTTGTCTTCTGGGTGTATTTACCAGTAGCTCTTGAATTAATTTTATCCTTAACCATATGTTTTAATCTCTGGTAATAAGTTGGGCCAATAAATATATTGCTTTCAACTTGAGTTCCATGTATACCATTATGTAGTATTTCATCCCCATGACGACTCATACCACACTTCTGTTCCAAAATATCTGAAATATCTTCAGATTCTATATTAGTAAAAGGTGTGGCATCCGCTTTAAATCCATAGTGGCAGCAGACTTTACCCATAATACACTCGATAAACTGACCGATAGTCATACGACTAGGGATAGCATGAGGGTTAATAATAATATCTGGGGTCAACCCTTCCTTTGTAAAAGGCATATCTTCTTGTGGAACTATCATACCAATAACCCCTTTCTGACCATGTCTACTAGCAAATTTATCACCTAATACCGGATCACGGGGTGTACAAATACGAACCTTACAAATTTTATGATGACTGTTAGCATAGTCCAAAAAAACTTTATCAACAACACCATGTCCACCGTCCTTTACTGCAATACTACTATCAAAATTTCTTTCATTTTTAGTATATTTTCCAATTAAGACATCATTGTCTTCAACATATAACCCTTCTTCAATAACACCATATTCATTTAGTTTAGAATAGTTGTATTTTTTATTAGTATCAATATCAATATCACTATTATTAAAGTTTCCAATAATATCTTCTGTTTCAGTTTTAGTATCTTTAGATTCATATGTATCATATGTCTTAAAGTAACTAGATTTAAATAAACCTCTCTCTATAGCTTGTTTATTAATCATAATAGAATCTTCCTGATTATATCCAGTATAAGACATAATAGCAACAATCGCATTTATACCAGTTGGAAGATCATCAGCCATTGAATATTCAGTTAGTTTGGTATTAACCAATGGTTTCTGAGGGTGATGTAGAACATGAGCGGAAGTATCAAACCGTTTTCGGTATGTACTAATATAACAACCTACAGCCTGTTTACTCTGTCCTGTGCCATATACATTTCTAGGTGCCTGACTACGATTGGCATAAGGTATATTAAACCCGATAAATCCCATAATAAGACTGGGGTGTAATTCCATATGTGTATAAGAATTATAGTCATTTGTTTTAAGTGTATCATAGTTGGTAGAGATTAATGTGGTATTTGCTTCATCAATATCTAAAAATTCTACAACACCTGTGCTATTTTTAAGATCATCCATAATAGTTTCTTTATTAAAATTTTCTTTAATAGGACACAAAACATCATTGTTATAAAAGTTAAATGGTGTATTTTTATTTTTAAATCCAGAAAGTAATTTATCCCACTTTATCGTATTCTTTTTTATTCCGTCAAAATGCATTTTAGTTATTAGTAATTCATTATTTTCAACAAGATATAATGGTCTACAACATCGTCCACCATCTGTAAAAATCTGGATTTCAAGATCTTCTATAACAAATGAAATAGATGTAAACACATTTATTAAACCATTCCTTCTATATAATCTTAGTATATTAACAAAATCCTGTGGCTCTTCTATCATACCAATCCATTTACCATTTACAAATACCTTTACTTTATTAATAACTAATTTAGGAGTAATATTTGAAAGTGGCACCACACCAATTTCGTGACATAGTTTAATAATAGGTTCCGGGTTAATACCAAAGGTTATATGACACATAGAACTCATATGTTTTTTGATACCAATATTACCACCATCCGGTGTTTCAACTGGACAAATAATACCAAACTGTGACCCATGCAATTTTCTCTGACCTATCATAATCATATCACCTAGTGTATTAATGCGTCTAAGTTGTGAAACGGCACCGATAGAAGTTAAACGATTAAGTAACTGTATTAGTCCCTTTTTGTTTAGGATATTACCTATTTTAAAAGATTTTAAAAACCCTTCTTGTATTACTTTATAATTGAAAATTTTATCGATGTTTTTATCGTTTATTATATTACTAAAATTATTTTTTTGATATTCACTACTATTAAAACGATATTCGCCATCAATAGTAATTTTTACATCTCTCTGGAATTGTTTTAGTCTTTCTCTAAATAAGGAAGCAAGTAGGAATCCAGACAGATCCACGCGCTTAAACATAAAACTATCCCTATCAGTAGTTTTTTTAAGACCAAGTTTGACTTCTAATAATTTATTAACAACATAACCGAGATAATATTTTTTAGAATTATAACTATCACCAACATGAGGGAATAAATCGGTCGATATAATGTTCATTAGATGACTCATAGTCCCACCGTGATTAAGATTCATTAAATATTTCATGGCTGTGATTTTATCATAAATATCACCATTATTTTCTATAGATGGGCGGAGATGTTCCAGAAACAATTTACTCTTTTTACTATCTAAATCATATAAAATAAGTTCAAGTATCTCTTTATCAGATTCAACCCCTAATAGTCTAAATAAAACGAATAAAGGTATTGGAGTGTGCATCATTGGTAGTCTTACAGTTATAACATCATTGGTACTATGTATATTTACAATAGTTGTTCTGGCATATATAAATGTATTTTCAGGAACAGATTTGACCTGTGCTGAATAAGAATAAACCTCATCCTGAGATTTTACAATATATAATTTATTTTCAGCTTTTCTTTCATGTGAAACGATAACACGTTCCTGTCCGTCTATTATAAAATATCCACCTTGGTCAAATCTACATTCACCCATCTGTTGTTTCATTTCGGGTGTTGCATTATTTAAAACACAAATATTAGACTGAAGCATAATGGGTATTCTACCCAAATTAATCGATGGGAATGATTTTTTAATAACTTCTGTCTCTTTTGTTTCTATATCATAAATTTTATATTCTACATCTATATCACAAAATATTCCACTTGAATAGGTAAGATTTCTTAATCTTGCCTCATTCGGATACATCTGTTTTTTAAGTTCACCTTCGTTTGTTTCTTTAGAAATCACCGGTTTAGAAATATAAATTTTATCAGCATTTTTACCTCCGTAATAAATATGGGTTTCATACTTATATTTACCACTTTCTTTATCTAATTCTTTATATAAGATCTGTGGGTTATATTGTGAAAAAGTTAATGGTATTTTATTTTGTATAAAATCATTAAAAGAATCAAGGTGGTGTTTGGTTAAATAATTTTTGTTGTTGTCTAAATAGTTATGTATAAGATTCCATGTGTTTTTTTCAAAATCAGTATTATCCATTATTATATAATATATATAATGTATAAATTAATAAAATACGAATGACTAAATTATTTTGTTGATTCTATAAAAAAGAAACACAAAGAAATAGTCATAAAAAATAATCCTACATAAAACAGACGACCATTATCTGTCAAAATTAAAAACACATTTCTTATGTAGTAAAGATATGAATCATATACAGATGTAAATTTTACTTCTTTGTTTAAAAGATTTATTATATCCTGAATTATATTTATCATAGTTTCAGAAAATTGGGATGTAAGATTAGAAACTAATTCTACCTGTTTAATATTTTTATTATTATCTATAGAATACCGTTTTGCCTCTTTATTTAAAAAGTCAACCCTTTTAAATTCTGCGTTCTTAACTAAATTAGTAACATTTATACTATTCTGATTGGTTTCATCATATGCATTAAACTCCTTCTTAGGCGATGAAAGTCTATCGTAATAAATATATGAAATCCTTTCTTCCAAATAAGTATTTTTTAATTCTTCTTTAATATTTTTATATACAGAATCATTTTCTCCTGTATTAACTTCAACTGTATCTAAAATAGTCATTAATCTTTCTAGGGTGTTAGTAAACATTTCGTCCTTATCTTCTAAGCTAATACTTATTCCTTCTTTAATATAATATTTTTTTTCTATAATATTGTAATCTGAAAATTGTCTAATCCAAAAGTCAGTATTAATTTTTTGTTCGTCTGTATTAATTACAATCCCATCTGTGTTTTCACCACCTATAAGAGCATCTGAATTAAACATTCGTGTATCATAGTCTTCTATTAGATCCAACAAAATGTTGTAAATTTTATTCGGTTTTAAAAGTTCATCTTCATTATTTTCATCATTATTCACTGGCATAGGCGTAGAAGTAAATCCTTCCGAATACCTATAATAAAATATATAAAAAACAAAACTACCGATTAATGCATAATATTTATTAACTTTAACAGATAAAAAAAATAGTGTAAGTGCCAAAACACCTATTTTATCCATTTTAAAAGTTAGTATCAAACTGATACAAATAAGATAAACCAGTAATAGATTCTTGTGGTTTTCCATTAATATTTATTAACATTTAAATTAAATCAATTAAATCTGTTTGACCTAGAAACATTCGCCTACAACAAATACGCTTAATACCGAGTTCATCCATAGCTTTACCTTCTGGTGTTTTTTTTACATTCGATACATTAATAATTGTATCTTCATCTTTGTTTTTATTATATTTAATCTTTAATACTTTATAGTCTTCCCACTTATCCCCAATAACTTTGCCACACGTGAAGCATCTAACTGGGATAATCATTTTATTAATGTATTAATATAAAAAAAAAATCAATTTTTAAATAATATTTATTTAAATAATATAAAAGTTATAATAAATAGTATGTTTAAAAATTATATAACTGATACAACCGTCCAGTTATTTAGTTCTATATTTGGAAATAGCAAACAACAAACAAAATATTTTATAATAGACCCATTCACCTGTATGGTACGACTTGCTATACTTTCTTTCAAACCTAAAGGAACTAAAATTAGTATATTAGACAACATGATTAAATACAATGACCCACATATTCTACAGGGAACAATTCGGTGGAGTCAGGGTGATAATCGGGATGATCTACATAATTTATACAGACCAATTACTAAAGCTATCGAATGGTACCAGTTAGAGGATGAAAAAATAAAACATATTTTTGGATTAAGTTCTAAAGGTATTGAAAATCTTATGTATTCATATACTGGTAATTCTACTGTTAGACATTCACTCGTTTATTATAAATCTATTATAGATGCAAACCTTAACGTAAATAAAGAAGCAAGTGTAAATAAAGAAGAGAATTTTAATAAAATTTATACAGAATTAAAAAATCTTTGGAATAAAAATGAAATAAATATAATTAATGATATTCTATCTGAAATGGAACATAAAACAGAAGAAGAAAAACAATCTCTTATAAATGCAATTGATTCTATTATTAATATTAAAGAAAAAAGAGTTCAAATTATTATTAAAAAGAACACTACTGTATTATAATATATCCCATTCATCATCCTTTTTAATTTTATTTACTACTATCTTTTTAGGAATTGGAATAGGAATTGGAATAGGAATAGGGATCGGTTTAGGTTTTACTATCATTTCTTCCTTTAAAATAAGTTTTATATTAGGATCTGAACGGGTTCTTCTCCTCTTATAAACGGGTTGTTCACAAATTATTACTTCTTCTAACTTAGATAAATTAGAATAGTTGTAAAAATTACTATTAGTATCATTAAATGTAGGGTCTTCTTCTGGAATAATATAGGAATTTAATGTATTAAAAAATATAGATATTACATCAAACGAATTTGTTAGACAATTATTTATATACCCTGAAAGATATAACATTATTATTAAGTAATATTTTATTTTATATCTTTAAATTCAGTATTGATATCTATTGGACTGGATGAATCCTGTTTCATATCAAAATTATATTTATAAATCTTATTTGCTTGAATAATATAAGTCTGTTCTTTCTTGCTATTATAAAACATACCATTTATATTTGATGGAGCATCCACCCATCTTCTATTAATTAATAATGGTGTATTCGCACGTTTCTCTGATTCATTCCATTCATAATATCTATCTTCATACATAAAGAACACGTTTTTATCAGCATCTACATAGACCGCATCAAGATTATCTGGCACATTCTTCCAAACATCCTTGATTTTTTTTGGATAACCCTTTGCAATCTTTTCATTCTTATTATCATATTTGTAAAATACTGAACCTTTGAAGAAATATGTATTATTGTCATGAGGATTTGTAAAAACCGCATCTATATTTTTAGGTATTTTACCCCAGAATGTTGATATTTTATCTGGATAACCCTTCTCTACCTTATAGCTAGACATATTCAATTTCCAATATTTGTCATCCTTAAAAAAATATAGATTACTATCACCACCCCACACAAAAGCACTATCAAGTATAATCCCCTGATTTACTGTTTTAGAGGTACACATATACAAATCCTGACCACCTACACTCTTATTTAAATTTATATCCTGTAGTTTATAGTCTTTCGGACATTTCTTAGTCTTCTCTATCTTTATATCACGAATAAATTTACTTGACCCTTTCTTTATACATACTTCTACCATATCACTCGGCGATAAATCTGGGAAACCATCATTCAAGTTCTTATCCAATTTTCTAAAACCAGGAGAACAACCGATATCACCTGTAGTTAATTTAATATCCTGAACACCACTATCACCTATTCCATCTTTTCTACACAAATACACAAAATTTCCATTAGCCATAAGGTTCAAATCTATATCTATCTTTTTGTATTTAGGTGGACATTTTACAGTTGTTCTTACCCCAGACACTATTTTTATATCTAAAATGCCAGAATTATTTGTTTGGTAATCCATTTCTCTTTCCTGTCTACTCATGTTATCCTTAATTTTTGTCTCGTTTTTATCACTATCTTTACAGTAACCATATGTTTTATAAGTATTATCACTATTTACTTCTGTTGCACACCAACCATTTACCATCGAATCATTCTCTATACCATCTGTTCTAGAAGCAGTAGTACAGTCATATTGGAATTCATTATCAAAAACGAATGGGAATACACACTGTCCAATTTTTAGGGTTGGATCTGTTATCTTATTATTAAAATCATTAATATCATTACCATATTTTACTAATTTCTGGTCACCACACTGGTTACAAATATTACTCCTACCCTTAAACCCTATTGGACCATTATCACCCTTTGGACCTTTGCTCCCAACCTTCTTAGAATTTGTCATATAATTTTGTATAGTAAAGGCCATATTTATCAGATTAATTTCTAATAATACCAATAACCATACACAAATTGTTTTATAATATTGATTATTTTGAATCCTTGAAATAATATATATTCCAGATACACCCACTAATACAACTGAAATATAGAGAATATAAAGATATATTTTAAGTGGTAACATTATAATATACTTCTATATTTATTTTTTTTTTATAAATTTGATACCCATTAAAATTACAATGACCATAAACAAACCTATATTTGCATACTTAAAACTAACATTATACCTCTTTAACGATTCAATCTCTAATGCCTTCTGTCTATAAATCTCATTGTCCCTCGAAAACACATCTTTACTGTTTTTTAGTTCCTTATTTAAATTACCTATTTTCTTATCTAATTCTTCATTAATTAATCTATTCTGTAATATAAAATTCTTATCTATAGAAACCATATTAGTATGATATTTCAATACACCCAACAATTCTATAAAAGTATTATTTATTTTTTCAGCCTCTCTCTCCTTTAAAACCTGGTTTTCACTCACCTTGGGGTTTTTAGAAACTGTATTCTTTTTTTTTGATTCTTCATAAACATAGTTGTAATTTACACTGGAAGGACCCTGACCCATTTAATCTTATACAAGATTATTTTTTTTAAAATAATTTAATTACATTCTAACGCCGGTTGAAGAAGAACTATATCCATAATATCTACTATTTTCTTCTCATTTGTCCTTGGTCTACCAAAAGAGGTTTTGTTCATATCCGCCTCAATACTATTTATACTAAACACAACTACATATTTGTCGTTCTCCAATTTATCTGTTACTTTAGCCATCCATCTAATATTTTTCTCATTATATTTACCCATTACACCACCATTCTCTAACAATAATTCTGTCCCCTTTTCTATTTTATTACTCTGTGGTATAAAATAGGGTATAACAAGATTAGAATTCGTGTCTATATAGAGTACGCTCGAATTCTGGTCATATAGTTTTATTTTATATTTACCATCCTTTTTCTCACTAACAATACCCTTCACATAAACATGAAAATATGTCCTATCTATATCCTCATCTATAACATTTAACCTTACTGTATTATCCTCTCTCTGAGAGAAATAAGAATCTTTGTGTCTTTTTACTTTCTTTTTAACATAGACAACGCTATTTACACTAATGCAGTTTGTTACAATTTCCTGTTTTATTATAAATGTACTTTTACATTTTTCGTTAAATGATAGTTTTTTATCAAGATTGAAATTATTATCAAGGCAGAAATTATTTACCAGACTAGTAAGCAAATTTTTAGATTTGTTATAAAAGAATTCCTGTGGTTTGGATTGATTACATTTATTTATAACCAGATTGTTTTCATTATTTTCTAGACAATAATGTGTATTACCCTTTAATCGTATAGTGCTATCATTATTTAAAATGAAATTTGTTCCCATATAATCATTGCTATTGCATTCTGTTATAACCAATTTCTTATTATCGGACTTGCTACTATCATTGCTATAATATTTAGACCAGTATGCGTATTCTAAACCAACACACTTCTTTTCAGATATATCTGAACCTTCTGGTTTATCATATAATGAAATTTTATAGTTGTTTTCTTCTATATATTCGTTAAAATCAATCGGATCTATCCTATTCGGTATCTTTGTTTTGTTATTTATAACCTTAAAACAGAAAGGTTCTGTGGTGCTGGTTTCTTTGCCCATAAACAATCGGTCCATATAATCCGATGCTTCAAGATTTATAGAATAGACTGGTTGACTAAATTCGCTAGGTTTAGTGTAAGCTACATTCGATATAAAATAGTTTTTGGATGGAACTTCCCATAAACTTAGAGGATTATTTGGACTATTGCCTTTATTCGACCAGAATAATGTATTATCAATTAGGACTTCAGATGTATATTCTATCGCAACACAGCAGAATAAGGATGTATCTGGCGGTGTTTTATTTAGAGTAACCGCTACACCTAATCCAATATAACCATCTCCTGGTATAGGTTTCCATATATATACATTATTTGTGTTCCATATTAATTCAAATCCAATTGGTTCAGATACAGCACCTTTTAGTAGTATAATATTCTTATTAAGTATATCTACTTTATGGTCGTTACCTTTAACAAAAATATGACCGATACTTTTATAATTATCTTTTGATTTTACCTGGTATATACCAACCCTACCATCTTCAGAGACCATTTCTCCAATTAAATCAAATTCATTAGAGGTAGTGCTGTAGACACGTTCATTGTAGTTAAATTCATTCCGGTATTTTATGTAATATTTTTTGTTATCTTTTATCTGCATAAAAGATACAAAGCCTTCTTTAGAACACATAGGTTTTACAGCATAAAAACTAGCATGTTTCCTAAATGTATCTACTAAATTCGTATTATCAGTATTATAATTTTTGAAGGAAAGATAGCAACATGAATCATTAGTAACGAGATATTTATTATTATATTTAATTGATATAGATTCGAATTGATTATCAAGACCAGGTACAATTTCAAATAATGAATCTGTTTTTTTATGACTTGGAGAGACAGACAAGAAATCGTTATTGTATACTATTTTCACAATATCCTGTTTACATTTATCTATATCGTTGGTAAATAAGCAGTTTTCTCTTTCATTGCATTTAGATGAATTATTGCTATATTTTGAACATATAATATTATCTTTTGGGGATTTATTGATACAACATCCTATATTATCGGAATATTTGAATGGAACTAAACTGATTTCAAAATTGTTTTTGGCAAAATCATAAATAATATCGGTATTATTTGTTTCTATATATTTTGGGAAAAGAGTGTTTAATCGTTTAGAGTTTTCTTTTCTTTCAACAAATCTAAGGTTAGTTGGTTTTTGGATAATACTATATTTGTTAAATTTTTTCATATATTTTTTAAGATTGTAATCGAGTTTTTGAAAATTCATACATACAAATTGACATCCTAGATTCCAGGCGTGTTCTGGATCAAAATTAAAATTAAAGAAATTGTGTTCAGTATAAACAATAGTAATCGATGATTTGTTTTGTTTATCTATATTTTTAAGTGAATAAGAACTATCAAAAATCTTTAGTGATAATTTATTTACACCAGATTCTTCAATAAATTCATTATTTTCTAATACCAATGCATTATTAGTTACTTCTTTAATTCTAATAACATCACCATTTGTATTATTGCCTTTATTAGTTGAGCCATCTATCTGTAAAGACATATGAGGTTGTATACCAAGTGAAAGGAAATTTGTGTCATCTAACATGTAGATTATATTTCCCATTAGTTTTATTTTTTTACTAAGAATAGAAACGATTGGTATATCTTTTTTGTTAGATAGTTCTTCTTTATGGGGTAGTTCAGTGTATTTTATTCTGTTAAGACTAGGACTTTTAGTAGACATATTAATTAATTCTTCCATCTTAGAATTTTCATAACCATCTGAAGAAAAGAGAACTACTTTTTCCATAAGATGGCACATTTTGGTTCGTGCAATATTTTCTTTTTGATATGAATAATTACTGTCTAGAAGTCTAAGGTTTAGATTTCTTTTAATAATATCATATAATTTATTGAGAGTAGCGGTTTTATTTTTTAGTTTAAGATTCAAGAAAATGAAAAAGGGTTCTTTGTAATTGTCTAGATATCTTTCAGAAAAAACAATATTTCCTATTAACTTAAATACCTCTTCGCAATCTAAAGTATTCTGTCCATAGACAACAGAGCCATCACTACTACTTGAACCTACAACAGGTATAGTGTCATTCCGTATTTCTTTATTAAATATTTCTAATTCAATATATCTACTACCATATATTATAGATTTCTGTAGCATATCTAAACTCGAATAATCATATTGTAAAAATCCGGTTAGAAAGGGTTTATGACTACTACATATATAGAATTCAGAGACAGTACTATTTTTAAATTTGTTACCACATAAATCCTTTTGTTTTCTGTCAATATTCTTTACAAATTTTTGTTCAAAATTTTTAATTTTAGTTTGAGTGCGTTGTGTAAATGATGTTTTATAACCAAAATAACATAATAAAACTACCAAAAATATCAGAAATATCATTTGTTTATTTCTCATTTATATTTATATTACAAAATAGTTTAGATTAATTATTAATGTCTATATTAGATATAATATCAAACCTCTTTTGAACATTTTCTTCTTTTAATTGTTTCGGAGTTTTCGTTTTTGCCTTCTCTTTCTTTTTTTTTATTATTTCGAATGAAACATTATTACTTTTTACTACTTCTAGATGTTTTTTTTGACCTATCATAAAATTTATTTTCATACATATTTGTAAAGAGATGTAATAATTATAAATTATAGGTGTGCTAATGTCATAAATGTCTGTAAAATATTTTATTGCAAACAGATAAAGATTAATATATTTATACTTTGATTTCGGTTTGTAAAATAGTTTGTATAATTTAAAAAGACTATCTATTTCCTTTTGCACGCTAATAGATAATGTTTTTTGAGATTCCGAAATAACTATTTCCCATAATAACCAGATTAAATCTGTTTGATTTTCCTTTTTTATATTGCTACTTATTCTTTCATGACACATTATTGGTTTCTTTTTTTTACTCGATAATTTATCATACTGTATTAGCCAACTTAACATATATACAGTTCCAGTAAAGTCTGAAGTTTTCATATTATGGACCATTTCATTAACAATAAATTTTATTTCTATTGGATCATTACTTCTAAATAAATTATCAACATAGGATTTTTCAGATTTTATTTTTTTTAATATAAATTTAGCATCCATTTCATTATCTTTAAGAGTTGATATCCCTATCGTTTTATTTTTATTACTCATACACACTATTATACAAAAATCGATTATATGATTCCTTACCATCTGTGAATTTCTCATATCGTTCATAGACAAATTAGAATCTATTAGTTGTTTAAACCTTTTATGAAGCAATGAAGGCAACTTAGGTGATAAAATATTAATATTTTTTAGGGCAATATCCAAAAAGATAGAGTATAATTTTTCTATATGTAATGAAAGGAATAATTCTATACACCAATTACAGGATTCTTCTATATTATTTTTAAGAATATTTTTTTTAAGTGTAGTGACTACATCTTTGGTTAAAAATCCACTAAAACTTTTAACTTTAAAATAATCAAAAGTTCTAACATCATTTATAAGATAATTTGTTGGAACGGACATATAATAAATAAAAAAAAAAATAATAAGATTTAACTGAACGAAATATTATTTAATCCATACATCAGACCTGGAAAATAAAACATAGCAGTTAATATAAAACTAATACCTATTTTATTCATATTTGGGTATCCTTTACCGTGTTGGTCTATCCATATACCAATTGGTGGGAAAATAATAGTAAAAAATAGCTTTATAAAGTCGGTTGGTATACAAATATCATCCGTTATCATACCTCCATGCATAAATAATTTGAACATATCACTCATTATGTTAGTTTATAAGAAATTTTATTCTTCTATAACCTTTAATCCATATATCATACCTGGGAAATAAAACATAATAGTTAAAACTGATGTTAACATTATTTCCTTTATGGAAGATGCTCCCTTAGAAATAAATACACCATATGGTGGGAATAATATAACTAGGAGTTGTTTTATATATTTTGCCTGCACTGATATTGATTTATTCGGGTCACATTTACCCTTAGTACATTTAGAATTATCTGTACATTTGTATTTATCAAGAAATCCAAATACTTTTACTTTAAGTATTAGTGAAGGAACATATGATACTACAAAAAAAATTAGTTTCCATATATCAAACAAAATTATAAATACTGTTTTAATTCCAAGAACAACTAATTCCATTAGAATAATTATGATATCAGAAATAATACCTCTACCCTGTAATTTTTTTGCCTTTTCTGAATCAGATAATATATAAGTTTCGTTTCTAGCGGCTTTCCATTCCTTTGACTTTGCAAATTCAGGCAGATCATCTTCCTTCATATCACCAAAATTACGATTAACATTATCTATTTTAGGCATAGACTCAAATACAACACATTTCCTCGATACAGGTATATCCCCATCATATTCAGTTTTACATCTTCCCGATTTACAATCACTATCATAGGTACATTCCGAAGATAATTTTAGTTCTTGTTTAACACAAAAATTACCTAGAATTACATCTTTCCCATCTTTATAACCATATTTAGGTTCACATAAACCAGAAGAACAATCGGAATCATTCTCACATTCTCCACCAAATTCTAACTTATTTTCTTTTCCTGATTCTTGTTCGATATCTTTTTCAGATGAAATAATTCCTTCTACACATCTTCTTGTATCTGGTTCATTATTCTTATATGTCATCTCACATATTTTTGAAGAACAATCATTATTTTCTTTACACTTTTTTCCATAGTTAGTCATACTATTATAATATATATAAACAAGAATAAATTAATCCAGGAAAATAGTAAAAGTAGGTTAGGGCACTTGCTATAATTACATATAATATACTAGATATTCCTTCTTTCATAAATATAGCCAGTGGGGGACATAAGATTAATATTAATATATTAATTAATGATTTATTAAAACATGATTCCCCACCCTTTTTACTATTTTTATTATTTTTATTATTTTTACTATCTAAATAAAAATTCTTCATAAATGAACCAATTAGGTATCCAATTGTGGCATCATATATCATTTTAGAACCGGTTACTATTGAAAATATAATATCACTAATAAGTTTTTTTGGGTCTAATATATACGTAAAAATAGACAAAAATTTTGGGAATACCTTTATCAATTTAACAATTATATTTATTAAATTAAAGGCAAAATCTTTTAAAGATAATATAGCGTCTACCATTTCATTCCATCCCATTGTTATATTATTATAATATATATAAACAAGAATATATTAATCCAGGAAAATAGTAAAAGTAGGTTAGGAAACTTGCTATAATTACGTAAAAAATACTACCCATTCCTTCGTTCATAAATATAGCCAGTGGAGGACATAGTATCATAATTAGAATATTCATGAACGATTTATCTATACATTTTTTCCCACCTTTTTTATTATTTTTATTATTTTTACTATCTAAATAAAAATTCTTCATAAATGAACCTATAATATAACCTAATGTTGCATCATACAACATCTGTAATGCGATTTTAACACCATAAACCGCGTCTTTAATAAGTTTAATTGGATCAGTAAACATAGTAAATAAAGACATTAGTTTAGGTATCAAACTAATAAGTTTAGTAAGTAAATCTAATAATTGTACCATAGCATCCCCTAATGCCAGTATTGGGTCTATTACTGGTTTTATAGGAAATAGGACAGTTCCTAATATTTCCTTAACAACCCCGGTTATTATATCCATAAACCCCATTATACTTTAATAGAATAAAAAAATATAATATTTGATATTACCAGTAAATTACCAGTAAATTACCATTAAATTACAAGACATACATAGATGAATAGATTAGTCCAGGGAAATAATAGAAATAGGTAAGCAAACTTGCTATAACCACGTAAAAAAAACTGGTTATACCCTTTTCCATAAATATAGCAAGTGGTGGACAAAGGACTAGAATAATTAATTGAATAATTCTATTTGTTAAACACATTTTTTTAGGTTTGTTTTTTTTGGATTTCGATTGTATAAAAGGTTTCTTTATAGCACTAAATAAATTACCAAATATAGCATCAAATAACATCATTAACCCAACCTTTACACCATATACAGCATCCTTTATAATTTTACCAGGATCTGTAAACATTTCGAAGAGCGAGACTAACTTTGGTGCTACTTTAATGAGTTCGAGCAAGATATGTATAAGAGCGACAATTGCATTACCAGCACTTACAATAGGATCAAAAATAACCTCTATTGGCGATAATACAATATTTAGGAATCCCATTTTAATATGATGGTAGAAAATAAATTATTAGTTCCCACCTGATAAATTAATAATTCTATTAGAAGATACATAAATAGTTTCTTCAAATTGTGCTGTAATACTAGTTGGATCTGATTCTATTAGCGGTGGATGTTTACTTAAATATCCTTTTCTATACAATTCATCTAAGCAAACATTATAGTATTTTATTGGAGAGTGTTTTTCGAGATACCTTTGAGTAAATGGTAATGTTTTAAATTTGGTTTTGATGATATCATTGAGTTCTTGTGACCTCCTGGTAATTGGTTGTCGACTTTTCTGGGGCATAAAATGTGAGTTATTCCTACCTAATATAGTTGTTCCATTACCATTAGAAGTAAACACTTCTATAGCAAGTATATCATTTTCTTCTATTTTAGTATTATCATTATTTTTAACATTTTGTATTAATTTCCCACCATGTATTTTCCAGGGTAAAATAGAATGACCACACAGATTACCTATAATTTTTACTGGTTTAAATATACCATTCACTTCTGTTTCGTATGATGCCACTATTTCTTCTGATAAATTACCAATTTCAGATATAGTCATATCAACCCCAATATTTTTAATAATAGTATCAACACTTTCTCTTGATGCATCAAGAACTGGTTTATATACTTCATTTTTGGTCCATGTAAATGCGCTATCAATTATACTACCATCTACATGTACCCCATAATCTATTTTAAGAACATCTGTATCTTGTAATAGTTTATTTGAATCTATTTTAGGTATAGGTGTATCATGTGCTGCTATATTATTTAATGAAAGACCAACCGGAAAAGCAATACCATTATTTATTTCATTCTTATCAGAATATAGTTTAATCCGACTTTCTATGAATAAGCATATATCATTTATAGTTTTAGTATTATCAATATAGTCATATAATTCTAGTTTTATTTTTTTATGAATAGAGGCTGCTTTATAATGTTTATCAATATTCATTTTAATTAATATAATTATGTTTATAAATAATATGAATAATTATTATAATTCGGACAACTATCTTAAAATAAATAAAAGTAGTCTAACACCACCTAATTATGTTTTTGGTATAGTATGGCCTATACTATATATATTAATGGGGATATCATTTTTTATGGTTTATAATAAATGTAAAAGTATGTGTTTTCCTTTACAGGTATTTCTAGTACATATGGGATTTAATCTTATATGGACCTATCTATTTATTAAATACAAAAATAAATTAGTGGCATTAATAGATATTATTATAATGATAGCCTTATTGGTATATTGTTTAATTAAATTTAGAAAATACAGTGTGTTGGCGTCTAATATTCTAGCACCTTATTTATTATGGCTTTGTTTTGCAACCTATCTAAATGTATATATAGTAATAAATAATTAATAACAATTTAAAAAAAATTTATATTTATAATATTATTAAATCTTAAATGAGTCTCTTTAAAATACAGTTGATGGCCTATGGTGAACAAGATTATTATTTAACAGGAAATCCTCAAATATCATTTTTTAAAAAGGTCTATAGAAGACACACTCATTTTTCTAAAGAAACAATAAATATACCATTTATAAGGGATGGTAGTGCATCAAAATTTGACAGTCACTTTAAAGCAAAAATACCACGTATGGGTGAATTATTATCTAGACTAAATCTAGAAATTGATGTTACATGTGGGAGTGGTAATAATGGTAATTTATATAGTGTTGATAATTTTACAAATAGTTTAATTAAACACAGTCAGATTAAAATAAATGATTACAAAATAGAAGAATATATATCTCAATGGAGACAAGTAAAACATGAGCTTTTAAATAAAAGTAGAAATAAACACAACATGTTATCATCACCATTATATGGTGGTTTAGAAACATATATTAATACAGATACAGATAGAGATGTTGTGGTGGATGGTGTGGGTGGTTCAAAGACGAATCTAGAAAGAAAATTTATTTCAAATGAAGATAGACTTGGCGGATTCTGTCCTTTAATATGTACTGGTAGTGTTTATAATGATACTGGTACAGATCAGTTGACTATAAATGAACTTGGATTTCGTATTGTTACTAATCCTTCAATAAAAAAAAAACTGTTATATGATTTTGATTTTTGGTTTACAAGAAATATAGGTATGGCATTGCCTGTAGTATGTTTATTTAATAATGAAATAATACTTGAGTTTGATACAGAAACCAAGGAAAACTTATTGGGAAGTTTAGGTGATCTTAGTATAGATAAAATGTTGTTAAATGGTGAATTTATTCATTTATACGGTGATGAGAAAAGGAAATTTACAAATAGTTCACATGAATATTTAATTGAACAATTGCAGTATAAAGATAAAATAACAACAACTAATTCTACAGAAGATATACTACCTATACAAACCGTAAATATTAATAACTTTACTCATCCAATAAAATTTTTAACCTGGGTTGTTCAGAATAAAGGCATATCAGGGAAAAATCCAGGCCAAGGACCCTGTTATTATGTATCTATGACTACATCTAATTTGTATGGTGATGATGGTGTCGGTGGTGAATTTAATTTAGAATTCAATGGTGTTGAATATTATAGAAATAATCCAATGGTTTATAATACGAGATATAATCCATTTAAATTGTGTGGTGTTGTACCAGATTTGGATAGAATAGGACTACATTCTTTCTGTCTAAATCCATTTGAACTTCAGCCAAGTGGGACATGTAATATGTCAAAAATTAAGGATAAAAAGATGAAATTTAGGTTTGCTAATAATAATCTAGATACAATTAGAAATAAAAAATTGTTTATATTTGCAGTGAATTACAATGTATTTCAAATAAATACGAACGGTATGGGTGGATTATTATTCGTCTAGTCCTTTACATTTAATCATATTTTCTCTAAGATAAGAAACAAGAGATAAACGTGTATAATCGTTTGATATAGGTTCGATTTTAGTATTACAATGCCATTCATGAACATCCATAGCAAGGAAATCACAGTGTCTAACATCAATAGCAACACCAAATTGTGGGAACCCAGTGGAACCACCTTTATATTTCCCTTCTTCGAGAACGACAAGATTACCGAATCCTTGTTTGTAATCACCAGCATCTTTATGAAGAGCGGTTCTCCAGTTATAGTTTATGGTTACAGTACTGAAAGCAGTATTTTTAATATGAAAATTAGTTTGTTTTGCCTCTTTAGCTTGTTTCCTATATTGTTCTGGAACTAATGTCTTATACATATGATTTATTTCTTTAATAAGGGGAGTTATCTTTTTCCATTTATCGACCTGTTCAGCCGAGAATTTTGTTTTTCTACAGGGGGGTGCATCAACTCCCTTATTTCTATCTCTTTTGTCAAAAAATCCAATAATATTACTCTGAGATAAATTACCAAAACTATTATTAACCCATTTACCAGTTTTTTTAGATTTATAACCAAGTATCCTAAATTTATCAACCCGTTTAAATTGGTCTTTTTCATTTGCGTAAGTTGGTAATTTTTTATAAGAAATAACACCAGCAGAAGCACCTCTATTATCATGTGTTTTCATAGCAGCTTTTTTAAGATTGACTATACCTATCTGACATAATTTATCTGATAAAACCTTTTTTCTAAATTTAAATAATAGTTTTTTTGTACCATCTTCTTTAATTTGATAAGCATCACAATTATAATTAATAATTTTATCATAACTTGATTTATCAAAATATTCTCCTTCTTTAGATTTCATATATTCATCGGTATATTTTGGTTTTATATATAGAACCTTTACCTTCTGGGTTTTTTTCCCTTTAATTTGTTTTTTAGTCTTATTGGAGTTTCTCACTTTATCTTTTTTTTTTGTAAGAACCATAAAATATCTATATATTTTTAATTTTTAACTGTAGTAATCGATACATACTATCCATTAAAATTAATATAAATATTCCAAATATTATAAATAAAATAATATCATTCATATTTTGTGAATAATTATTTTCCTGAGATTCATGGTAGGTTTGTTTCGGGAAATCTAAATTATTAAGCTGTCTACCGAGACTTTTAATCTCTGATTCTATACGAAGTGATAATTTGTCTATTTTATTATTGACAAAGGAACTATTTTTTTCTAAAAGATTAAGTCTCCGTTCAACCATATGATAAAACTTATTTTTATTTAGTTCTTGTTTTTGTTGATCTTCTAATTTCTTTATTTCCATTTTATGTTTATCTATTTTATCACTTTCTAATTTGTGTTGTTCTAATTGTTGTTGTTCTAATTGATTATTAAGATGTGATGGTGAATTATTAACATTATAGGTATTATTATGATTGGTTTTATAAAAATTATTTATATTTTCGTCAACATCATTTCCCCATGCGTCTTCTATAGTTGACCAGGTCATTAATATTAAAATAGAAAATAAACTAAAAACTTGTATTAAATGTTTTTATAACTTTTATTATTCCAAATCTTCCATAAAATGAATGATAAGATAATAGAATAAAGGGGACAACCGGTATAAGTGGTACAGAACATAGTAGTAAAATAACAGCTATAAACACTTTAAGATATAGTTTAATATCACAAGAAATCTCTTCAAATCCAAGATTACTATCCATTACATATTTAAAAGAAATTATATATTACCAAATTTTAGAACTATATATTTCATACTTGCAATCATAATAGCAAGAATAAAAAAGAATGGTAACGCTGGAAACACACATAAAAATAATAGAACCGCTCCTATATATTTTATTATACCATAAGCTTTCTTTCCCGAGTCATTCGAATCTATTTTAAAATCTCCTAAAAATTTTAATATATTTTCAGGCATAATTTTAAAGGTGTCCATACAATCTTCAACCTTACCCATACCAGGTATATCCATTATACATATATATTATAAATTCTTTTATTGTTATATATTAATGAATATTTTGGTAGGTATACTAAGTTTAATAATTATATTTATACATAAATTAAATGATACAATAAAATTAAATCTATATATGATGCTTTTCAATAGTATTATATCCAAAATTATTATTTTAAATATAATTCTATTTAGTTTTATAGAAAATATTCAAATCGGGATTCTTCTAACAATAATCTTTTTTATAATATTGTCATTTGATAAAAAAAAAATAAAGGAAGAATTTATTTCCTATTATAAAAAATAATTATATATTATATAATGGAATCTTCATATGTTAAACATCTTAATAATAATATTAATAGATATACAAATAATAGTGATTTAATAGCAGGTATTGCTATGTTAATCTTAAATATTGGTACAAGATATATACATCTTGATCTAAGCAAGAATCAGGATGAATTTATCAAAACAACTGCATTCAGACGTGTCGCAATTTTTACTATCTTCTGGATAGGTACAAAAGATATGTTTTGGACTGTAATTCTAACATTCCTTTACATAGTGTTAATAATCAATTTACTAAATGAGGATAGTAAATATTATTTATTCAAAAAATCTAAAAATCTAAAGTAATTTCATTTCCAGAAGCTGTCTGTCTTTTTCTCCTTTTAATATCAACATTTCTAATGTTTTCTATATCGCTCGCACTAATATTAGAAAGATTATCAAGACTTATATTGTGATTATTATTAGTATTCACCTTACTTAAAATATCACTGATATCAGGCGGTCCTTTCATTTCAGTTCTCTGCATAGGAGAAGACTGTTGCTGAGCAGAACTTTTATTACTCATCATATCACTCATCATATTACCAAACCCGGGTGAAGTAGATGATTTAGCAGCAGCCTGAGCAAACTGATTCATCAAATCAGGATTCTGTTTCATAATATCACCTACACCTGGAATAGATGACTTAAACAACGACTGGGTAAGATGAAACATAAATCCACTCCCACCAAGCATCATTATTAACCTTAATTCTGGTGCCATACTAGCCTTCTCTTTATATTTTTCATGTAGTTCCTCGAAAATATCATCATAATCAATAACATTTTCATGGACACTTTCAGACCAACCATCTAATTTCACATCAAATGGGTCAAACTTACCATTTAAAAATTCAATACCAGTAACCGCAGCTATCATCATTTTACGTTGAAATTTTACACTCCTATCAACTTCAAGTTTACGTTTAATTCTATCATATTCTCTCTGCATTTCACTAAAATCAGATTCCATTGTAAAAGACCTCGCCAATTTAAACCCCCTCTGTTCAAGTCGTTCTAGATTACACAATAACTCGAATTTAGATTTCTGTAGTTCTTCAAAAGAACGTTTATTATCGCTTTCATTAGTTAGATTAACTGTAGGGATAGAATTGAACCTATTATTAACTGGTGGTATAGGATTATTTATCTTAAAAATATTATCATCTAGTTTATCTGTATCTTTATTTAGATCTTCCAAATTATCTAATTTAAGTTCGTTTAATATAGAAGAACTATCATCCACGAGTTTTATAGAATCTAGTTTGGGTATATCAGAAACAGAACTATCATTTAATAATTGATCAAGATTTACATCAGTCTCACTCTGAGAAGGTGCTGAAACAACCGGGTCCCTTCTGGGCGCCCCCTGCATTTTATGTCCATTCATTAGTAGTTCTAATCCAAGATCAGCGCCTCCACTACTCGTATTTAAAGAAACTTCATTGTGTGTACTATCGAGATTTAAATTAATTTCTTCCATATTTTTATGTAAAGAAACTTATTATTGTTTAAATACGCATACTTTTAAGTCTTATTTAATTTATAGTATATTAATAAAAAGGAATCAGCCAAATCATCCTTTTTTTTAAAGTCATCAAAATATTCCAACAGTTTTTTATCATCCTTTATAAAATGTCTACAATATTCTATAGATAACTTTTTATTTTTTTGATATTTATTTGTCATTTTTTTTATTTCTTCTATTTTTGGTGTTGTTATATCAAACTTTAGTTTACTGTTAGCTGGAACTAATTTAATAGTATAGTCATCACCTAATTTATTCATTAAATAATATGTATAAAGGATTATTTGTACACTTTTCATTGTAGGATTTTTTAGAACTGGTTGATTTTCTATTACTATATTTTTCACATTTAGTAATTCATCCTTTTTTTCGTTTAATTTTACAATCAACTTATTTCCAATGTTATTTAGATCCTTTATATTAAATTTAATATCATACATATTGTCATGCTTTTTACTATGTTTTAAACAGTAAAATTCATTTTCTTTATTCTTTTTCTTAGCCTTGTTCTTACATTCGAAACAAATAAGAATATCATGTAACTCAAGTTTTTTAGAATGCATATTACAATACATCTTTTTTGTATTTTTATCTATCTTTTTAGCGACCTTTCCACAGACCTTCGCCTTCTGTGTAATAAATCCACATTTAAATTCTTCATTATCTGTTATATCAATAATACCCCAATCCTTTATTTTAGAATCATCATCAATTATACAATAGGATAAATTCTTAATACCTATATCCCAACCTATTTGCATAGTCTATTTGTATTTTATTACAAAATATATTTAAGTAGATATAGATTTAGATTATTTAAATATTCAATACTTCTAGATTTGGAAGTTCTGGAATATCTGTATTATAATACTTCTCTATAGAACTCAACTGTTCTCTATCATTATTTGTTACAAAGTTAATTGCTACACCCTTACGACCATATCTACCACTCCTACCAATCCGATGAATATAATTATCCACATTTTTAGGCACATCATAGTTTATAACAATCGAAATCTGCTGGATATCAATACCACGCGATAGAAGGTCTGTAGAAATAAGAACACGACTCTTACCATCCCTAAACTCTTTAATTACCTTATTCCTTTCTTCCTGATTCATATTACCATGAATACAAGCCACTGAAAAATTATCATTATTTAGTTTATTCGAAATAATATCAACAATTTTGATAGAGTTACAATAAATAATTGACTGAGAAATAGAAATCGTTGAATAAATATCACATAGTGTATCATATTTAAATTCATTCTTTTCTAGGTCAATATAAAATTGTTTAATACCCTCAAGAGTTAGTTCCTCTGTTTTAACCAAAATCTTTACAGGATCTCTCATAAATTTCTGTGTAATACTAAAGAAAGATTTATTCATTGTTGCACTAAACAAACACACCTGAATCTTTGGAGGCAAATTCTGAAAAATATCATAAATCTGATTGATAAAAATATGCGACAACATCTCATCCGCCTCATCCAGAATCAACATTTTTAGAGTATTGACATTAATATATTTTTTATGAATCATATCCAATACACGCCCAGGAGTACCAATAATAACATGAGGACGCTTCCTTAGTGAAGAAATATTTTCGGTAACCGAAATACCACCAACACTCAGATTAACATTAACTTTTTGATATTTTGAAATCTGCTTGATAACAGTATGAATCTGCTGTGACAACTCACGGGTATGCGACATAATCAACACCTGATTCGTATTACTACTAAGGTTCAATGACTCCAACATACCAATAGTAAACGTCGCAGTTTTCCCAGTACCAGACTGTGCCTGGGCAATAATATCCTTCCCCTCCATAATTTTAACAATAGCCCTCTTCTGGATTTCACTCGGTTTTTCAAATCCATATCCATAAATTCCCCTTAGAACTTCATCTTTTAGACCCATATCTTCAAAACTATCATAAATCTCAATTCCTTCTGTTTCGTCCATATTAGTTATTATATAAACTAAAATCTTTAATATCTAACATTAAATTATATGTCTAAAAAATATCTTCCAGATTCACTTTCTAAAAGGGATAAACTTAAACAAAACAAAATGTTGTTAAAATCTAAAAAACTATACAAAAAGGGTAAATATTTTACCAGAAATAAATTAAAGTCGTTTAAATCTAAAAAATCAAGATGGGTTAAAAAGGCTTCTGAAATGTATAATGTTGAAAATTTATCACCAAACAAAAAACTATCAAGAAATACCGGTTGCTCTATTAAAGGACTTAATGATATTATTAAAAAAGGACAAGGAGCCTATTATTCATCTGGGTCTAGACCTAACCAAACCGCTCATTCTTGGGGTATAGCAAGATTAGGCAGTGCACTTACAGGCGGTCCATCTTCTAAAGTAGACTATCATATATTATCTGAAGAATGTAACAAAAATAGTAAACCGGTCAAACTCGCTAAAAAATTCATGAAAGGTGGCAGTAGAATAGTAAAACCTGTTAAAAAAAATGATAAATTATTTTTTAGTGATCATCCAGAATTTACTCCTAATCTTACACCAAAAGAAATATTCCAACTCGGTAGTTTTGGTGGAACATACTGGAGACCAATTAAATCTGGTATTACCAACAAAGATTATAAAAATAGACACAAACAATACCCTGATGACTGGTGGGAGAATCTGGAATCAAACCAAATAACCAGCAGTATATGTGATGTTTCACTCAATAAATATAAAGTCCGTGTTGGAACTTCCCTACAATTCTGGGAAAAGAAAGGATGGATTAACAAAGAACACCCTTATGGATGGGTCCAGTGGTATTGTGATTTTTACATAGGAAAACGTAGCAGCGATGATGAAAGACAAATAAATAGATGGAATAAATTTGCTGGGGAAAAGGGGAGATTTAGGTTGTGGTTAATGACACTTATTAAAAAGAAAAATACTACCTATGATGATTATAATGTTAGTCCTAAAATTAGACAGAGCCTACAGCACTGGGGATATGTTCTAACTGAAAAAGATTTTGTTAAATAATATTAATGAATGCAACTGTTATTTACAACCTTATTATTCATAATATTACTAAAAATTATAAAAAAAAAATTGTTCCATATAGTATATATCTTAAAACCGAAATTAAACGGGATAAGAATAAACGTAGACAAGCCATAAAAGACTGGTATGATCATATCCAGAAATAATTAATTTTTCCACCTATTACCACAATTCAAACAGGTAATAAATGTAGTCATCGATTCATCCGCACTCCTCGTCTGGAGTTCATAGTAGGTACATTCCCTAGATTTACACCTTGCACACTTAAATTCATTAGTCATTGCCTCCTCCTTTTCCTCATACATCATTTTATCTCTCTTATATTTTTCATCCATAATCTTCTTCCAGTGTTCAGGAAAAAGTTCCTGATTGCTCATATAGGGTAATTCACTAACATTAATTTTACCCTTAATGATTTTATTTACTAGATTTGTATTGTTAATATAAGAATCCTTTTTTATATTAGAAAGTATTGACCTAGATTTATTTATGTAAATCTTTTTAAAATTCACATTTGTAAATGTTTCCTTTATTTTCCTATTTTTAGCTATATCTAAACTATAGTTATAAATAGCATCTTCTAAATTAATAGATTTTTCCTTATTCAAAATACCATTAAACATCTCTATTGTTTTATCACGAATATCAATAGATTCGCTAATAACAACATCTTGTTCTGCTAAAGATGTAGACACAAATGATTCACTATCTTCTTCTATATGTTCATCTTCAGAATCAGATTCGTCCACTTCATCTTCAGAACCTGAGTTTTCACTAGTATATTCAACATCTATTTCAGTATCTGATTCATTGTATTTATTTTCGACAAAATAATCATTAAAAATAGATTCATATTCATTACAATCAATCGGAACAATTCGCGTCTTGTTCATTTTAATAATAATAATATCACCATAGTATTTTAGTTTTAGCATATTATCGGTTGTTATAAGTTCATGAATATTTTCCAAATCACCCTCTGTAAAACCATACATGACTAACCTTTCCTTAGAATTATATATGTCTAGTTCCCCAATAATTTTCAACTCATTACTACCTATATTATCAAATAAATTATTATTTAGATTCAAGTTTTTCTCATCCTTTTTCCCCTTTGGTTTATGAAACGGTAGTTCGATATCCTTAATATTACCAGTCACAAGCAATAGAACACCTTTGACAGACATTTTATTATAATATATAGTTAATTATATTATCAATTTTATTTAAATAATATTTGATTAAATATTTAACTATGTCATTCGTTTCTGCACCTAGCAAATGTAACTATTTTGAAATTAATATAGGACAATCAGAGTCATCCCACTATAACTGTAATATTACAAAAGACCAATTTAATATATGGCAAAAAAAATGTTCATTATATAAAAAAAAAGAAATAACTACTAAAAAACTTTACTATAAACAAATCGTTTTGGAACATATTTATAAACCAGAATACTTTCATGAACAACTAATTTCATATCATATGTATAATAACAAATTAATTCAGTATTATACAAAAACTCCTATAAAAAGTAGTGAATTCCCTTGTAAAAAACAATATACGAATGAAGAAACATACAAAACTACTCAATTTTTTATAGATAAAAATATTAATGTATTTTTTAACTATGAACCAGATTTTAATATAAAAATTACTTGTAATAACAATAAGGACCTAAATTTAAATAAACTATATACTATTACACAATTATTCACGTAGCCACCCTGTAATAATATGAAATACCAGAGGTTTCACTAGGACGAGTAATCCTAAATACCTCACCCCTCTTAATACCATAATATTTAGAAATAGGATCGCTTGCATTAATTTTTGGAAGTTTCTTAATATCCGTAATATACAACGATTTAATAAGCTCATTCGTTTCTTCCGTGCTAAGAATCTCATGCCTTGGAACCAGACTATGATTGGTTACATTAAACGTTAGTGTATCTAGATGGAAAAACTGTACAAATATCTTCTCTTTAATGTAAATATTCCTGAAAAATTCATCAATACTATCCTCAGATGTGATTTTATCACGGATAATAAAGATAATTGTATCTCCCTCACTATAATCCTCTAGTATCTGATTTGTTAGAGACATAAGATTTGTAACACGAATTTTGGGTGTTAGAATATATTTAATAATACCCTTATCTAGAGTAATATCTACTGGTGAAATATCTTTGTTTGCCTTGGGCATATTTGATACCATTAGTTCTACCTCATTAATTGTATATTCCTTAAACTTGTCCATGTTTACCCCACGGTCTTCCATGAGTTCGATAACCGTCTTTCTAGATTTGTAGATTTTATCAAGGAGACTCATTGTTATTATAATGATATAATACATTATTTTAAATCAATTTTTTTACAAATTTTTGATTCTTTTTGCAAATTTTTATTATTTTCTATACACTTTTTATATTTCTTCTTATAAAGAGCAACCATATTCTCTTCATTAGTATTTTTTATTCTTTTTTGTATAGCTTCACAATCCTCTTTATGACAACAATTCACGCGATTCCCACAATAGTAATCAGATATAGTCCTTGATACTACACCTAAACTAGCCATAACTCTCTTAGAGGTTTCTTTCATTTCTGGAGAATCATCATCCTCGTTTGATACTATTATACTATCCTTTAATATGGATACTAATTTATCTGCATCATACATCTCTATTGTTCCTTTATTTGTATCTATATCAATGGAATCTAGTATATCTGTTAGTTTTTTTATAAAATGTTTTACTATATTCTGTTTCCCCCATACATCCACATCCTTATCCTTTTTAAAAGATTTTAATGTATCACAATCTTCTTTATCCTCTATATAATTATCCGGAAAATCTGGTATTTCTACTATAAATAATTTATCCTTATGATATTTCTCTAAACTTTTTTGAACCGCTTTGTATACCTGTATAAATCTTATTTCAGATTCCTTAAAAAACTCCTCCTTTGAAATCAACCCTTCTATTTTACCATTTATATCAGAAGTATCTTTACTAAAATTTATTATTTTACTTACCATTTTTGCTGGGAATTCATTAAGTTTATCATAACATTTACTCGAATCAACCTCTATATTCGCTATAGTATCCTCTACTAATTCATCCGAATAAATCTCAGAAAGTTTGGTTTTAAAATCTTCAATGTATTCCTTTAATAATTCCTTATAACAATTAACCGAACGCTTTTCATATGGTACACATTCCCTTTTCTCTATATATGATTTTATATCAAATAATGGCACCATCATTGGAACCTGAAAGTTATCTATAGAATTTATTCTAAACAATAAATAAACTATAAATGATATTAAAATAAAAATTACTATCAATTTCATATTACTATTAATTAATATTATATTATTACTTCTCGGTTGTAGTTGGTTCATCAGAAGCAGCGGTCGTTGTAGTTGACTCATCAGAAGCAGATTCCGTTGTAGTTGACTCATCAGAAGCAGCGGTCGTTGTAGTTGACTCATCAGAAGCAGCGGTCGTTGTAGTTGACTCATCAGAAGCAGATTCATTACTCTCTTCCTTAGATGCCGTTGTAGTTGACTCATCAGAAGCAGATTCATTACTCTCTTCCTTAGATGCCGTTGTAGTTGACTCATCAGAAGATTCATTACTCTCTTCCTTAGATTCTGTTGTAGTTGGTTCATGATCTTCATCATCTGGTTTTTCAAAATTAAACATATTATAGAAGATGTTATCTCTATTTTCTCTATCGCTCATAAAAAGATAGGTAGAATAGATAATTCCAACTGCAACCAGGGAAGAATAGGCAACGACACATAGTGTTCTATTAATAATATCAGCTAACCTTAAAATAGGAATAATAAGAAGAACCATGAGAAACATCATAAAATTTTTAAGAAGATTCGTTTCAAAAATCATTTCATTGTACCTATTAAAATTTAGTTTATATGTTTTCTCTTTAGTTGAAATCTGCGTTTTTAATGTTTTTAATTCCTTTTTAAGTTTGACAAGTTTGTTTTTATTTTCTAAAAGTTTCATATTCTTTTTTTTGATTTTATCAAAATTATTTACCATATACTCGTAATTATTTTTATAATTACTAATAAGATACTCCCACATTATATCTATTTTACTGTTTTCATCCAGATTTTTCATCCGGTCAAACGATTTACTAATATCTGTATTATTTGAATATACTTTATCTAAATTTTTGGAATATCCTTTAATTTTATCTATTAAAAGATTAATTTGTAATTCATTTTCACTTAGTTCGTCCTCTTCTATATTAATAATAGCTTCTTCTTCTTTAGAACCCATCTCCGAGGTGCTCGGATTCGCCATATATTATATAATTATATATTATTTGAATAAAACAACTGAACCTTCTATTATTAACAACAGAACAGAGAATAATATATAAACAATGTAGTAGATTTCAATATTCTTATTCTTTTCTTTTGACAACATAACAAAAGTATCCTTTTCCATATTTAAATTAGTATTTTTTATAATTTCTGCCTCCATTTTCTTAAAAAGTTTTTCTCTTTTTTCGATAAGTTTTTCATAATTTTTAATACTATTCTGTTCATTATAAATCTGGGAAACGAATTTTTTGTTTCTTTCAACCAGACCATCTAGGACAGAAAGAACCTTGGTATTATCCTTTTTATAATGCAAATTATAATCATTCGTAATACCTTTATAAGCGTCATTATATCTTTTTTCAAATATAAGTTTACTATTACCTACCACCGACATTATATAATACTATAATATTTATTATAATTATTAAAATTTATTTTTCTTTAATAGAAGATATTAGATATAAAAATACTATTAGAAGAAATACAAAGATAAACCCACTTAGTTTAAAGTAATTATTATAAACTATTCTTTTTTCATCTATATTACTGTGCTTTTTTTTCACAGATAACATCTCATTTTTTTGTATACTTATATCATTTAATAACTTTGTAAGTTTCCTATTTTTTAGAAGCATTTCTTTATATATTTTATGGGATTTTGTAGTTCTAATATTTAATTCATATTCATTTATTAGTTCCTTTATTTCATCCTTTATATTATTTAGGTTATTTGTAAATTTAAATTCCTGTTGTTTATTACCGGTTTTCTGTGCATTTATTAGAGACTCCATATTAGTTCTAAATAAGGATTCATAGTTATCATATTTTAAATTTTCTTCATGACTAATCTGATCTGATTTAGACCCAAATACCTTATTAATATAGTTCTTGTTTTCATTCGCACTATATTCATCACGGTGTTCGTCGTCACCTACAGCTTTACATTTTTCATATTCTTCTGGTGTAATTATACCCTTCTTTTTCAAACCTTCGCATGAATTAGTTAGGGTATCTAAAAGTTTATCCATTTATAATTTAATTATATTTTTATTACACTACACAACCAATATAATAAAAAATATAATACATAAATAATATTTATACTACTTTCCTCTTTAGAGATTTGATAAATTTTGTATCATAATTATTTAGTCTCTTCTTTTTTTTTGATCGAGAGAATAAACCCCAGTCAATAATACGGAAATCGTCTAAATTTTCTGACCACATAATATTTTTTTGATGCATATCATCATGTCTATATGTAGTATTTACTAATTTTATAAATATCTGTTCTAACTTATCGATTTGATGTAGTGTTAACCTTTTATTTTTAATTAAACTATATAATGTTTCATCTAATCTCTCCATAACATAATACCAGAACCGGTTTTCACTATAATATAACACTCTGGGTGATATTCCCTGTTTGGAAAGTAGATTTGTTACTATAAGTTCATTCCTAAATTGTGTATGAGGTGACTTAAAATTCAAAACGGGCATATCAAATATTGTTATCCAACTCTGAGAGACCTTTTTTACTACATACCTATCATTAATACTATAAACACTACCAAAAGCACCAGAACCTATCTTAAGTTTCTTTTTAAAATAGTATCCATTTTTCAGGTTCGCAAGTTCTTCGCTAGTAAGCATTGTGAATTATTATATATTAATTAAACTTATTTAATCAATTTTTTTATTGTATAGATAGAATGGGAATTATTATAGACGAAATCTGGAGCTGTTACCACAAAAATAATACTCCTGATAAAAACTATAAACCGATTATCGTTGTTAGAATACTGAATCCTTTACAATCCAGAGTAATTGTAAATACATTTGATAATTATTTTCCTGTAATTATTAACAATAGTGAACTAATATTTGATTATAAGTTAAAATAGGACACTTAAATAAATAGTGATATATTATATAAATGGTCAATATTTTATATTGTTTTATGTACTATAAAGAAGTAGTAAAAAATTATCTAATTAGTAAATACAATGATGTATCTAAATATGAATTAGTAAAAGGAGAATCCGTATTAAATCCTGCACCATATTATTTTCCCTTCAGATAAAGCATTTAAAAAAAAATTTGATTATTATTTAAAAATAAAATCATTATTAATTATACAAGGATAATGGAAACTTCACCTATTTCGTTCTGTTCTGGAGAAGGTGAAAATGTCAGTAGTAAAGATATCAAACAACAGATTCTATCTACTCTAGAAAAGAAGTATGGTATTAATCTTCGGTACAACCATGCTTGTATCCTGAATGACAAGTCAATGAACTTTCTTAAAAATCCACATTTGATTTCAATTAAAACAACCGGAACAAATTATTTTCTCTTTATTACCAAATTTAATAATATTAATTATTGTTTTTATATAGATCGCAAAATAAAACAAGGATACACATGTCCTCGTATTATTTCAGTAAAATACCGATTCGATGATGATATTTTTAACGATACCCTACTAGATGGTGAAATTGTTAAAGATAAAAATGACAACTGGATGTTCCTCATTTCTGATATGATTGTTTCAGAAGGAAAGAATATCAAAAAAACTAATATAGAAAAACGTTTCAATAAAATCTATTCTATGTTCACAGACAAATTTGTTCCTGATAAACAACTAGATATTTGTCCTCTTATTGTTAAAAGACTATTTACATACAAAGAATATAGTAGTCTTCTTACTACTTTTATTCCAAAACTAACATATGGTATCCGTGGACTATACTTCAATTCTCTTAATCCCAACCATAGAAACCAACTGTTCCTCTACCCTAAAAATCAAGAGAAATTAGTTGCAAAACCCAAAAACAACTCTAATGTTACCAGAAGTATTCTAAAAACATTTGAACTAAGGAAAACAATCCAACCAGAAATCTATGACCTATACTGTTTGAATGACCAAGATATTGTAAAGTTTGATACGGCTCGTGTATCAACCCTTAGAATTAGTAAACTTATTACAAAACTATTTGATCATAATGAATCAGTCTTTGTTGATTGTAAATTTAATAGTAACTTTAACAAATGGGAACCACAGACAGAATCTAATAGAGAAAAACTCATAGATATAAAAAAAATCTAGTCTAATTTATAATTTAGTGTATATGTATATTTTTATTTATAAAAAATGATAATATATATATAGAATGTTACGTCTGTTTTTATCAGCAAATATCTTACTAATAATATTATTTATATTTTTGTATTATAACAAAAATATAAGTATTTCAAAAAAAAGTATACAAAAAATGGCAAGTATACCACCAACTACTTACATTATAACACCTAAATATTTTAAAGTTATCTAATATGGGTTTCTCGAAATTGTTGTGCCCCGGGGAGTGTATTTATCGCTGTACCCAGTACGTTGTTTCCACTCTGTCCAGGACATCCTAATAATGTCCTGTTTTTTGAAAATAATAGTCTCGCGAGTATTTGGCATCGAAGTAGTTTCCTGGTTGGTGTAGTCGGTTTCAGTACACCAATGTTCTGGACGTACATCTGTTGTATCTTCCTTTTCAATGTAGAAGAGTTCAACTACTTCATTACCGACTTCTCCAATAATGAATCCCAACCAGCTATTAGCTTTCATTCTGTTCTTGGTGTCTTTGTCCCATACTCCTAGGGTTGTCCAATCATCTGTCTGGGAGTAAAGTGCATCTTTCAGAATTTTGTAATCATTCCTGGCATTTTCTGCCCCACGCCTCTGTGAGATTCGAACAATCCAGATTGGATCATCTGGATGCGGAGGAGAAGAGGCACTGAGAGCGACAGGCATGTTCGGACGAGTCCATTCCGACTGCTTTGTTTCTGTATTGTAATAATATTTTTGTCCTTTGTTGTTGAATTTTTCTTCCCAATATGTAGTTTGGATAGATGTAGCCATTTTGTTATATTTCTTTTTTTTGTTTTTAAGTTTTATTTGATTACTGTGTTATAGGAGTGATTGCTTGGGTGTTTGCTTAAATGGTTGTGTGAAAGTTTGTTATTTACATCTATAACAATCAGAATAAATTCAATTTTTTATATCTTAACTAAACTATAGTTTTATAGTTTTTATTCATCATTTTTTTTAATGTATATTTAGGGAACAGTTGCCATATATGTTCAACTATAACAGTTCCACCTAAATACACAATAATATTATCATCATGTTCGATTCCCTTGTATATAAGAATAAATCCAGCCAAGAATGCAAATAGATCCGTCCAAATTGATGCCACAAAACTACAGTTTGACTCATTCGGTATAGTAGATTCCATCATACTGTAATATGATGTACCAACGATAAAACTTAGTAGTAATATTAACAAATAATTCATATAATATATAGTAGAAAAGTATTATTTTGTTATAGATGTACCAACAACTTCTAAACTTGGATATTTAGAAACTGGCTTTAGTTTGATAACTAAAAGAACCTGTTTATATTTATTTTTATAGTCCTTGCTATAAAACCTTCTTTCTTCATAATTTGACTCTGATTCCATCATACTAATAATATGGGTTATAAGTTTAAGTATTTAAATTTCCTTTATTTCTGTAGAGTTTTCTGTTTTAGTTTCTTCCTTTTCTTCTTTTTCTTCTTTTTCTTCTTTTTCTTCTTCAGCCAATTTACGGATCTCTTCCATCTCCTTTTCCCTATCCTCCCTTTCCTTTTTAGCTTGGTCATCTAAACTACAAACATATTTAAATAGTTTTTCACTAAATTTGAAGTGACATCCATTCGGTTCCTTAATATCATTTGCCCTGAGATGAGAGTTACGTGTATGAATCAACCCAACAATATTATCAATATAGCTAATTTCCCTGAAGTTTGTAAGATTGTCTTTCAAAAATACCTCTAGTGCATTATCTTCTTCTCCAAACTTGCTTTCTTCCCACAATTCCCTTTTGAAACACAGACCACCTGTGTACAACTTATTACTATAAGTCAGCACCGGTGAAGAAGTATTCACAATAGAAATATACTTATTGATATCAAAACATCCAAGATGACTCACACCTACACATTTCTTCTCGCTTTTAATTAGTTCCTTTACAATATTAAGAGAACCACGCTCATAAATAAAATCATCCTGGTTCATAATCATTACAAAATCATGAATACTATTTTCAACACCAATATTCAATTTATTACCTTCAGAAGTAGGTTCATCCAATCGAATATACTTGATATTAAACCTTTCTCGATTATCCTTGCTAGGAAGTAGTGATTCAATATCTTGACCTTCATCACTGTCATCGACAATAATCCACTCAAGTTTATCCTTTGGATATTTAGTAGTAGTATAGTTCAAAACACAAATCTTGAAAATATCCTTGAGGTTTTTAACTGGAGTAACAATACTAAGATCAGGAACCTCTTCATCTGTAGTCTCTTTTCGGTTGAACTTAATCTTTTTTGTTTTTTCAAAAACACTGGTCAAAAATTTAGTCATCCTATCAACAAAAATATGCTGTCTCCTTTCACTATGCAGACGACCATTATTACCCATAATTTCAAGTGTAGTGTCAGATGTACCAATAACCTTATCAATAACCTCTTTAAGGTCATCTTTAGAGTATTTATAGAGAGACCCCATTCCTTCCCTATAGCGTTTCCTTGTAGAACTCACCTTAAAACAGGCGTCATCACAAACCACTTCAGAAACTGGACCTTTACTGGTAACAATAGGAACAGACTTGGTAAGTTGGCATTGGTTCACATTATGATTAAAACAATCTGTTTCATCCAGACAGAGATGGACCATACATTTACTAAATAGTTTAGAAAATTCTTCTGGTTTAATATTTTCGATATATTCAATATTAGGAAGATTTACCCTTTTCACATTCTTGTTAACACCACCACTAAACACAATATTTAGATTAGGATGATCCACCGTCCAGACATCAAGCACCTTCTGTAGGTCATTAACAAATGGTTCGTTATATAGCAATAGCCATTCAGAACAGTCTTTCTCAGTAGATAGAACCATATTATCAGGGCTCCTCCACCCAATATGAACTAGTTTATCTTCACTAATATATTCCTTAAAAATATCATAACAATATTGGGTTTTACAGATAATCATATCAAAACTTTCACACATCTCTAACCAATTCTTATGGAAATACTGCTGATTTGGAATAAAAATATTATATTTTGCTTTGCCTACATGAAGCATATTCATATTCTCCAGAAAGATATTAACGGTTGCCTCCTTGATATCTGTACCATTAATATGGACGTGAGAAACCGTAGGTTTTTCCTTTAGTCGTTTAAAAATATACGACAGTGTCTCTGCATCTGTCATCATATTATGGGACCTATCGTGATGGATGATATTAATTTTCATTATAGATATTAACTATGTTTATTCTTTATATTTAAAATTTTAAATTAATATACTAATAATGGATAAGAAACCGCCAGGTTATTATAATCATTATAGTAGTGAATTTAATGGAAATAATTTCTGGCTCATAAAATATCTAAAACAAAAAACGATTAATGAAGAACAAAAAAAAGCAATTAAAGCACAAAAAGAAATTATAAAAAATTTAGTTAAAAATTATAGTCTATTATAATATAAATAAATGTTTCATCCAAAACCTCCTCTCATTAAAGAGATTGATACCCGATGCTCTACAAAATGTGTGAAGAACTGGACGAACTATAAACAGCGTGTTCCTATTGGGCATTTTTGTAGTTGTAGTGTTTCTAAAAACTTTCGTTTTATTGAAAAAAAAAAAAATTGATTTTGTAGGGATAGTATATTCTTATTACACAACAAACACAAACCAGAACATAACAAAACAGAAAAGAAAAGAACAAACCAGAACATAACAAAACAGAAAGCATCATGAATTCCCCCACAACCTTCTCGACGATTCGAACTGCAACAAGTATAACTACAGTCACCAGGACAACCCGACAAATTTCTCCTTGGAAAACAAATCCAAGGGAATACAAAAAAAAACAAAAAAAGCGCACAGCTACCAAAACTCTCGAAAGGGGCAAAAAATATTCTACGAACAACAAACACAGCTCAAAAATGTATGGGAGACACAACGGGAAAAAGGTTGAAATTTACAACGAATACGAACCTGTCTCAAAATGGGAAAGAGATTGCCTGTTCATGACCAAAAAGGAACAAAAAGACTCAACTGAAAGAAGAAACTATTTCTTTGAGGCCTACCAGGTGTCACCAGATAAACCCATCTGGAAAATACCGAAAAACTGCGATTTCTGGGACCTTGCCTTTCAGTCTGAACTCGCATACTACGCCTAGTAATAATAGTTACACTTAGTAAATGTAATCTGATTTAGCCTTTTTTTGTCATAGGTACCCGAAGCATCTGCTAAAAATCCACTAATAGTTTTACCGTTTAGTGACTTATCATTACAACTTAAACTAGTGTGTTTAAACACTCTGCTACCTTCATCAAAATCTATACCAATAGAATTTTTTTTTACTGTTTTTACAGCATTTGTTTTTATATCTTTGCAGTGAATTTTGATACCATTTATGGCAGAATTCGCATCAGGTGTTGAATCTAGGTACATACTTTCTATTTTGTATATAGCAGATGAAGAAGGACACATTAATTCTGTAACATTATCCTTTTTAGAACCCCACTTACCATCTTTGCCACCCTGTAGTTTAGTTGTATTATTGGTATCTTTGTATATAAATTGGAAACTATTTATATTGTTTTTATCAGTATTAAAGTTTGCAATAACACCAGTCATGTAGTTAATATCGGGATTATACACATATTTTTTATATTCACAATCCTTACAATAGTTACTATTACCTATTCTAAGTTTAACCTCTTCTTTATGCCATCCACTTTTAGTTTTATTTAAATCTTCTAATTTTTCTGGTTCTTCTACAAGTGTAGTTTCCATTAATTTTTTACTACGTTTAATCCGTTCTGGTTTCTGATTACATATATCACATAAATCATCTTCACCTTGTAGACCCGTTTCTCCCATCTCTCCCGTTGGACCCTTTGATCCAACTATTTTTTTTTTATAAAAATAAAATGAAAGTGTAAACAGGGTTATAAATAAATTTATTACCAACCCATATACAAAAAAACTCATCATTTTTAAACCATATTCACTATAACGATTTAGTCCTTCTAAATATTGTATAGATTTATCTGAAACGATTGCTATAGCTATAACAATAGAACCAAATACACCAAATACAACCTTCCAGTCTAAAAAATACATTAATAATTTTTCAAATGCACTACTTGCTACCTTTGATTTTGAAATAGATGTTTTGTTTTTATCTAATGCTATATCACTGTATATTGAATGAATATTATCATATGTATTCATAATTATATCTAATATAGTATATTATTTTTTACAACATAATTTATAATTGTTTTCTACTTTAAATTCATCATAAAAATGTGGACAATTTGTTTCTGATAAAAGACAGAAATGGGTATTATCTAAAGACGATTTAGTAGGAGCATTACACATCTTAGCATGCGTCCAGGTATAATCGCCCTCATTAGAAGTTGTAGTAAGAATTTTACCAAGTCTTTCTTTTTCTTCTTTATGTACTTTAAACCCGACCAATCCCTTATCATTCTCAGGGGAATCGCATGAAGGAGCAAGAACAAGTCGGTTTTTTATATCTATTTTCTCTCTTTTAGAGCAACACAATCCAACCTTGGTATCCATCATTTTAGAACCAGTTTCACTATTATGTTCTGCATTTATATTATGACTATCACCTGTTTTAAATCCAGGGAAGTCTTTACTATTCTCATCTATAGTAAAATGTAATCCATGAGAATCAACACTAAGCCATTTATCTTTATTATCACATCTATTCGTAGTCATAAAACACAATCCCCTATCCTCACCAGATTCCTTTAGAACCATTTCAGAAACTGTATCACTATTTGTGTTATTTTGTTTAGTTATAGGACAATTAGAGAAGTTTTTGTCACCAGATTTTAATATTTCTTCATTCTGTTCATTTTCTAATTCTAAAACATTTGTTTTTTTGAATGCTTTAGAACGTAATTTATCTGGTTTTAGAATAAAACTATAATCTTTGAATTTAGTTAGATATTCCTCCATAAACTTATCCGGGTTTTGATAATACATAGAAATAAATTGAGAACCTGTTTCAAAAGAATAGGTAGGTAAATACTGTCTTGTAAAGAGTGTATTTTCTTCTGGAGTTATCATAGTTAGATTGTTTGTATTATGACTTTTTAATGAAGCTAAGTTTTCTTTTACATATTCTGTTACTTTAATATTAGGGTCTACTGCTTTATGAACTATTTTTTTCATTTTAGAATTATCCCATGAATGGTTTATGATTTCTTCTAAATCACTATTTTCAAACCCTTCGCTACACATTATGATTACCTTTGCCTTCCTACCATCTCCACCACATAGTTTCGAAATAGCTACTTCTCCCATATTAACTTTATTAAATCCGTATTCTACTCCAAGAAGTCTAGAACCTAAATGTTTTAGTATAGATTTTTTGATTTTTTTAAGACAATACAATTTATTATTTGTATTAAGATTTAGACTAATAATAAAGGGATCATCATAGTTATTAACAATTCCAGAAGTAAATGCAGTTTTAGCTATAGTAGAACAACATAAATCAAATGGAACACTATTCAACGAAACCTGCCAACTTCCTTCCTTTTTACCATTACATACAACCGGATTAGGTTTATCAGACATATTACTATTAAAAACATCTAACCACACCATACGAGCACCAGATTTTATAGTATTTTCAAGAATTTTTTCAGAACAGTAATCAAACATCTGATTTTTCCCAACTGTAGATCTAAAACTACTGGCAATATAATAATCAGATAATCTATAACCATCTTTTTTTTTAAACGGTGTGTTTTTGAGGGTTAAAACACTATTATAAATATCCATTTTATTCAAAACTAATCCAATTCTATATTTTTCTGAGATAAAATAAAAAATCATTAGAAATGTAAAAATCCCGAAAAATAACATTATAATTTTTTTATATTGTGTCGAATTTTCTAACCTAATATTCGTTAAATCATTCATATCTATAATATATATATCTATAATTTAATTAAACCAATTTAAAAATTAAAATCTAAGTATATAAAATATGGAATCTAAAACAAATAATTTCGCACTACTTCTCGGAAAAGATGAACCCCAAATCTGGGAAATGTACAAAAAAGCACTCGGTCTATTTTGGACGGCGGAAGAAGTCGACCTTTCTAAAGATTATGGTGACTGGGAAAAACTTTCAGAAAATGAACAATATTTCCTAGAACACGTATTGGCATTTTTTGCGGGAAGTGATGGTATTGTTGTTGAAAATCTAGGTGAAAGATTCCTCCGTGATGTTTCTATCCCTGAAGCCAAATGTTTCTATGGTCTTCAGATTGCTATGGAAAATATCCATTCTGAAACATATTCACTTCTTATCGATACCTATATTAAAGACGACGATAAAAAGAAAAAACTGTTTAATGCCATCGAAACTATCCCATGTATTAAAAGGAAAGCCGATTGGTCTCTAAAATGGATTACAGACCAGAACTCTAATTTTGCCAAGAGGCTTGTTGCATTTGCCTGTGTAGAAGGTATCTTCTTCTCTGGATCATTCTGCTCTATTTTCTGGATGAAAAAGCGTGGTCTTCTACCAGGTCTATGCTTTAGTAATGAACTCATTAGTCGTGATGAAGGTCTCCATACAGATTTTGCCTGTCTACTCTATTCTAGTATTGAAGAAAAATTGTCTCAGGAAGTAATCTATGAAATTATTTGTGAGGCTGTAGAGATTGAAAATGAATTTATAGTTGAATCTCTTCCATGTAAACTACTTGGTATGAATTCTGGTATGATGACACAATATATTAAATTCGTTGCAGACCGTCTTCTACTACAACTTGGGTATGATAAACTCTATAATGTTGTTAACCCATTTACTTGGATGGAAATGATTTCTATGGAAGGTAAAACTAACTTCTTCGAAAAAAGAGTAGGTGAATACTCTAAAAATAATGTTAAGGTTGATGGTACAACCAACAAAGACATTGTGCTTGATGCTGATTTCTAGAATTTATAAGAATTCATTATAATCTAAGTAAAATAAGACTTCATCTATTTTTGTTAGAACTTCTTTGTTACAAATATCAGATATTGTTTTTTCGATTTTATTCGACTTTTTAGAAATCTTTATTGGATTATTGCATATTTCTAAAAATTTTTTATAATTAAAATAATCTGGTGGAGTATAAAGCTTAAACCATTCCTTTTTATTTCCTTTTGTTACACCCGAAACATCAAAATCATATATCTTGTATGTTTTTGATATTTTATCATATCCAATATTATCCCCATAACTATTTTTAAAATCAATATAAACTACATTTAAATTGTGTAAATGTAAGATTCCCTGTCGTATATTATCAATATAATTTGACCTATTTTTTTTAGAGACTGAATAATTAGTATCTAATAATTGATAATCTATATAAGGTGGACTTTTAGAAATCTTATAGACATTTACTAGATTTGGATGGGGATTTTTTTGAATAAGGGATGCTATCTTTAACTCTACACGAGTAATCGAACTCGAGGGTATTAACATTTTTCTAATAAATGGGGTTTTATATTTTTGTTCCAACTCAAAATCTAATAAGTCTCCATCCTTATTCAAAATTTTAGACATATAATATAAGTTTATTTTAGTTAATTATTATGTACTTAAAAAAAAAAATTGATTGTACTGAATTTATTTAAAACTGAGTACAGAGATTAATACAATGTCTACCCAACAAGAACTCGATACTATCCACAAATTTAGTCATCTTGTACACGTATATTATAGTGCTGTAAACGACGAGTTTAACGAATACAAAAATGACCCGGGTAAAAAGGGTCTACTTAATTGTTTGAAAATAAAATACCCATACCTTAAGAGAGGTAAAATTGGGAAGCGGTCAGATATAACTAAAATTAAAGCATCAATTCAAGAACTATTGGAAAGTGATCTCCGGCCTTTAGAAAATAAAGACGATAAGCAACTATCAATCAATGAGTCTTTTACAGATGAGGATAGGATGGTTATTATGAAATATTGTATTAATAAGATAAGAGGTCTATATAAACACGCACAGGCCCTAAAGACTGGGTTCTGTAATGGTCAAATCATTAATTCCTTTTCTGAGAAAAATACTATTTCGGTTTGTATCACTAAAAATACACTAGAGGCGAACGAACAGTGGCTTACTCGTCTGTTTAAAGAACTAGATAATCGTTACCCATCAGTATCTCTTGAGGATAAGATTATGATTATTTCATCTAAAAAAAACACACTTGGCGGGAATGCTACACACTGTAAAGATATTAATCATGCGTGGGGATATCTTAAGAAATCAAATCAGTTTAAGATTATATTCATTTGTAGTAACAAAACCAGGATCCTTGATGTTCTTGAAATATCAGAAGGATTCCTTAACCTAAGAGTGAATTTACAAAAGAACCTTCGGGTTATTCACGATGAAGCCCACAATACAAACGAAGGTATACCTCCATTTAGAAATATTATTGAAAATATTATTGCTCAACCTAATATTCTTAGTTATCAACCTACAACAGCTTCACCTCATACTATTTATGATGAAGTAAATCCTATTTGGAAAAGGGAAAATCTTGAATATCATGCTATTAATTTTACAGAGTTTGACAACACTAAATCAACCGATGAAAATTATTCTTCATGTTCTGATGCAATCCGTATTAGCTTTGAAGATGATAAGATTTCATCCCATTTGGTTGATTATAAGGTTACTGAAGTTAGTCGGGAACTATTTATGGAGGTAACTGATGTATATAAAAACGTCCCATTTGATACACTTGGTCAAGACCAGAAAGATGATATTGATAATAGAAGGTGTCTTGAATTCTGCCAATTTATGAAAAATAATAAAGAAATAGAGGCTGTTAATAATGGTCTTAATGTGCTACAACTAACTAATATTCTTGATTTTGAGTACTATAAAAAAAATGTATTTGATATAACTGTTATCGCAACTCCAAATAGAAAGGTTATTTCTAGGTATCTAGCCGGAAAAGCAACAGAAATGGACTATAACCCACTAGTTCTAGCTGTTTATGGAAATCAGGGGGAAAAATACCATTTGTTTGATGAAAAAAATCCATCTGTTTGTGTAGATAATATCATGAACACTGGCGAGTTTAACGACAAACTAGATCTATTGATTAAACATCTAAAAAAACAAGGAGTTAATATGAATAGACCTTTCTTGATCATTGGAAACTATAATCCTACTGGCGAATCTCTTACATTTGTAAATTACACATATGGTACTGTTAAGGGTGTATTCCGACTTATCTCTACAAATGCAGAAGAAGATTATCAGACCGCTTGTAGAGGAAACTATATGAACACCAAATTTCGCCAACACGATCATAACTGGAAAAATCCCACTAAATATCTTATTGGACCCAAACAATTTATTGATAACTCACTTTCATACGAGAAAGAAAATGATGCCCGTAATGATGAACTAGCCAGTCGGGCAGGTATTCAAGTAGATGGACCTGGACCTGTAGTCGTTAATATCCCAAAACCTAAGAAAGAAGAGGGTGGTACTATTGCTATTCCAATGAAAATCACTCTAGATAGAAATGATCCTACAGTACAACAACTTATTAATATAACAAAAAAACTTACTACAAAAACAGATGCAGATAAAAAACTATTTATGAAATTGCTTATTAAATGTTATAAAGATGATGAAATAAATTTTAATATAGAAGATAGAAGCAAAAAATTTCTCGACTGGGTTAATGGAAAGACTACAAAGGATTTTACACTAAAGGATTTTAGATGCTTTCAAGCCAAAAAAGATGGTACACCTAACGTACCAAAAAAAGGACAATGGAAATTCAGTCTATACCAAAATCATTTTACAGTTGGTACACCATTTATGAACGATAAAAATAATCATACACAATTCCAATGTGAATTGCTAAGTTGTAATCAAAAGTATGTCCTTAAAAACGTAAAGAATAACACTAAAGAAATTCATTTTACTGATGTTTGGTGGATGGGTTACAAATACTAAAACATTCAGAACTCTTATTCATTTATATATTTTTTATTTTTTATTTACTATAAATATTCACTTTATTTTACATAAAAAAAATTGAATATAGACATCTTTTTATTTGTTATTAACAAATCAATACCTCCAAACAACCAGCAAATCTTCTACAAACCTTCTACAAACCTTACTAACTTCTAAAAACAAAAACTAAAACAAAACAAAACAAAACAAAAATAAAAACAAACTAAAAACAAAAACAAACATGGATATGTTCGCGATGATGGCCGCCGACATTCCCGGTTACGAGACTGACACAAAAATTTATAGGACCAACAAACGTATTGAAAATATACTAGAAGACATTTCCGATAGTAAAGATGACTTCAAGCGACTGTCCGGCAATCTGGAAGAAAGGAAACACATTTCCTCTGAATGGAACAAGCAATACGAAAACTACAAAAGTCAACTAGTTAGCGCCGTTCGGACACAGCGTGCTCACGAAAAGGATATTGCAGATACTACCACACAAATCGAAAAGTTGGAGAAAATCAACACTCTTTCGGTCGAAGTAAATCTCGAACCTTTCTCCCAGACAAATGGACTTCTGAAAACACTCTCAAATGAGCTCAACGAATTCAAGAGACTTTTAGACGACGATAAAACGTTCGTTGAATTTATCAAAAATGAAACCAACGAAACCCATCTTACTTACAAAGGGACACTCGTACATGTGAGAAAAGCAGAGACTGATCTGGAGGAAGAAAGGCATATTCTTGAAACACTCCAGGAAGACCTTGTTAGAGAACAGGAACAACTACAGAACCTGACGCGTGAGAAAAATAGGTTTATGATTAGTTCAAGGATTGAAAAGCTTACAGAACTCCTTTCAATTGAAAGGGACCAGGATGAAACAGACCAAATCTGTGAAAGCTTTGACACATTCCTTGGGTTGCTTGAACCAGAATAGAATAAAAATAGTTTAGTGTAGATTAGTATAGGATAGTTTTTTTTATATAATTATTGTATATGAAACCGGTTTGTCCAGATGATAATTATGAATTAACAAACGACTGTAAATGCATTAAAAAACCGATTAAAACTGTTAAGAAACTTCCTCCGTGTAAACCAGGTAAGGTAAGAAATCCCAAAACTAATAGATGTATTAAAAAGGTTGACTCTAAAACAAAGACAATAGCAAAACCCAAGACTGTGACTAAAAAAACACCGACTAAAACAAAGACAGTTATTAAAAGATGTCCAAAGGGCACTAAAAAAAATAAAAAGACAGGTTTGTGTGAATCTTCTAATATAAATGTAAAGATTCCTTCAGCTACTCCTTTTCTTCAAGAAAAAGTAGGTAATAAAATTATGTCTGAATTAAATGTAAAATCTAAATCCCCAAAGGTAACTAAAAAGAATATCAATAAACTAGTGCGTTCGTTTTCACCCCTGGTTAATAAACGGTTGATTGCTAGACAGTCTGGGATGCCTAAATATGACGAACTTTTATGTGAAAATTCAAAAAATCTATCTGATATTTATTCAAGGAAAGGTATTGAAATTCCGAAAATTATGGTAGGTGGGAAATGCTATACCGTTTTTTCTGAGAAAGCAAAAAAACATCTTCTTAATTTACTCTCCTATTCTAGAAATAACCTAAAAATAACCGATGTTACTGCTCCAAAACAGATGGCATCAAATTGCTGGTTTAATTCTATGTTTATGACTTTTTTTATTAGTAATAAAGGGAGAAAATTCTATAAATTTCTTAGACAACTAATGATAGAAGGAAAGAGATCAGACGGGACCTCACTAAAACCAGGTTTAAAAAAAACATTTGCATATTTTAATTTAGCAATTGAGGCAAGTATGAACCCAAATCTAAATATATTAGATTCATTCGATACTAACACTATTATACAAAATATTTATAAAAATATACCAGAATCATTTAGAAAAAATAATCAGTTAAAAGGATATTATATAAAGAACGTAGGACAAGCAGGTAATCCAGTAAATTATTATGTGGCTATTACTAATTTTTTAGTTACTAAAGGCGTAAAATATTTAAATCTTGAATTACTATCTAAGACAAGTGTTTTGGGAAAAGATGGCCTAAAAAAAGGAACACGTAGTATAAAAAATACAATTTATTATCATATTAAAAGTGCTTTTAACAGAAAAAATATCATGCCTGAAGTAATTATGGTAGGTGTAATAGATGAAGTTTCCAGTGAGTATCCCAATGATAATACTACTCTAGAATTCAATAATGTAAAATATGTTTTAGATAGTGCAATCGTAAGAGATACCACCAAACGCCATTTCTGCGCTCTACTTAATATAGGTAAAGACCAATGTGGATTTGATGGAGTTAGTTATAGAAAACTATCCAAGTTTAAATGGACTCCATTTATTGGAAAAGATAAATCATGGACATTTGACGGTTCCAATTGGGATAACACCCAAGACCCTGTATTATGGAATTTTAGAAAAGGATATAGTATTTTAATATATTATCGTAGTTAATTAAAATCTTATATATTATTATAATGAAATCTAAAATGAATAAACAAAAAGCAGGAGGTCAGTCATCTAAAAGTCAGTCATCTAAAAGTCAGTCATCTAAAAGTCAGGCAACTAAGAGTCAGTCATCTAAAAGTCAGGCAACTAAGAGTAAGTCAAATCAAAGTCGGGAAAAGTTATCTAAAAAAACCAAATCTAACCTCCTAAGACGATTTATGGAAGAATTACCAACCCAATATGATGCTAACGTCATAGCAAATTCCATAACAACCGAACAAGATGGCCAGAATGTTTATAATCAGGCTCCATTCCTGTCGGAAGAGAATAATACTCGTGGAGAAGAAAAGAATAATAATAATAGTGGTAATAACGGTGGAGGTAGACGCAAAAAAAGTTTAAAGAAAAAGTCCAATAAGAAAAAATCAAAGAAAAAAAAGTCTAATACACTCAAAAGGGTGCGTTTCCAAGCTCTTAATAACCCGGTTAAACGACGTTCATACTAAATATATATTTTAGGGAGATGCCCTCCTAACATTAAATCCAAGCCTTTGGTGACTAACCAACCGGTCTACACTTTCTGAAATACGTTCAAGAACACGCCTATCTTTGTCGCGTTGTTCTTCATCCTTTTTATTTTTTTTTACTAGTTTATCAAATAGTATACCTACCTCTGTCTGGATAATGGTATAGTCTTTGTAAATAACAGAACTATAAAACCCAAGAAGATAGACCATCAAGTACATAAACATATTAAATTATTCTATTATTTCTTCTTTAAATTAAAACATACCTCCATTTAATTTATTATACTATTACATAATGCAAGGTGGAAAAGTTTTAGGTTCAGGAACATATGGTTGTATATTTAAACCACAACTTCCATGTGCAGGAGAAACAGATCGTAATCCTAATTACGTATCAAAACTAATGTCTAAAAGAGATGCTGATGATGAATTCAAGGAAATTACAAAAATTAAAAAGGAAACTACTAAAGTTCCAAACCACAATAATTTTTTTATTGTTAGTGGTATAAAAAAATGTAAACTTGGAACTGTTACTAAGGACGACCTCAATGATTTTGGACCCAACTGTTTAGCTATGAATAGACAAGGATTTACGATTAATGATGTAAAAAACAAACATAAAGGTCTAAGATTACTACAACTCCCGGATGGTGGTAAAGATGTCTTCCATTTTTTCTCTAAAAATTTCTCTATTGATCTTTTCCCAAAAATCAATTCATCTCTCGTTAGATTACTAAAGGATGGTATAGTCCCCCTAAAAAACTCGAATGTTATTCATATGGATATTAAAGGTCCAAATGTAGTCTATTCCAAAGATGAAGATGTTGCGCGTTTAATTGACTGGGGACTAACTACAGTTGTAAAGGGAACTGAGTTACCTGCTAAAGCAACAGGATGGCCTATTATGTATAACCAACCATTAACCAATACCGTTTTACATTTAACTATTCAGGAAGCATACACAAACATTATAAAAAGTAAGAATATCAAAAATTTAATCAAAACCTATACAGGAACAGACCTTATTACGCACCTTAAACCATATGTTTTTATTCTTTTACGACAAATCGTTTTTAAGGATAAAAACACAATTGACGCTTATGTTGGTATAGGACATGTCGATTATTTATCACAACTTATTAAAGAATGTAACAAATATGATGATACCTTTAAAAAAAACAAACCAGTACCTGGACACAGTCCAGAATTTGGAACTGTTGCAAATATTATAGCAACCCAAGCAACACTCTCTCTTTTACATTTTTCGGTAAAGAATAATAAAATGGGTAAGTTCGACAAAAAACAATTCTTCAATAACGTCTTTAAACAAAACTGCGATATATTCGGATGGCTATCCTGCTATATTGATGTATTTACAAACCAGAAGGCACCAAAACCTTTACGTAAAAAAATATATAACACTATACTTAAACCTTTCTATTTCGAAGATAAATACTCCTATACTAAATTTAATGTAGATGAAACTGCTAAAGCATGTCTGGCGCTCAATGACGGCTATGTTAAACAGGCTGTAAAACCAAAAAAGAAAATTGTCATATACCCAAAAAAGAAAATTGTCATATACCCTAAAAAGAAACTTATTATAAAAACAAAAAAATTTCCTGCTAAAAGGGTACCAGCGAAAAAGGCAACTCTAACCAGACCAGTTGGAAAACGCTGTCCTAATGGAACCAGACGTGATAAAATAACAAAAAAATGTATTAAATATACCAAGAAAGTAAATATTTCTCTATAGTTATACTCTACCGGATATACCAGGTTTATCATAGTTATGACCTTCTCCTGGGACTTGTTTTATAATTTTATAGAATTTTCGATCTTTTCCACAGTCACACTCCGCATCAAGATGTAGTGTGCAATATTTACGAATAATAGAACCCTCGAGTGTTTCTGTAACTAAACATTTTACAGAATCACCACAATCACAGTTTGGTTTCCCGTGTATTTCACATTTCCCTCCTTCCTTTTCATATACCTCTTTTACTACTATTTTCTTAATTATATAACCTTCTGATGTTCTTGGACAATCACAGCTCATACTATCACATTTAACACACTGTTTTTTCCTATCATACCTACTATACCATTTAATAAACCCTTCTCTATCTCGGTTACAATGACATTGAGGTCCATATCTAGCGTGATGATAGGTACAGTATTCCCCTTCTAATACATGTTTAGGTTTTATCTCTTTTATCTCTTTGCTTTTATGTAGTTGTAATCGTTTACCTTCATCTTTTTCTATTTCTTGAATGTATTTGGTTAGTTTTGTTTTTGCACTAGAGGATATAACTTTTCGTGATGGACTGGGTCTGTAATATGTTAGTGGTTGAGTTTTCCTGGTCTTTATAGATTCAATCAATCTCCTTTGTTTTTCTACATGCTTATCATGTCTTGTCTTTTCCTGTGGCAACAAACCCCCACTAAAATACATCATACACGTTTTACAGGTTGTTTGACCCTTAGAATTATATTCAGGCCATTCACACCATGGTTCTCCAGTTACCTTTGCCCTAACATCAAGCCATTGTCTTGTGCCATATATGAGACTCATTATGTAATATGTTTTTCATATTATTTACTCATCAACCAATCAATTTTTTTTATTAAAATTGATTTATAAGAACAAATTTATAAATTATTATACTTATTATGTCTTCTCTTTATGATGGTCTGTATTCCCATAAGAAAGCAGCTATTGAATCCCTACAGGATTAGAAGATTACTCTATTGATATTGTTATCATGTCACTAGCGATGTGGGGTAGTAACTGTAAAGAATTTTTGAAAGAAGCCTACCGTATTCTGGAAACAGGTGGGACTCTACTTATTGCAGAATCCTATGGAAGATGGAATAAAGAACTGGATGAAAATGCTAATCCTATTGACAGGCTTGTTAATATGATTGAAGCAAATAACTTTAAAATTATGAAAAAAGAAGAAAAAAAATTTATGTTTATCGAATGTATTAAATACTAGAAATACTTGTAACGAAATAGTTAATATTTTGTAAATTTATTTAATAAAGATGCTATTGTTGAATTTCTTGTACGAATTTCAACCTCAGAAAAGGATTCAAATTCTTCACTTATGTCACGTGTAATTTTACTACCACTTCCTTTATATGATTGTATTTTTTTATCATATGGTTTAGAGCCAAGAGAACTATTTCCTTTATGGCCATTCACACTATTTTTACCTTCTATTAGTGTTAAATTTCCAATATTATCCATCAAAGATATATCCGTTAATTTTTCTTTATTTTTCTGGCAATAAATATGTTCAAGAGTATAATCTAAAGGAACAATATGTGTATCTGTATTAATACATGTTTCTAAAAATAGAAGTAAATGAGTTGCATTAGTTGATTTGAAATTCATACTAGTCATTGAACGTAAATAATTTTCATCACTAACAGATTCATCTTTGTGTTTAACTAAACACTTTTCAATATCTTCATAATAATTATACTTTTTATCGTTTAGAACTTTATTAGTAATTTCAATAAATTCATTAGAATAACCTAGATTATTAAATCCTCTTAGTTTTAATCCAATACGTCTAAAATACCATTTAGCCATTAATTTAATCATGTTACTATCAATATTATCAGTTTTATAGAATATAGGCAATAAACACCACATATATGCTTCCCAGTTTAAGCAAATTCTGGATGTATTATTTAGCAATCGTCCAAATTTATCATCACTAATTTGATCCATAATGTCAAATAATTTGTTTACAATTTTAAAGAACTTTAGTATTTCTTTATAAGTATCTTCACTATTAATAATATGTTTAAATTCTTCTTCGTGAATTATTTTTCTTTTAATTGTATTATTATATAGTTGAATCGCTATATCAAATATTTTCTGTCCAAAATTCTTTTTATAGATTTTATTCTTTTTATGCTTCAATGACTCCCAAATTTTGTATATGTATACCTTTTTATCATTTGGTATTTGAACCAAAATAGGATTTTTAATAATATCAAGATATTCGACTGATTTTCCCCTATTATTTTCCCAATCAAATATTCTACTGACATATTCTGGATCAGTACATTCGAAAAACTGAATATCAATATCATTCAAAATAAACTTATATAATTCAATTAATTTAGGTTCATCATATTTTTTTAGAGCAAAATGGTTATAAATTTCTATAAAAGCACTATGCAATTTTGTGCTGTTATCTGGTTCTTTATATGAGTATTTAGTATTTAAATGTCTAATAAAATCAGCCTTTCGATCAAACCCCTTTACATATGATTCACTAACATATTTATCTAAATTATCTAAATCATCTAATGACCTAACATCGTCTATATTCTTAAGATAACAAATCCAGGACTTTACTTTATTATTAAAAATATTAACTAAACCCATCATATCATGTGGATTAATACAAAACATTTTAGGTATTATACTTACACCACATTCATCTTTAATTTTTGTCTGTTCTGGCGTTAAATTATCTAAATCAGTATCTACAGTCAAAAGTTGGTTTATTTTATTTTTTAATTTTTCAGAAAAACATCCGATTACCTTAAGACTTATAATTATAGTTAAAATTCTTTGTTGACCATCATAAATATCATTTCTGTCATTATATTTTAAATTTATAATAGAACCCATTTTTTCAACATACTTACCTTCTTCAAAAAGTTTAAATATATCATCCAAAAATCTAGAAATTTCCTTTGTTTCCCAAGAATATTCCCGTTGATTCATTGGAATCATTAATGCCCTTTGAAGAATAGTATTCCAAGTTTCTTGATTTGTTGTATATGGTCTTGAACGAGACATAATTGGGTTATATTTGTTAATATTTGTTGATATATATTTAAATCAATTTATATTTTAATCGGTATATTTAAATACATTATGTATTAAATACTAGAAATACTTCAGAATAACACCTTCTGTTTCTTCAGAATAGGAACAATTATATCTTTTCTTAGACATATACAATTTTACTATACTCTCTGTGAATTTATCATCTAGATTATATTTTTCTTTTGTTTCAAGAAATAGAATATTCATTTCTAGGTCATTATTTTTAAAAAAATAGATATTATTTTTGTATCGAACATTCATTTGTAATTAAATAAGTGGTATGTGTTTAATATTATACAATTAATTTGATTAAATCTGGAGTAATCGGCGGGAGAATAGGCGTGCATTCCCAGTAATACCTTTTGAAATAGTGAGATAGTTCATATTTCTCTGGGTAGAGATGAGTTAGACCGCAGCTAATATCGGTCATATATTTTTTATATTTTTTTGATATCAATTCAATACTATTTTTAGGGAGGATACAGAGTAGCTGTACCTCTGGTTTAACAGGAGCATCCTTTTTAAAAGTAAAATTTAGTTCATTTTTTTCCAAATATTTATTTAGATCATAAAGTGTTGGTGGGTAGAGATGGTTGTATTTCCACAACCAGGACGGACATTTTTTGAAATAATAGTCGTGGGTCCAGAAGATTCCTTCCAAATAATTATGACAAATAGAATCTAGTTCATATTGTGTATCACTTTTAAGGCAGTAGTAGTTATATCTATTCCTCCAGTTTTCTGATTTACTATTATTCCTGGTTACTTTGAATTCTTTGTCCATTTCTAGGATAGGTTTGTTATTTAGAAGTTCCATCTTCCTGTCGTATTCGGTTTCCGCTCTAATTTTAAAATATTTATTCTGTTTACTTCTTTTAATAAAAATATCTGCAACTGTTTTGTCTTCGATTTCTGATAGTTTTTTAACAAACAGTTTTAGGAATTCAGTGTTAATTTTACCTTTATTTGTAAATGGTTTTCCAAGCATATTAAATACATAAATGTAGATATCCATAATAATATCTAATCCCTGGTTCCTTAGGTCAAGAGAAAGCATATGGGGTAGGAAATCATTGCCTAGAAAAAAACAGATAAAGACATAATCCTGGATAATATCATGGTTTATTTCTATTTTAATCCGTTCCTGTCCGACATAGTATCGGTCGATAAAATCATTAATAAGATTTTTTTTTAGAATATCAATACTTACATAGATATAGTTATCGTCTTCTACTTTACCATTTGTTACCTTTTCTCTTAGAAGATACATATTATCAGTATTACTTGTTAGAGAAAGCATAATAAGGTCAGCGTCTAGACCATAGACAATAATATTCCCAGGGACTTGGAATGTTTTGATGTACTGTAGGATTTTGTGTTCGCCTTCTCCAGGTTCACTGCTATCACTAAAAATAACATGGATTTTATTAAATAGACAATCTGTGTCGATAAAGGTCTGGATACTTTCAGATAGGGTTTTCATAAAATCGGTTCCAGGTGAAATAGCATTCGTATCCCAGCTACCATTTGGAGTCATTCCTTCTTTTTCTTTGATAGTATTCATTTCTTTTTTTTCAAGAACAGATTTGAAACGTCTGGTTCTTTGCTGTGTCATTTTAGCGAAGGGTGCAACCCCATCAATGGCGATATAGACAAATTCAGGGTTTGTTAAGTCCATTATTTTTTTAATATAGGAATTTACTTCTATACAAATTTTTTGTTCTAGTAGTTGTTTATCTTTGGTATAAAAATTTTCAACGATGCGTCTAGCACAGGGGTGTATAAGACAATTTAGATCAAAAAACAAAGCATTATTATTTTCTTTAATAGATTCCATAATAATATTGTCATATTTAGACGACATTGTTTTAAAAAACAAAGGGATTCCCATTTGCTATAAATAGTCTATTGTTTATAAGTATTAATATATTCAGGCGAGTGTAAAATAATAATATAGTTTCTATGTTAATAATATAATATGAAAATATCATTATTTCAGAGTTTCGTTCGACTGAAATTATTGGCAAGAAAAAATTTAAAAAATGATATAGATAGAATTGAAGAGGTTATTAGTAATATAACGTCTGTTATTGAAAAGAATTATAAATCAAATAGGTTAAAATGTGATGGTTATGTTATTTATAATACACGTTTAGAAGAAATAAACAAATTATTAGTAAAATCGGTTAATTCTAAAAATACTATTAAGGGATTGAGAGAAATATTAGATTCAATTATAATAAAATTAAAAATATTGGCGGAATCAACTGGGAGTTTTTCATTTTTAGATTTGTTATATTTGTTAACAGGTTCCATAGAAACAAATGATTATCTAACTATGATTAATAGTATATTTATACCAACGAACTATATTACATATCGTTCTAATATAAAATATAGTTTTAAAAACAAAAAGGAATGTATTCAGTTATATGACCAGAGAAATATAAAGAAATATAAGAATCATATTTTTCTAAATATGTATAATGAATCAAGTATAGATGAAATCATTTATGGGTCTAGATATTATTATTTTATAAATAAGTTGCAATTAGTTTTAGTGTGTGATGGTTATTTGGTTCATGATCCGTTTGATAATTATAGGAATAAATATTTTATAGATAAATACACAAATTTAAGTGTCTTACCTTCTACTATAGATTTGAAAATAAACAAAGTGTTTTATACTAAATATATAAATCAGTTGTCTTTGAAAGAATTTTTGGTTTTAGATAATGAAGATATTATACTAAAATATACAGAAGTGTATAATTTATTTAATAAAATAAAAGTAGAAACAATTTCGTCTTTGGTAAAAATGTTTTTATCCTGTACGCCATTTAAACAGAGACAACTACTTATATCACTATTCCTGGATGGTGAAAATTCTCACTTTAACTATTTATCCTTTCTTCTATTTGACCTTATAAATAATGATTCATTTATACTAAAGGCTACACCGGTATCAGAAGAAATATATAATAGTTTTCACTGGAGTATAAAGAAAAACTTTCGAATTAATTTTAGTAAATATAAGACCAAAAATGACTTGACAAAAAATTTTAATGAAACTACGATACCCTATGATAAAAGGATTACTCTTATGAAAACCGATGACCAGGTTAAGGCGAAGGCTTTTAATAAATTAAAGGAAATAGAAAATAATAGGTCAGATAGTAGTAAATCTACACAATATCTTGATGGGTTGTTAAAAATACCATTTGGTATATTTAGGAAAGAGTATATTTTTGGTTGTTTAGAAGATTTGCTGAATGATTTTAATAATTATATACAAAAATATAAATTAAATAATAACAACCAATTAAAAAATCGTAATGAGATAATAAAATTTTTAAAGAATTATAATGAACTAAATAATAGTTTACTTGAAACTATAATCACTGAAAAACTAGAGTTACTAGATTATAATGATTATAAGGTTTCTGAGATTTTAGAGTTTACGAAACAATGTAACTATCTTCTTGAAACCAAACTTGTTATAAAGAGGGGTAAAAAGGAAGAAATGTTTACTAATTTAATAAATCAGATTATAGAATTAACTTCTATAAAGGATAAAATTAATATAGGGTTGCTATTTGGTATAGATATTGTAGATGATAACGAAGAACTTTCAGAATTTGATATATTAAACCAGAAATGGGATAACTACAAAACTAATATTCTAACATATATTAATAATTCATCAGAACTCTTAGATAAAGCAATCTATAAACAGCATGCTGCAAAAAATGAGATTATTAGAATAATAGGGCAATGGATAAATGGTACTATGTCTGGTTATTGTTTAGGATTTGAAGGACCACCTGGTGTAGGGAAAACGTCTTTAGTTCAACGAGGTATTTCACAGTGTTTAAAGGGAAATGATAATACTACTCGGCCGTTTTCTTTTATCCAAATGGGAGGTACAAGTAATGGTTCTATACTTGAGGGTCATGGATATACCTATCAGGGTTCTAAATGGGGAAAATTGGTAGATATATTGATGGATTCTAAATGTATGAATCCAATTATTTATATAGATGAATTGGATAAAATAAGTAATACCGAAACAGGAAGAGAACTAATTGGTATACTAACCCATATTACAGATAGGTCACAGAACAAGGAGTTTGAAGATAAATATTTTTCAGGAATTAAAATAGATTTATCGCAAATTTTGTTTATTTTTTCTTATAATGATCCATCACTTATAGACAGAGTTCTTATGGACCGTATCCATAGAATTAAATTTTCTGCATTAACAACTATAAACAAGATTCATATTATTAATAATTTTAGTATGCCAGATATATTGGAAGATATAGGACTATCACACGATGATATTATATTACCAGATGAGATTATAGAGTATATAGTAAATACATACACAAATGAATCAGGACTAAGAAAACTAAAAGAAAAAATTTATGAAATAATGAGAGAAATTAATATAAGAAATCTTAGACAACAAGTAGACTATCCATATACAGTTGGCATGGAGTTAATAGATGATATATTTAAAAATAATCACAAATTAATTCCTAAAAAAATACATAGTTCCCCACATATAGGATTAGTAAATGGATTATATGCGACTACAACTGGTGTAGGTGGTATAACTATTATAGAAATATTTAAAACGATTGGTGATTCACATATGTCTATGCATCTTACTGGGAAACAAGGAGATGTTATGAAAGAAAGTATGAATTGTTCTAGAACTTTAGCCTGGAATATAATACCAGATGAACTTAAGGAAAAAATTAATAAAGAAGGTAAAAAAAATAAATGGTCATTCCATATACACTGTCCAGACACATCTACTCCTAAAGATGGTCCGTCCGCGGGTGCTGCTATAACATTAGCTTTAATTTCTTTACTAACGAATACTCCTATTTTAAATACAGTTGCTTTAACTGGCGAGATTGATTTAAATGGTAATGTGAACCAGATAGGTGGGTTAGGTTCTAAAATAGAGGGTGGTAAAAAGGCAGGGGTAAAATTATTATTATATCCAGAATCAAATAATCAGGACATTGAGATTATTAAAAATAATGAACCACAAATACTTGAAAACATAGAACTTAGACCAGTAAATAATATATGGCAGGTTCTAGAACTATGTTTAGTAGAAAATAATATCAAATTTAATAAATTTTAATGTAGTTGTGGATATAACTGTTGTGGGGCGGGTGGCGCAGAAGGCAGTGTCGTATTAATATTTATTATATTTTGTGGTTCGGGTGATTTCGGTTCTTCGAAATTATCAAAATCATAGTCAGGTGCGTCCATGTATTCGTCTGAAAGTTTTCTGGATTTTCCAACATAGTTTACATTCTTTAGAGATTTTTTTCTTATTATATTTGTATCACTCATTGTAAATACATTATCAAATATTTTACTTTTATCTACACTACTTTCTTTAATATTATGTCTACTTTTATATTCCTTAGATAGTTCTATTGCCTGATATGCTTCGTAATCTACATCGTATTTTAAACCTTTGGACTGTAAAAACAGAACTGCTTCGCTCTGTTCAATAACAGACCTACTAATTGTTCTTTTCTGCCATATAGTATATCTATCTCTATTAGATGGTCTTGGAGGTGGTGGTACTTCAATTGTCATATATATAGAACTATTCTTTACATTTTTTTGTGCTTTACTTGCCTTTGATAAAAGAGTCGTATATATCGATTCATTCAGTTGGTCCATTTTAAGACATTCATTCAAGGTTGTTTCTTCAAAATTATTAATTACATTATACGAGGTTGAAGATATATGGAAAGACTTGTTTTTCTTTCCAAAACAACACCACCGCATTATAATAATTATATAGTTTTTTCTCTAAATTATTATATATATTTATTATAATGAATATACTACAAAGTGTTGATATGGTAAAAGAATTAATCCATTTATTTATTAAGCTTATACCGATAGGATTGTATTTTTTTACCTATTTTTCTGCTACACTTTATAAAGATTATAGGTCAATTATCCTTATGGTTGGGTTAATATTTAATGATATAGTTGGGTTCCTATATAACAAATACAGTAATATAATATTTAATTCGAGTTGCGCGGTATTTGAGAATATTGGTGGTGCAAGTAGATTCCTACCAAATTATCATTCTGAAATTCTTTCTTTTGTAACATCTTTCTTTTATACTGAAATGATGTCAAAGGGTGGAATCTCTGGTAATTGGTTTAAATTTATTTTCCTTTTATTCATGACCCTGGTTACTATTTGGTCGCGTATGAGTATTGGATGTGAAACAAGTTATCAAAAAATTATGTTTAATCTATTATTTGGTATGATCAGAGGAAGTCTATTCTATTATTTCTTTTCTTCCTATTACCAAAATTTAGATGTTAATAAAGATAATATAGAAAAAACCGCTTGTCAAAACGAATATAGTGATTATACCTGCGAAACTATTAAAAATGGAAATGTAATTGTTAAAGATCCACTAAGAAACCCAAATGATAGTGATAATGATAGTGATGATGAGTATGAATAATTATATAATATAATTGTATAAAGGATGTATCATTTTGGTGTTTCTGGTTTAACTGTTTGGATTACTCATATATTATTAGGTCTACTACTTTCTTATATTGGATATAGCGGGGTAGGTAATGGTAAAATATCTAAAAATATGAGTCTTATTTTATTAGTAACTGGGGTTCTAGCTGCCTCCTATCATGCACATATTTTATATATTCAGAGGAAAAAATAAAAAATTGATTTATAATTTTGTATTTAATATAAATAATTATGACTCAACACAGAGTAAACGAATTTGGTATTTCAAAAATAGGTGAATGTAGTTATGTCGTCCCTATTAACCCAGAAAGGGTAGGAATCGTTCTTGGTAATAATTATACTAATCTAAAAAATATTTCAAAAAAATTTAAATGTAATCTAAAATTTAAAAAACTGGAGAACTCTCCCTATAATTATCCAATAGTTACTATTACCTCCGATATAGAACTAAATATATGGGACTGTATTAATTATATACAGAAGATAGTATCTATTCCGAGTAATAAAAAGACCGATTGTTTATATTCTACAAAATGTAATACAAATTGTATTTTTACCTGTAAAAGATATGGTGTGTTAAAGAAAAGGGTTCTTAAAGATAGAAATTATTCAAAAGAATTTAGTAAACGTCCTTGTTACTGTGGGGATAATACACAGGATACATTTGATGAATGTCCAAGATGTCTTGAATTAAACTATATTTCAACGATAGAACGACTTGCTTATGGTTAGTTATCGTAGTAGACCCCATTATATCTGTAAGTTCTATAGTTATTTGTAAGATTATGTTTATTAATATCTTTTTTTATTTTTCTGATTTGATTTCCTACATCCCACATTTCTTGGTTTTTAATCAAATCTAATTCTTTATCTAGTTCTTCTCTATAGTTTTCATTACTATTACATTCAATCACTCTTTTTACTTCCGTATTATTTTTAACATTTTCATAACATTCTTCGATAAGTGGGGTAAGTTTTTCTTCAAATTTAGGAGCCCAGTCAAGTGCACCTCTTTGTGCGGTAGTGGAACAGTTTTTATATAGCCAATCCATACCTTTTTCGTTAATTAGTGGGTAAAGACTCTGTAGTGCTTCTTCTATTGTTTCGTGGTATGCCTCACAAGGACTATGTCCATTTTCTCTAAGAACTTTATATTGTGCTAGAAATGCACCCTGGATAAGACCCATTAGAACACATCGTTCACCAGTAAGATCGCTAACTACTTCATTCTCAAATGTAGTTTTAAAAACATAGTTATTACCAATCAAAAAGGCAAGAGATAAACATGTTTCTTCGGCTGTACCATCATAGTCTTTATAGATAGCATAGGATGAAGAAAATCCATTTTTGTTACTAAAGTTTCTACGAACAGTATTACCCGAACATTTTGGGGACACCATAACAACATTTACATCTTCTGGTGGGTTAATTTTTGTATAGTCATAGTAATGAATACCGAATCCATGTGAAAAATAAAGTGTATCATTTGTATAGAGATTATCTTTTACAGTTTTCCATTGTTCGATTTGACCACTATCAGAGAGTAGATATTTGATAATTTTACCACGACTGGTGGCTTCTTCGATATCAAACAAATCCATACCAGGAATCCATCCATCTCTTTTTGCATTTTCCCAACTTGTACCGTGTTTTCTTACACCCACAATTACTTTTAGATTATTGTCTTTAATATTAAGTGCCTGGCTCCTCCCCTGTGGACCATATCCCAATACTGTAATAGTTTTATTTGAAATAGAAGACCGACACCTATTAATAGGATATTCTAATTGAGTAACAATTTCTTCCTTCATATCACCGTAATTTATAGTACTAACATGTCTAATTTGACTATTAGTAAAAAGACGTCTGGTCCCAGAAACAATTCTGGACACGATATTCATATCTATATTATAGATTCTTATAGTTTATTTTTTAAATATAAAGACAAAACTATATTATTATTAAATGGATAAACACCTTGAAGAATTCTATAGTTCTATGAATAAATTGATTGTTTCTAGCAAAGAGGATAAAACTAAATTGGAAGAAGATTTTACCCAATTGCAAAAGAAATATAAAAAACTTGAAACCGAATTTACTCGTTATAAAAGTGTTTCTATTGTTAAGAAACAAGATAAGGAACTTTTTGAAAAAACAAATGAAATTGTTTTTTTAAAAAAAAAAATAAAACAAATGGAACTAAAAAACTCCAAGCCAGAAAAACCGGATGAAGAAGAGGAGGAGGATATAGAAGTAGAACTTATCACAATTGATGATAGTGAATACTATATTACTCAGGATATCCATAAAGATATTTATGAAAAACTAGATGATGGGTCTGTAGGAGATCCAATTGGTAAATTTATAGGTAATAAGATAGTTTACAATAGTTAAATTATTATAATTAGACAACAACAGCAACCTCAGCCTTCATAAAGTGAACCTTCATGTATTTCTGGAGGTTGAAGTAGGTGACCGTCGTGTCATCCTCAACATTAAGTAGAGCTTTAAGACTCTTGTCGCATTTAATCTCCCGACGGTTCTGGGGATTTTGGAGGTCGTGGTCCTTAACATACTGGGTGATGTATTTGGTCACCTCAGTGCGGGCCATTTCAGTACCCTCTGGTTTGTTGAGGAATTTGCAGAGTTCCTGGGACATCTTCGTAGGCTTAGCAAAACCACTCGGGGTGCGGTTTTTCTTATCACTAGGAGTGCGTTTCTTTTTCTTACTCATAGTCTTAAGGTGCTTGAGGGTGCTCTTATGGAGAGCCTTGAGTTCGGACATCAAGGAAGTCTCCATCGCACGAAGGGCAACGAGTTTCTCGGTTAGGGAAGCGAACTGCTGTTCAATAGCGGCATGAGGAGACACCTCATCACCTGGTGCGGCCACCTCGACAGGCGCAGGGGTTTCGACCTTAACAGGTTCAGGTTCTTCGACCTTAACAGGTTCAGGAACCACAACTGGGGCAGCGACCTTAACGGGGGTCGTCTTAGAGGTTTTCTTGGAAGAAGACTTCTTGGAAGTAGTCTTAGGCACGGAGGTTTTGGTTGCAGATTTGGCTTTGGATTTAGACGGCATTTTATACTATTACTAATAGTTAAAACTTTAAGTATTTATTTATAATTATTTTTTTGTGATGTGTTATAAACCATATATTCAAAATATAAATCATCATATTGCAATAAATAAATGAGATCGTGTATATATATTGAATGATTAATCTATTAGTAGAATCATTTATGTTTATGTTTTCTTCTTCCATATAATTATTAAATAGCATGTCTAATTCATCATCCATATTATTTAAAAATAAAAATTAAAAAAAATATTTACAAATTATAGTTATATAATAATCTAGAAAACCAAATCTTTCCTTCCTTAGATTCAAAACTATAATATTTATTCTTTATAGTATCTAGAATTAAAGGTATTTGTTTCGGATTTATATTTTTTAAATAAAGTAACATTACTATTTCCTTTATAAAATAGCTACATTTTACTATTTCCATTTTATTTTTTTTAGGTTTAATTTCACTAATTTTATTTTTTTCAACTGTTTTTTTATATGTAAAAATTACTGCATCAATAATTGTTGGTCTATAATTATCATTTATAATCAAATTAGAATTATATGAAAGTAATATGAATTCACAATACAGTACTATTGATTTTTCTGCTATAAAAAGTGATTGAAATATATTAAAGGATGAATAAAATTCGATCCAAAATACATTAAAAAAAACATTACAAGCATACTTAATTATTTCAGTAAAATTGTTATAGTCTTTAAATTTTTCATACGTGTTTGTAATATGTTTAATAAAATAACTACTAAAAAAAAATAGTATTTGTTTGTTTGAAATTGTGTTTTTGCTGTTTTTAGACAAGTAATCTAAATCTGTCATATATTAATTATATAACTTTAAAATTAATTTAATTAAAATCAAGAGATATTTTAACTGGTTTATTAATTTCTATAACCGTAAATTCTAATACCTTCTTTTTATTCTTATAAATTTCACTTGATAATAGTCTATAGTCATAGAGTTTAAGACAATGCCTTATAATTGTAATTATTTTTTTTGGTATTAAGTTGTTATAATATATTTTGGATTTACAATTCAAATAATATGATTTAATTTGCAATAAAATTTCTAGAATCTCCTTTATATTATCTTCTATACTTTTATAATAAAACTTATTACCCTCTTTTAAATTAATACCCATTAAAGTAAAAATAGTTTCGAGCAATTCAATCGGTGGTTTTTTTATGAATAATTGATTAATAGCCATTATATATATTTAATATTCATAATATTTTCTAAGGTATTTTTGTGATTTAATATTTTATTTTGACGGAACAAATTATATTCATTATTTACATCCACCTGCTGTAGTTGTTCATTTTTATTATAATTCTTTGAAATTTCTTCTATTGTTGGTATATGAGATACAACTGGAGGCATGTTAATAACAAAATTTGAATTGATATTATTTATCCTATATTCATTAATACTATATGTCCCTCCGAATTTCTTTAACAACAATTTAGAATTCGCAATATTAATTGGTTCATTGTTTATAGAATACAGTTCGTTTAACAAACTATACCTTTCCCATATATTATCGTCAGTTGTATTAAAATTATATGCCGCTGCGCATTCGGGACTACAAAAATTACCAAACATATGCATCGTACATTCTTCCTTCTTAATAGGTATCCCAAATGGTATATTTTCAAATGAATGAGAACACCATAGACAGTCTATATTTGTTTTAGTCGGCCACACCTTTGTTTTATTTGCATTGTTATATTCAAGAAATAAACTATTTTCTGATGTAGAAATCGAATTCCTGTCTTCAATTATTTTGTTGATATAATTAATATAATCCTTGTTATCTTTTTTAGGTTCATTCTCTTTATACTTATGGTAAACAACATTCGATTCATTCGGTAGAACTTCATCTGACTTAAGATCTTCTTCAGTAATATTCAAATGTAAAATAATTTTCTCATTCTTTTTTATATCTTCCTTATTTTTGTTAGCATCATTCTTTATTATCTTAGGTTTTCTTCCTCTTTTCTTTTGTATTTTTTTATTATTATTATTTTCCATTAAATAAAAAATAGCGTTCTTCTTTTAAATCTTTATATTTTACAAATATTATTACTTGTCGTTATGAAAATGATGTCTACAAACCGGAATATATTCATCACTACCAACCAAAATCTGATTCTCATTTTTTTCTATTCTTTTAGAAAAGATAGCTTCTGTACCATCTCCACATTTAAGACATAATGCAGTCAACTTTTTAACAGTATCACAAATCGGAATAAGTTTTAGAATATCTCCTATAGGATTTAGTTGAAAATCTCCACTCAATCCAGCTACATACACCTTCTTTTTACTATCACAAGCATTAGATACAAATTCATATAGGTCTACAAAGAAATGACCTTCCTCTATAATAAGAATTTCAGCATCAATATATTCTTGACTATCAGTAATACTATTTAGTTTTTCTATCTGTATACATTCTTCCTCCTTCTTATCATGTGTAATAATTTTTTCACTACCATATCGCGTATCATAAATATGATTGATTGCTAGTATTTTCTTTTTTAGAAGTTTATATTTGCCTATAACTTTCATAAGTTCTGAACTCTTCCCCGAAAACATACACCCCATAATAATGTGAATTTCACCCTTAGTCATGATTGTGTATGATAATATTGATGTGTATTTATTTACAAATAAATAAATAAAATCAATTTTAAAAAAAAGGAAAAAAAATATATATATCTATAACCCTAAAACTATTCTAATCTATGATACTCGTATTAAGCATCTGTCTTCTTTGCTGAAACCTTCTTCTTCCTCTTAAGAACAGTCGGTTTTGCCTTAGGTTCGTCTGTCTCTTCTGGTTCTTCTGTCTTTTCTGGTTCGTCTACAACTTCTGGAGCTGGATCAGGAGTTTCTACTTCTTCATCTTCACTATCCTCAAGCATCTTAGGATCAACTTCTTCGACATCGCCACTGTCATCTTCATCCTCGTCATCTGTATCAGGTAGGAAATCATCACCAACCATTCCTTCTGGAATTTCAACTTCAGCCTTAACTAGTTGCCACTGACACATATAGTTTCCTGAGGCAATCCATAGCCCAACACACTGAATAACACATTTTGTTGTAGAACCCTTCAATAGGATACTATCAATCTTATGAGTACTCTCAGGGTTATTGATGAGAAACTGGTCACCCTCAGTATCATAGAGTTTGCAACCAAACTTATCATCCTTGTATTGTAGTTTCAACCTCATAGTAGAAGGCCACTTTCCATCTGGTTCACCTTCCTTATTCTTAGAAACTCGGATAAGAGGATTAAACTTGGAACTAATAACATCCTTATTCACCTTACCCTTAGCAAGTTTAAACCAAGCACTACCATTCTTTACACCTTCATCAATAAGTTTATTTTCTAGTTCTAGCATCTTATCGTGGAACCCCTTGAGTTCACGACCCTGTTTAGTATCTTCATCCATACCCTTGAATGAAACCTCGCAACTATATTTAGGATAAGGACCTTCGTCATAACAGTTTACATCCCAAGCCAACTCCATAGGAGGTGTCTGAATATTAAACCTACCTTTGTTGTAATTTACATAAACTAGCTTTGCACCATTGTCAAGAGACTTGGCAGCAGAGACAGAGACAGCAGACATAGAGACGTTCTTTCCTTTGACGAGAGACATGGTTTTATATGATTGTATTTAATATCTTAAGTTGTTTTTGAAAATCAATTTTTTTTTTTAATATATTATTTTTTATGCTACTACTAAATATGGTGTAAACATTAGGAAAAAATTATATTATACGACTAAATTTATCTATAGGTTATACATGTAGTTAATAATATACGATAGAAATATAAGAAAAAAAATATATTTATACTACTTATTTTATCTATTTATTATTCTAACTAACTATTTATTCCTCATCATCACTATCTTCAAGCATCTTAGGTGATGCTTGTTCCTCCTCATCGTCATCTAGTTCACCATCACTTTCTGGTAGGAAATCATCACCAACCATACCTTCTGGAACATCTACTTCAGCCTTAACTAGTTGCCACTGACACATATAATTACCAGAGGCAATCCATAGACCAACACATTGAATTACACATTTCACCTTCGCACCTTTGACTAGGGTAGCATCAATATCCTGACCACTTTCTGTGTTATTAATATCAATCGGCACACCTTCAGTATCAACCAACTTGCAACCAAACTTATTATCCTTGTACTGTAGCTTCAACTTCATTGTAGAAGGCCACTTTCCATCTGGTTCTCCTTCCTTGTTCTTAGAAACTCGGACAAGAGGACCAAACTTAGAACCAATAATATCCTTATTCACCTTTCCCTTAGCAAGCTTAAACCAAGCACTACCATTCTTTACACCTTCGTCTACAAGTTTCTCTTCTAGTTCTACCATCTTATCGTGGAATCCCTTAAGATCACGACCTTGCTTAGTATCTTCATCCATACCCTTGAAGGAAATTTCGCAACTATATTTAGGATAAGGACCCTCATTATAACAGTTTACATCCCAAGCCAACTCCATAGGAGGCGTCTGAATATTAAACCTACCTTTGTTGTAATTTACATAAACCAACTTAGCACCATTGTCAAGAGACTTGGCGGCAGAGACGGTAACAGCAGACATAGAGACGTTCTTTCCTTTGACGAGAGACATGTTTATGTGTTTGTATTCTCTTCATTGGAAGATTTTGAAAATCAATTTTTTTTTTTAATCAATTTAATTAATTAATTTAAATCTATTTCTAATAAATTTAAAGAAATATATACTATTATTTTAATGATAGATGATAAAGAAATACTTACACCTAGTGATTTAGACTATAAACTAAAAAATAAACAAAGAATATATGTTGATACTATTAGAAAAACACTAAAGGCATTAAATATGAATTGGATTGGAAAAAAACCAGTTCTATTAGAAAGATTGAAACAACACTATAACAGTATTGATTATTATAGAAAATACGAAAAAACTATTATCTTAGTTCAGAATAAATTTAGAATGAAATATGCAACAAAATGCGTAAATGATGAGGATTTTTTTACACTTGATAAATTTATAGAAATAGAACCTATTTTTTTTTATAGTTATATTGATAATGAAAATTTTAGATATGGATTCGATATAAGATCACTAAAAAAATTGTTATCTAATTCGAATATAAATCCATATAACCGTAGACCAATCTCTGAAAAAACTATAAAATCTATAAAAAATAGAATTATTTTTATTGAAAAAAAACAAATAAGCACTATTATCGAAACCCCAATGCAATTATCAGAAGAACAAGTTATTAGAAATAAGGTACTAAATGTTTTTGAAAAAATAGATTCATTAAATATTCTATCATTTGGTTCAAACATAAATTGGTTTCTAAATCTAAGTTTTAGTTATATTAAAAAATTATATCGATGTCTAGAAGATATATGGAATTACCGCGTTCAGATAAATATGGAACAAAAATGTAAAATTGTTCCCAATAATGACATTTTCAAATACCAATTAAATTATATAATTAATCTATACCCACAAGAAAAAAATATTTTATCAAAAATCGTATTAGAAGAAATGAATAAATTAGTCTCCTCTGGCATAGACGCCGAAAGTAGGAGAACCGGTGGCTACTATGTTCTCATTGCCCTAACTGAAGTTTCATATGAATGCGCATCTTCTATTCCATGGCTTGCACAATCTAATTATTAGATTTGGCGAGTTTGTTAACCATTCTAGAAGATTTTGGATAAAAATCCATTATAGGTTTTAATTTTATGTTTGAATTTAAATCAAACATGCGATTATTTAACTCCTTATTAATTTTTTTTGTATTATCAAAACTATTTTCGTCTACATCGTCCTTTTTATTAAATTTATTAGGGATTAAGATATTATGTTTTTGATGGTCCATATCCCTAAAACATAGACGATTATTCGATTCTCTTTTTATTTTTAATATTTCTTCTTCATCTTCTATATTTTCTATCTTTGGTTGTTCTTTTTTAATTGTATTTAATTCTAATCCAGATAAAAGTGAATTTATATCGGCGTATTCCATATATTATTATAAATATTTATATTACTATAATTTTACTTATTCGAATTTAATATGCTTTGGATTATCAGAATAAATAATATTTTTTACAAATCCACATCTTTCTTTTATAGTACTATCAATATGATTTTTTATCTCATCTAATGAACAAAAGGTTTTTATCTCATTTTCTATTAATTTGTATGTATCTATTTCCTTTAAAATATCTATTTTAGATATAATAACATGAGTTGTGCCTGATATATTTATTGCATCTACCAATTTTAATAGATTTAGCCAATTAACTTTACGTTTTCTACCAGTAGTTGTTCCAAATTCTTTTCCGATAATAGCAATATTATTTAGTGTTTCATTTTTTAGTAGTTCATCACCAAAGTCAGGATCTACCCCTACACGTGTATCATATATTTTAGCGGCTCCATATATATTTCTTATTTTTTGATGTGAAAACCCCAACGAACAGGCACTAAATGGAAGGGTCGTTGAAGAAGTAACATATGGATAATTACCATAATCTATATCTAACCATATTCCCTGTGCTCCTTCACACAATATATTACCACTCAATTCTTCATTCATAATATGCTTGTTTTTATCAAAACATTTTAATCCAGAAAAATCATAAGTATCTAGAATATCCATTAACCGAATACCAGTACGTCCATATTTATCTCTGGAACATGGTGCAATACCTTTTCCAGTAGATCCCTGAGAACCTTTATATTTTAACACATCCTCTTTTTTGTGATCACTAGTAATAATATGAACCCTACCAGATACACGGATATTCTCTATACTAAATCCACTATTTTCTATATATTTCATTTCATTATCTAAATCTTCCAAATTTATAAAACATTGAGGACCAATATAACATTTTTTGTCATAAAATACACCCGACGGTATCACATTAGTATTATATTTAATATTATTATAATAAATAGTATGCCCCGCATTACTTCCACCAGACCACCTACACACCCAGTCATAGTTGTATTCCTTTATTAATTCAGTTACAACTTTACCCTTTGCTTCATCGCCCCAGGCTAAACCACAGCATATATCAACATTTTTAATAGACATTATATACATATTTTTTTTAAGCTTTATATTCTATTAATCTATTGCTATTATAATAGGTAAATATATAGCTCCCTCCGTAATAAATTATCCTAAAAGTAAGTTTAGTTGTCCACCAACCTACAATCATAGCAATATCTAATCCTACTGTAATCAAAAATAAAAACATACTATATACAAATATTATCCTCGCAATCTTAGAACAAGATGAAGTGTGCTCTCTTTCTGAATATTATAATCATTTAGAGTCCTTCCATCTTCTAATTGTTTTCCTGCAAAAATAAGTCTCTGCTGATCTGGTGGAATACCCTCTTTATCCTGGATTTTAGACTTAACATTTTCTATAGTATCTGTTGGTTCAATATCAAGCGTAATAGTTTTACCGGTTAGTGTTTTTACGAAAATCTGCATTATAAATGATATCTATTAAAATACTTAAATAAGTTTTGATTATTTATATAATGGCTTCTGAACGTTTCGCAGAAATTATATATAATAGTATTTTTGTTATTAGTATATTAAATTTTTTAAATATATACATATCGCCTATAATTTTAGTGGCGTATACATCCTTGTATAATTTTAGATATACAAACCAGATTATATTTACTTGTTTATGTAGTAATTTTGTTTATAACAATATCACAAAAAATGGTAAAGAAATTGTTTGTTATACTTCTAGCATCCATGCTTCTATTTTAGCATTTTGTAGTATCTTAAAATTAGGTAACATATTGAATGTATACTTCTATGATCTAATCCTAGATTATTCTGTGGTCTATAATCTGTTTGATATTGTTTATCTACTCTATTATAATTCTAAAATAAAAAATCAAATGATATTCCATCACACAGTGGTGATATCAACTATATTATATAAAAGTTGGTACCCACTTTTGCCTAATTATTATTATTATGTAGCACTAAATTATTTAAGCGAAATTACAACAGTTCCATTAAATGTGACGTGGTTGCTACATTTAAAAAAAAAAAAGAATGTTCCTATGTATACAATTGCAAGCATAACTACTATTGTTCTATATATTCCTTTCAGAGTTCTTCTAAATACCTATCTATTTTACCATCAGATATATTACATAGATTCATTTATTACATATATACAAGGAATGTTTATGTGTCTAAATTATTACTGGTTTTATAAATTATGTAAAATGTCTTAGTTAGTTTTAGGAATGAAATCTGGCGGTGAATAAAAGTGCAACGAATAAGATTTATCGTTATTAATATTTGTAATCTGGTGAAATCCTTCCATATAATATGAATGAGTTTTGGATTTATTGAAAGAATGGATAGGGACAATTACATTCCTTTCTGTGTGTTTAATTGGTTCAAGATTATAAGTTTGTGTGTTATAGTTTTCTGGATAGATAAACTTATCTTCAATAAGACTACCATCAATTAGTTTAAGTACACATCCATTTGGAGAATGGTTATGAATTTTACTTTTAGCTTTTTTCTCCCATTCAATCATATTTACTTCATAATTATTATTTTTGTATAGTTGATACTTTGAATAACCATTTGTAGTAAGTAGGTCATAACTACTAATTCTTTCCTTATTACTATCTTTGAAATCATCTAGAAACTCTTTATATTCATTCTTGCTAAATTGGTCAATGATGCATCTAAAATAATCTATTGACTTACCATTAACAAAAGCATTATCAACACTACAAATAATAGAACGAAGCATTGTGTTAGAAAAACTCATGGATATAATGATGGGTTAATAAAATTATAAATTAAAATGATTATCAATTTTTTATTAAATACAATTAAAGATATGACTATTATTATTATAAATGTTTACTGGACTTGAAATTGCTGGCATAGAAGTAGGAATCTTTATTATTATTTCATTTTTTATTAGGAAAAATGTCATTTCATTAACTCGTATGAATAAATGTGTCTATTATTGGATGATGTTTACAATCTTGACAGGATTATGGGAATTTTCCTTTATCACACACTATAAATATGTTAACAATATATCAAGAACACTTATAGCAACAGATGAACATGTGTGGAGTTCAAAATATAATATATCCTATATTCTACCCTGGAAAATGGCCTATATTTTTTATGCTGAATATGGCGCCTATGCTGATAGAGAATATATGATTGTAAAAGATGACTGGAGTAGGGTTATTGAAGGTACACATGCTCTATTCTGTGCTCTGTTTTGTCTGTTTGCTTTTTTATTTAATATCTATGGAAAAAAAAATAGATATACTATTTGTCTAAGTGTTGGTATGGGTGGACAGTTTATGAACAGCATTCTTTATCTAGTAAACTATTTCATCCAATGCAATAATCCATATAATGTTAATTATGGGACATCCGAATTTCCAACAGGTAAATTCCTAAGCAAACGCCTATTTATGTATGTAAATGTCTTCTGGTTTCTATTTCCAGCCTATACTATTTTACATCTCCTTCTATCTAAACCTCATTCTTATATTTTAGATTCCAAATGTTAAGTTTTGTTTTCCTACCTGGTCTCTGTGCCCGACCAATTACCTGATGATTCATTTCTTTGTTGAGTGAATGGAGTAGAATAATATCATCGGTATAAAAGACTTTTCGTTAAAATAATAATAAAATAAATAATTTATTCATATATTATAATGAAATATTTAGTTTATGGTAGTAATGGTTGGATTGGTTCTATGTTTGTTAAATTATTAAAAAACAACAGTTAGAATATTATACAAGCAAATTAAGACTAGATAACACAGAAGCAATAGAAACTGAAATAAAATTAATAAACCCTACACATATTGTCAGCTTAATAGGCCGGACACATGGCGAATATAATGGAGTAAAAATAGGAACAATAGACTACCTTGAAAAACCTGGCAAATTAGTAGATAATATAAGAGATAATCTGTTTTCACCATTATCACTGGCATTAATTTGTCAAAAAAGAGATATCCATCTAACATATCTAGGTACAGGATGTATATTTACACAACATGAAGAATTAATATCAAACTCTGAAGGCTATAGCGAAAATTCTAACCCAGATTTCTTTGGTTCATCGTACTCTGTTGTTAAAGGATTCACCGATAGACTGATGCATCAGTTTGATAAAAATATATTAAATATCAGAATTAGAATGCCTATAGTAAACTATAGTCATCCAAGAAATTTTATTACAAAAATAAAAAATATAGATTTATATAATAATTATATATTTAAATTGTATGGAAAGGGATCGACAATTAACTTGTGATTTAAATATACAAGACATAGGTCAGCTGTTATTAATTATGAATGAAATACATATGTATAATTTATCTATTATACGTCAAACAAAAATGAAACCTTATAAAGCTCTGGATGGTCGTATATATTATACTTCGGTTGAATGGAATAATGTTAAAACAGGTAAAAGAAAGGACAGAGAGGATGAATTAACCAATATGCTAAATACATTAATTAAAAAACTCAAAAACGTAATAAATAATTGTAAGCGTGATACTAAATATATCAATTTAGCAAAAAAAATTATCAAAGTCTCTAAATATGGACCAACTGGGGGTGTCTGGGCAGATAGTCAAGACAACTATAATAATTTTTTAACATTTGTATTTGATGGGGGATACAAATTTATTACTGCACTTCTTAATGGCAAACACCCAGGTGTTAATTCTAATAAACTAATCAAAAATAAAAGTGTTTATGATTTACTCACTAAAATACTTGACAGACACCCAAAAGATGCCGATATTAAAAAATGGGAAGAATTATCCAGGGGTATCAAAACAACACATTTTGGGAAGAAAAAAAAAGGGTCGGTTAAGAAAAACAAAACGGGTCGGTTAAGAAAAAAAGGGTCGGTTAAGAAAAATAAAGAAACATTATTATAAAATAGCTATAATAGAAATTACAATTTACATAAATACATATTCATAATTCCTATATCATTTTAAAAACACTACAAATGCCTCATATTGAATATAACTGGTGCCTACACGATGATTGCATTACATCTATATATTTTTTAGAACTCAATTAGAATTATCCAAATATATGAATTATAAACACCATCATTTAGTAAGTTATATGGATTATTATAAATAAAACATTCGTTTCTATTTCCAGCCTATACTATTTTACATCTCCTTCTATCTAAACCTCATTCTTATATTTTAGATTCCAAATGTTAAGTTTTGTTTTCCTACCTGGTCTCTGTGCCCGACCAATTACCTGATGATTCATTTCTTTGTTGAGTGAATGGAGTAGAATAATATCATCGGTATTTTCTAGATTAAGTCCATTCCCAAAATGAGTCGTGTTAAGAAGGAGACAGTTTAGATCACCTTCTTTATAATCCCTAATAGTTTTATTTACCTGACCCTTCACAATCCTATAATTAATATCCATATCAACCAGAAGTCTTGATATTTCCATAAAGATATTTGAATACTCTGAAAAGATAAGGAATTTTGTGTCTGGCTTTTCTTCGATGCGTTCCAAAAGAAACTGTTTTAGTTTTTCAATCTTTGTAAGTCGAGGTTCTTCCTTTTCCACTTCCTTTTCTTCTATAGTTTCCGTAACAACTGTAAGATTGGTGCTTCCAATTTTTTTCCTACAGTGAGGGCATTTATTTGACTGGGTCATCCAGGTAGTCAAACACGCAAAGCAGAAACTATTATGACAACAATCAACAATGGTTTGATGATTTGTAATTGTATCGTAACAAATAGCACACATATCATTTTCGTTAATTCTTTCGGTTAGCACCTTAATTTTGTGTTGAACATCTTTTATTTTATCATTAATTTTTTCAAGAACAGTTGCTTTGTATTCATCTGAAGTATAGATAATATTCTCTTTCATATTACGTTCTACATTTAGATTATGAAGTTGTGTTTCTAGAGTTTTTGTCACAGTCGTAATTAGATTATCATCTGTTGTTTTGTTACAGTTTAGTGATTCTATTGCAGAATTAATATCACCACCATTAATCATACTAATAATTTTGCTATCTACGATATTTGTAAGCATGTTATAAATAATTGGGTTCTCAAGGATGAAATCGGTTACGTTGGGTTGTTCCAGTTTAAACGATTCTTCGATAAAAGAATTTTTATTCTTAATAAACATTTTATTGACATAATCCTCAATGTAGCTATGAACATTATTGTAATTGTAATTGTAAGTTGCAGTGGTTGATCTTGTATGAGTGCTTAATCGAGCAAACGTATCTCTGATATAACCCGTATTTTCAATACCCGTAATTTTTAAAGATGGAGCTGGATACCGAACCAGATCAGTATACCTATCCCAGGGTTCGAAGTCACCTGTTATTTCAGACCTATAGAACTGTTTACCAAATGGATAATAGAGGGAAGCACAGGATGAGGTCAAAAACCAACTAAAAGACACCTTTGGTATGGACAAACTTTTAATATTAATCATATTAGCTTCATCAAAAACAACTCTTGACAAAATTAATGTAGTATTATTAAGTTGTGAAAACGCTCTTTCGTAGGTTTCATAGGCATCATAAAATTTCCTATATTGGGTGGATGAAACAAGAATCACATCCTGATTTAGGGAAAATTCAGGTTCCTTTACGAATTTTTCGATAGTTTTTTTATTATATATTTCTACAAGAGTTAGATTCGTTTGAGTTTTGATGGCTTCTACCCACTGTTTAAAAATAGTGTGCGGAACTACAATTAGATTAACTGGTTTGAATATTTTAGATTTATTAGAAGTATAGGAAACTGTAATTTCATCTGAAATATTTAAGGATTTATGGGGTTCATATTCTGTGAGAGACCGGTTAGATTCTATAATCGAAAGTAGTTCCAGTGTTTTTCCACTTCCAACTTTATCACACAAAACTCCAATAGATGATTTAATATCATAAGAATAATTTGGTCTAACAACCTTGGTTAAACGCGTTTCTTCTAGGTTTCTCGCGGCATGTAACACTGTCAATTGATGGGGTTTAAGAACAGTTTTGATACCCGAAGGCTGTTCCATCTGTGGAGAAGAGCTGTCAAGTTCATTCGGGGAAAACATAGTTGGTTGTTGCTGGTGTGTTCTTTTCATACAAAAAAAGAAATTAAATCAATTTTTATTATTAAACAATATCGTTTGGTTCAGTGACCAATGAGTATATAGTCTTTTTTTTTGCATTAATTGTTATATATGAAAAATAACACAACCCATAAATATAGTAAACAATTATACTAACATAAAAATACATTAGATTATTTATGTTCTATTTTTTAAATAACTTGAAGATTTTTTACTAAATAATAATGACATGTTATTCTGGATTTTTGATCTGGATTACACACTATACGATATACCAAAAAATATTCCTTTTAAACATTCATACTTAACAAAAAATGACTATTTGGGTCTATTACTATCCTTTCTACCAGATAAAAAAGTAATCTATACAAATTCAAATATAAGCCACTGTAATTTCTCTTTAAAAAGAATCGGTATAGAGAAGCATTTTGAAAAAATGATTACAAAAGATATTAATACATTAAAACCCTTGGAGTCTTCATACATTAAATTTATAGAACTAAATAATATAACAGAGGATGATTTGTGTATATTTTTTGATGATAGTGAAACAAATCTTAAAGCAGCAAAATCATTTGGCTGGATAACTATACTAATTGGTAAAAAAAAAGAACAACCCTTTATAGATTTTTCATTTTATAAAGTCCAAGACGCATTAGAATATTTTATAAATAACAAAACATTTACTCCTTGATACCTTTTATACTATGAGGTCCACATTCTGGTTTTTTAGATACGTACCATTCAACACCAGGCATAGCAGTATAGTTATTACCGAGTCTTGTTGTTCCAACAAATTGACTAATTGCACCAGGTGGAGGATTTGCTGAGCGTAAATTTTCCATAAATCCAGTAGAAGTAGGTTCAACATAAATAGGCATCCATGGTTTATTGCTATGTTCTCCTCCATATAATCCACCATTTTTTGTTGGTCCTCTAATTTCTGTAAAAGGCGAAGAATCCCGTTTAGTATAAGGCACATTTGTTTTATTATCTACTGGATAACTATTTTTTACTGATAATTCCATATATATTTATCAACATTTAAATTCATGAACTTGCTCTTGTTGTTTATTCTAACATTATATCTATTACACCAGTCAATTGCCTTTGAAGTTTGGTATTCTATTATCTCCTTTTTGTTTTGTATATTATTATCAATTAAATCCAATGTATAATTAATATTTTTAATCTGGTGTAATGTTGTTATATTATTATAAATATATAGTCTTCGTATAAAATGTTCTGGAACATCTATAAAAGATAGCAATGAATTTTTCATAACATCCCAATTTTGTATATAGAGAAAAAGTAATTCTATATAATTCGAATCTATACCTGTAAATCCCTTACATACTAAGTATTTTTCTGAGTTAGCTGATCTACTCGTAAAAGGTTTTGTTATAAAAACATTATCAAAATGATTGGTTAGTATAAAAATAAACTTTACAGTTATTAACGAGTGAATATCAAATAATTTGCATACAAAATCACCTCCCTTTTTTAGTAAGTATAGAGCACTTACTATTTCAGAAAATATTATTCTATAACTTAATTCTTCCTGACTATTAAAATCAATCGAAAAATCAAATCCGCCATCAGCTGTAATAAAATCAAGTTCCCCCTTTATAAAACTCTTAAGATATTTGATGTTATCTATATTATACAAATTTCCCGTACCATCAACACCATATGTTATTTGAATATTATTACTTGTAATAAACTGTTTTGCCTTTTTCCAACCAGGTATATCCTTGTTAAAAGATTTTAGAGTTATACCATAAATATTATCATTTGAATTATTCCTAAAATTTACAACAGATTCCATAAATCCACCAGGACCTTCCGCCAAACACAACACATTCAAATTTTTTTTAGAAGAAAGTAAGTCAAAATCTGTAATTATTTCACATAATTTAAAATAAGAACGACTTAATGGTTTATAGTAAGATATACTATGCTTTCTATTATTTTTATTTGGTATATATACCAATTCATAAATATTGCTAAATTTTTTTGTTTTGTCCCAATATTTTTTATATCTGTCTTTATTTATTTTGTTTTTTGAATCAATTAATTGCTGTAAAATTTCAGGGTCTATTATTTTATTTTTATTTTTATTTTTATTATTACTATTACTATTAACAAACGTTGGTATGTATTTTTTTTCTAAACCTAAGGTTTTAATCATAAACTATATTTAATACTAATTCTTAAATAAACTGCGCAACAGTCATATAAAATAAAATAAATTGTATATATATAATGAAATCCTTTACAGAATATCAAACAATTGATGAAGCATATTTAAAAACGTCTGAAAATGGATGGTGGTTTAATGAAGCAGAAATTATGGAAACGGTCCCAAAGGAAAAACCTCTTGTCACACAACTTCTTGATAATGTAGACGAAAGTTGCCCTTCTACTAAAGTAGTTGGTTCTAATGTTTTTGATACTTATAAAACGGTTGCAAAAACAGATGTCAATGATAATAGTAATATAAAAAATAAAAGTTGTAATACTACTTTACACGCATACCCATTTAATTAATTCCATTTTTTTTAGATTTTGATACTGTTTTTATTAGTGGTCCTAAAAAAGTTTTAGTAATATCTTTAATAAACATTTTAGAATCTCTTGGTATATTTCCTAATGATACATTTAATCCCTTACACATTCTCCTTTTCTGACAGACACTTCTACCACGTTTTAGCTTTTCATTTGGTATTTCTGTTTTTTCACAAAAAATTGGTTCGGTTCTGGTACATATTTTGCGTAGAAGTTTTTTATTTTTACGTATAGTTCTACGCAATTTCATTTCATTTAATTTTTTTTGATTTGGTGATAACCCATCATTAAATTTAGGATCTCGTAGCATCATAAGTCTATTTTCAGCAGTTTCTAAATTTTTATCGATACAATCTAAATATTTATTGTAGTAATCCTTGAGTCCATCTTTATTTTTTAGGTAGGTGTTTTTTAATTGTTTTCTTGATTTTCTTTGCATGTTAAGTTTATTAAACAAATCACACTTCTGGGTTTCTAAAAATAGATTAATGTCTTCACTAAATTCATCATTACTTTCTGTCATTTGTTGATTAGAACTATTTACTGTTGGTTTTTTATTACTAACTGGTGTTACATTTACTTGTATTCTACCATTACTATTCTTTTTGGTTTTAATAGAAACTTTATTAGACACTTTATTCATAACTTTGTTTATTTTAGGATGGTATTTCTCTAACATACTATTAAATTTTGACTGTTTATTTTTTATTGTTTTAGAATGTTTCTTATTAATTAATTTAGATTGTTTATTTAGTTTTCCTTTCATTGATTTAAATTTACCCTTACCCTTTAGTTTTGGTGAAGATCCCATACCTAATTACTATACTACAATATAAATAAAAAATATAGAATATATAGATAATTAATATTTACTAAGCTGGGAAGGTCGAAATTTCTGTAGCATTGTATTTTTCCTTAAAATAATCTTCTACAATCTTGAATTCTTGAGGAGTATCCTTCAAAGTAAACTCCATCTTGGGTAGGCTACAATATCCATGTCCTTCAACGTAAAATGGACAGAAATATGTCTTATTAAGAAGGTGGTCGCGTCTCACCATATATGTATACTCGATTAGTGTACCGTCTTCTCTCCTAATCAAAAATCCGAACACAACGTTCCATGAGCCATTTAATTCGTAGCAATATGAATTTTTTTCATAGATATTAATATTTTGTATACCTATCTCTTGTTTCATTGTATCGACCTTTTGTTTGATTTGGTCGTAGGACCAGAGATCGCCTATTTCAAGGTGTGGTCTAATGATAGCTTTTCCTCTTTTCCAGTATTTCATTGTGTTCTGTGCAACTTGCGCCATAGTGATTGATTCTTGATGTGTGTAATTAGAACTAATACATATTTAGAAATCAATTTTTTTTGTATTAAATCAAAAAATATATAGTATTATAGTAAATGGTTTTAACCCTCGCAGGGAACGTAGTATCTGGTATGATTATGTCTGTTATCCAAGTGGGTAAAATAGCTGCTGGACCTGTTCCAATAAAGTTATTCATACTCTATCTAAAAATTTGTCTAGCTACATCTATTTTTATTACCTTTTTTATGCTAGGAGGATTTATAACACCATTATTAGGAATAATATATATCTATTATGTGTTTTTTAAACGTTTAAAGTGTTGGAGTAAGAATATACCTCAGGATAAATGTGATATCTATTAATACGGTGGTGGTGGAGGACTTTCATTTCCATTATAAAAGGGCATGTTTATAGTTACATCATAGGTAGGAGGAATCTCTACTACATTATTATTATTAATGATTCTATTTATTCGATTGTTTCTTTGTGGTATAAAAAAGTAGTGATCACAAAAAATCCATAACCCATATAATATTGATACTACTAAAATAAATATTACCCCAAAAAAATAGGAGTCCATTATAACTATTATAAAAAATAATCTTTATTTAAATATATTAAATTAAATTAAATTAAATTAAATTAATATGGCGGTGGCGACTGTAAATTAATATTTTCTTCTGATTCAATATAATTTGGAATATCAATAGAAGTTTCATAATTAGGTGGTATTTCTTCAACTTCTATAGCCCGAATATTATAGTTGATAATGTTATGTTGTATATTTCGTGTATTAAAATATTCTTTGCAAAGATATAATAATACATATATTTCTATTACAAAAATTATTATTGAACATATAACAAATAGTTTCATTAATATGTATAAACAAATCTGATTTAAATATAAAAATAAAGTTTATAATAAATGATTACTTTTCAGATTTCATGTAAATATTTATGGGGTTATAATAATATTATAGATATCAGTAAATTTGGGTCTATTCAGGAGATTATAGATAAAGTTCTTGAGAATTATACAAAATTTTTGGTAGAATATAATTTGTTAGACCTAAAGGATTTGTTAGATATGGAACGAAAAAAATTCCATATACATGATGTAACATTTGAAGAATTAAGCAGAATGGATAATTCCTTTGTAAATTCCGAAATTATTTATATTTGTAGCCATAATTGTGGAAGTTAAATATATTGGAAATAGATTTAAATATTATTATATTATAATATTATTATATAATGGTATCTTTTAAAAAACAGTTCTCTCTACAAAAAAGGAAAGAGGAATCATCGAAAATAATACTAAAGTATGAAGATAAAATACCGGTTATTGTTGAAAAACATAAAGGGTGTACATTAGATAATATTGATAAACAGAAATTTTTAATTCCGTATGATATGACTGTTGCGCAGTTTATTTATGTTATAAGGAAACGTATTTCACTTACTGATAAAGAAGCACTATTTATTTTTGTTGATAAAACACTCCCAATGACCTCACAAACGATTAGGTCATTATATGAAAGTTATAAAAATAGAGAAGATTTCGATGGGTTTTTATATATTACATACTGTAACGAGAATACATTTGGTTCTAATTAATTTTATTAATAATAAAATTGAAAATAATTATTTATAATATATAATTATCAACAATGTATAATTTTATGGAAGAAGACTTTAGTGTTCAACCAAAATTTCTTAATGGAATAAAACAAAAAGGTAAAGGAGGATGTTCTAAATCACATAATACTAAAAATAAAAAAAGAGTAAAAGAAGTATACAATAGTAAACATATTCGCATCACAGAACAAAAATTAGAAAGAACTAAGACTAAAAAATAATATATATCAACAATATTATAAATTATATTTATATTTTTTTAATCTTCCATTTTTGGTGCAAGGTAATAGTCAATATAACCATCACCAATCTTGTATCTCATTTTAACTGGGACATCATTATCGATTTCTATTTTAATAGTATTATGAAGCATATACCCCTTACTAAACATACTAATATTTTTTAGATTAAAATCTAGGCAAATATCCTTAAGATTTTCAAACTCAAGTTCATCATTGTTAAGAATCATTTTTAGACTGGTCATTTCGCCATCTGTTTTAAGACTAATTTTTTCTTTATCCTTTAGAATCTTAATTCTAAGATTTTCACCAATATCCTGAAAATCTTTAATAATATCGTTAAAATACCTAGAACTCATAGAAATTTTAGCTGTGTCATCAAATTCGTGAACGTCATACTCTTCATTATCAATATTAATAAGCTTGAATTCATAGAATTTATCGTATTTTTGATTGACGAAAATCAATTCGATACTATCACTAATTTCGTCGTCCTTTCCAAAAATAAAGATCAACTCGTCGTCTATCTTAAGATGGTTTAGAATCCGAACCATGATATTTAGATTAATACCAACTACATAATTTCTATCACACTGATATGAACTAAACAAGTTTTTAGGAATAAAACTATTAATAAGAGAAATATGTCCCATATCCATTGCACAAATATTAATACCTTCTGGTGTAATACTAACATTCATTTCTGTAACAATTGTGCTAAAGAATGTAAACATATTTTTCATATATTCACTATTTTTAGTTCTAAATCCAATATCATTCTCATCAAAATATTCATCGTGTGTTGGTTCCGCCTCTTCGTTGTACTTGATAAGTAGTTTTGGCATGTTTGCGACTATGTAGGTATTCCAACTTATTTATTTAAATTATTTCAATTTTAATATAAATTTAAATATATCCTTATTTTATAATGGAATTCTCTTTTCTAAATCCACCAGAAACGAGTGTAAATGACATGTTGGCATATGTCCCAAGATTCACTGATATGCAACTCAACTATGACCGCAATAAAAGTAAAGACATTAATGACCTTATTCTACAAGAATATAGTAATCTACCAAACGATTTCCCAATTGATAAACCGAATAATGAAATAGTAGGGGTCACTACTGGATTTACGGATTTGCTTCAAGATTTTAAACCAGATCCCTTTTTAAAATGTAATAAAGAAAATAAACAAGTCTGCAATGATTCTAAATTAAATGATTTCCCTAGCTTAAAGGTTTTTAAACCCAAAAAAAAATGTAAATATCATCATGATAGTTCTATAACTCAAACTAAATGTATTGACGTATAATTTAGTGTATATACTTAAATCTATGATTTGATTTATAATATAAATACTATAACAACGAAATGATTATTTCTAATAAACTTGTTAAATATTTACATACTGTTATACATCATACATTTTTTAATACAACATATAATAACGATATTCAAAAACAAAATGTTAAAACGAATCTTTTTAATATTTTAAAGGGTAATAGTAATTCTGAATTTATTATAAAAATATGTACTTGTGAATTTGAAAAAATTATTAATTACGAAGTAAATTATTATTTTAAACATAAACATTGTGAAATAGAAACTAATCCAAATTATACTAATTTATTATTCGAACATTTTTTGGATCTCTATAAAAAATCTATTACTCTTACTAATCTATTTAGTGAACTTTATAAATTCTCTGAACTTGATATTATTACCGAAGACTATAAACTCAACAAACTTCTTATAAAATCTTGGGATTCAATTGTGTTTAATAATATTTTCTATAAAATTATAAAAACAATAAATAACAATATCTACTCTAAAAAAACGTCAATTGATTTAGAAAATATAGTTTATGTTATAAAATCTCAATTTAAAAATAGATTTATTCAACTCACTTCTGAAATTAAGACCTATTCTTCTAAGTTTTACATTATAAATCGTAATCCATTAGAAGATACTTTACATTCATACATAACTAAATATAAAGAGTTTAATATAAATGAAGTAAGATTAGAAAATCTTTACACATTTTATAATTATATAGACTTTAAGGATGAATTAGTAATTTTATTTTTTAGAACAAATTTAGATTATGTTATTGATTTATTTAATAAAACGTTAGAAGAAGAGAACCTGGATAATATAAAATATGCAAATCAATTTCTATATAATTATACTGATAATGAAAATTTTATTACTTTAGTAGAAAAGGTTATAATATTTCTAAAAAAAAAATATGAAGATTGTGATATTTTGGAACAATATATAAAGGTATATAATAGAATCAAATCAATCTATCATATAGACATTTTTATTAATAATATTGAACCATTATTAGATTTGAAGTTTGAGGATATTAAAGTTATTCCAAATATAGAAAAGAAACTTATAAAACGGATTATAGAAGATATAAAACAACACAAACTATCAGACTATATAAAACTTATTCGATTTGTAGATGAATATATTTTTATCAGCCACTATATAAATAATTTATGTAAACGAATTATAAATAACAAAATAGATATTAATGTAGAATTAAAGTACTATAGCGCATTTAAAAATCTAGAAATGGATTTATATAAAATAGAATTAATTCTAAGTGATGTATCTATAAACAAATCAATAAACAATGAACTATTCTTTTGTAAAACAGAACTATTAACTGGTCGATATATGATATGGCCTCTTAAAAAGAAAGAAAAAATAGTGTTACCTAAATCTTTTAATAACGAACGCAACCTATTAGATTGTTGGTATAACGATAAATTCCCAACAAGAAAACTACATTTTATCCCAACTCTTCTTAGATGCGAAATACAATTTAATGACTATAAATTTAATATAAAAGGTATATATTCAGATATTCTACTAAAATTCAATGATACAGATTCTATAAAACAAGATAGTATTGTGCAAAATATAGACACATTTATAAAGATTAAACTAATAATAAAAAAAAATGATGAATACCATATTAATGATAATTTTTATAGTGAAAAAAAATATATCAAACTAAATTAAACATTTGTAAATTGTGGGTCAGGTGAGTTTATTTCATCATCATCATATACAACATTATCTGTAAGTTTTAGTTTTGTGTGCTTATCTACAATAAATTGTGGAGAGAAATATTTACATTTATTTTGAATATCTAAAATAGCAATCTCTAGTTTGTCCTGAAAATCCTCTTCATTCGGCATTTCCATTTCAAATTTTACCTTAACACTTAGTTTATTATATTCTTCTGCCGCTGTTCTATGTGATTCTTCCTTAGCACTATATCTGGTAGCACTACCAATAGATTGTATAAGAGCAGCAACAGAGGCCATAATACCTACAGATATACCAAATATATTCTGGGTCCTGTTATCTATAAATTCAGACGTAGACATAAATGATCCTATGCCAGATAAACAAGATATAACTATAGATGGACCAAAAATAAATTTATCTAATTTACTGTAATAATTAGAAGATGCCCCATGTATTTCTACCAAAACCTTTAATCTTTTGTAAATTTTTTTATAGAAAATAAATTTTTTCAGGTTATACCAATCTGGATATTTATAGTCATTCTTTAGATTTCTAACAGGAGTACTAATTTCATCATCATCACCCAGAGTGTTCATATATCTGAAACTAATAAATTAATTAAAATATTAGAACTTATTTATTCGTTTAAAAAATGGTTTTTTTTACTATATAGATTATGTACTTATAAAAAAATTGATTTAAATTAATATACACATAAATATTAACAATCATGTTTTCATCAAACAAAAAAATACCGATTGGTATAAAGGATATAATTGAAAGTAGAATAACCACTTGGTATCAGGAAAATCTTAGACGTAGCGATGCTGAAGAACAGTTATCGAATCACTGTAACGGAACATTTGTATTTCGCCCAAATACATCAGTCCCACGTTGCTCATATAATGCAGAAACTATAATTTCTTTGTCTTTAAAAACTCAAATAGGTATAAAACACTTCCTTATAATTTACAAGAATAATAAATGGTGTATTGGTAATGTTGGTAAACAATTTGACATGTTTGGAGATATGCTTATTTATTATTCAAAAAATTGTCCATCGAAAACATATAATACAACACTGATAAAATCTCTACCAGTCTATAATATTTATGAGAAATAGTCTCGTTGGTGTAGTCGGTTATCACGTTCGCTTTACACGCGAAAGGTCGCCAGTTCGAACCTGGCACGAGACTATTCTAGTCTTCTAGAAAATCTAAATCACATGCTTTTTTTTCTTTTTTATTTGACATTTCTTCCAATTGATTCATCTCTTTATCATATCGGACTATATTGTATTTATTTTTTTTATAGAATTTGATTCTTTTAATTGTCTGTTTAGAAAAAATAGAAAAATTATCATTTATATCTATAACCAATGGTACCTTTGTAATCTTATCCTTTTCCTGTCTAAGAATACGACCTACGGCCTGTTCAATATTACTTTTAGGAGAACCAAGTATAATAGTATTAAGTGGATATTTGCAGTCAAACCCTTCACTTGCCATAGAAAATGTTCCAAGAATAACATCACATAGTTCGGTTTCTTCCAGATCCCTCTGTTTCATACCACCCAAATAAAACCCACATGTATACGTAGAATCTGGATAATTATCAAATTTATACTTTAATGTTTTTAGATGTTCACGCCTATCACTTAGAATAAGAATTTTTCTACCATCTAATAGACATTTATATGCCTGATCTACTATTAGGTCAGTTCTCGGTTCATAATTAGTAATATTATTAATCATAATCGGTAGATTCGGTTTCTGTTTCATATTTAAACACATTTTAGAATAAGTTGGATCTTCTTCAAAATAATCTATCACCTTTACATCTACATTTGTATCATCTCTTTGTTTAATACTATAAGCAATTGGACCAAGATACCATTCAAATACCTTAGATAATCCATCTGCTCTTTTGGGAGTTGCAGATAACCCAAGAAGATACTTAAAATTTGTTTTAATAAGAGCCTTTGAAAATACTTCAGCACCCAGATGATGACATTCATCATAAATAACAAATCCAAAATCAGAAAACACTTCATCTTTGTAGTCCTTCATAGAAATACTCTGTAGCATCCCTATAACAATATCCTTATCCTTTGTTTTTATCACATTACCCTGAATTCTACCCACATTTGCCTCTGGAAGAAACTCTTCTATCCTTTCTTTCCACTGATTTAATAGGAACTCTTTATGTACTATAACAAGTGTCTTTACCTTTAGTTCAGCAATTAATTTCAAAGCTAGAACGGTTTTACCATAACCACAAGGAACTGATATGATACCTCCTCCTATCCGTTTAGCTTCTTCAAGATATTTATCAATAATCGGAAGCTGTTTGGGTCTTAGTGATTTTGAAAATTTAATATCTATAGGTGTCGCATTATTCAATTGAATATTATCAGTTAATCCTATTTTATTTATGCCATAAAATCTTGGTAGATATAGTTTCCTTTTGCTTTCACCATAAATAGGAAATGTCGGTGGAGGTGCCCCATAATCTGTGTTTACATATGGTTTTACTGTTAGTTCTTCCCTAATTGATTTAATTAATGATGGTGAATAGTCTTCTTTAATAATCGAATAACCTCTGCTTCCGATTTTCATACTATCTTATTGTTATATATAATTATCTAAATATTCTATAACTTTTTTTATTCTTTAATATTATATGACTGATTTAAATAGGTTTTTAAAGAATGTCCTTATTGTTTTAATAATAGTATTCAACGTCTATTTCATCCCGAAACTTAATAATTCAATTATTGACCTCTTTGATAACATGTTTGTTCGTATTCTTTGCCTTGGAGTTATACTATATACTTGCCTTGATGACCCTATAGTAGCTCTTTTACTTTCTGTATGTTTTGTTATGATGCACACAAAACTACAGGAACACAAAAATATGATTATTAAAGATATAGAAGAAAAAACAGTCGGTAATGATTATAGTATAGAAATAGACGCTGAATTAGATGCTGAATTAGATGCTGAATTAGATGCTGAATTAGACGCTGAATTAGATGCTGAATTAGATGCTGAATTAGATGCTGAATTAGACGCTGAATTAGATGAGGAAGATGAAGTTGTAGATGTTCCTGGAAATATGGCTGGTGCGAAGTTAGAGGAAGTAACACACTATGATCCACTCAATCAAACCGAAAATGTGTTTGAAGAACTAGAACCACTATTAAATGTAACTGATAATAGTTTTAATCCTAAATCATTTGATAGTTCTGATAATTTAAAAATTATTGACCAATTGGATATAGATAGTAAAAAAATAGAAGAATACAATAGAGTTCAATTATAATATTATACAAAACAACGTTCATCATTTCTCCATATACTTAAGATATCAGGGTTACCTAATTTTTCTGTACCAACAATACCTACTATAAGACTCTGAGCTATTTCATGTTTAAATAAATATTTTGTAAGATAAACTGCTATTACAAAAATAGTAACTATGTTTATTAGTATAAATGTTTTTTTAACTATTTGCTTCGTACTCAAAGATAACCCAGTATCTATAGGGGGTTCTTTAATTATTTCCGGTTCTTTTTCTTGTTTAATATCATTCTTTCCCTTTTTTTTACATCTTAGGAATTTATCACTACTTTTATTTACCTTCCTTTCATCTGTTTGTTCGGTTACTTTTCCAGAATTATAGAAAATTTCTCTTGTTCCTATACTTTTAATAGGTCTTGTATTTTTACCTAGATTCTTTTGTAGTATTTCTAGATTGGTTGGACCAATATTACCTATAGTATCCATTACTATATGTTTCATTGGAGTGCAAGGAGGGAAATGTAAACTACCTTCATAAACAAAAAATGATTTTTTTTTAGGTAGTAACATTTCTGCGTTCCAATCATCAGAAACCTCAACAATTTCTTTATTATCTATTTTAATTTCATTAATAAACTGATTCATAAAATTTTCGGTATCTCCAAAATAGTTACCTTCGTTAAACATAACACTAACTATAATACCCCCATTCTCTCCTACCTGATCAGTTAGTGAATGTAGCAAACATATTTCCATATCATAATAGTTTCCATCTATCTGATGTAAACTAGGTGTATGTATAGTAATTTCATTTAGTTTATAGTAAACATTATTATATATAATTCCAGAACCTTTATCATACTGTAAAGATAAATTTTTGTTTTTAATAAATTCAACAGAACATTTAGAAGGTTTATATGAAATTTTTAAATTACACAAATCCTGACACTGCTGTATTAGTTCAGTATCAATATTTATTGGCGATTGTTTACTACCTCTACAATCTCCAGACCAATAACTAGTTTCCCCATAAGTCCATTTACTTGCCATTATGTATAATTATATATTTTATTTTAAAATTATATAATTATGATAACTAATTTTGATAAAACTCCTGTATATATATTTTTTAGCGATTTATACAAAATTCTTAAGACTCTAATAGTACATATTACCAAACTTCTTCTTGCAGATTATAATATAGTAGAACCCAAAAAAACAAAGTCTCCATTTGAAAATAATAACAATAACAATAACAATGAATATAAATATAAACCCTTTACATATAAACCTCCTGAAGTAAAAATAGATTTTTTAAATGATTTACCCAAACCTGTTTATGGAAAACCAGCCAAACAAGATGAACCCTTAATGGCACACAACATTAATGATAACCATGAATTCTCTTACGATACACTAAAACCATCTATCACTATAGAACCTCTTCATACCATGAATATCACAGATAACTTCACGAAACCAAATATACCCTATAAAAAGGAATGTAAGCAATGGGACGAATTAGACTATGTAAATAGACCGTGGTTTCCTCTATAATTATTGACTTTTTTTTACAAAAAAAAAATTGATTTTATATTCTTCTTGATAAGCAATTAACACATCAACCAACAACCTTACCGAACGACTATAAACAATCTTTCTAGCAATCTTAACAACAAAAACAAACCAACTAAAACCAAAAACAAACTAAAAAACAATCATGACTATGTCTACATTCGCATCCCTTAACATGTCCGACTCTATTGTCGTGACTACAACAAACCCAAAAACAAAGTCCCATTCAAAGGGCGACAAATACTACCTCAAGAAGCAAGAAAAGAAGAAGCGCGACGCAATGATCAAGAAGAATCGCTCAGAAAAAATGGATACAAACAACGTCTATTCCCGCCGCGAATATGGGCGCTACAATGGAAGCAAGCCTTTCGAAATCTACACAAAACACGACTATCCGACCAAGTATGAAGAAGAGCGGCAGTTTATGAACCAGAAAGACGTCGATAAGTCTTTTGTCGATGAAATCTACGAGGAATACAGCGAGCAGATGCAGAATTGGGACGACCAACACGTATACGATGATGATGAATTGCCTGAACAGGCACCAAAATACATGGGTAACAGGAAGACCAAGAGGTCTTCATCATTTGATGACTACCTAGACGAACCCCCAACAAAGAAACTCAAGTCAAAGACTAATATCCATAATGAGATTAAGGCCGAACTTATCCAGATTAGGTATGAAGTAGATGAGACCCTCACCTTTATGAAAGAAGAGTGGGAACGCATTGACCACAAAATCAAACTCTTGGCAAATAACATGAATAGCGTTACAGAAAAAACCTGGATGGACGATGATGACCTCAACTGGATGTCAGAATCGTCGAGGGGCTACCTGGTAAATTCACCAGATTATGATGAAGATTACTACAATTAATAGGATAGAAGTATTAGAATAGTAGTAGAATAGGTAGTAGTAGAATAGATTTTTTTCTATAATTTTACTTTATAGACCTACAAATAGATAGATTTTATAAATCTAAAAAAATTGAATATAAATTAATTCTAAATAGGATATTAACCAACCAACCCAATACAAAGACTTACACCCGACACAATACAAAGACTTACACCCGACACAATACAAAGACTTACACCCGACCATGTTTGCCAATTTTATTAATTTGTTTGGAGCGTGGAATACGCTGATCTGTATGGATGAAGAAGAAGAAGAAGAAGAACCCTGGACTCGCAAAATCTGTGTTAAAGGCAGAGGAACATTTACAAAAAAAGACATATACGAACATCTGACCGAAGCTCACTTTGGTACAATCGTAGGCATAGAACTATACAACAACAAAAACAACAACTACTACAGTTCATACTGTAATGAACCACAATCAGATGTAGGATTTACTGCAATTGTATATATTAACGAAAAAACCGATAAAAACAAGACACTTTATAGGCTATTGGAAGTTCAAAATGATACAATAAATCTATATTACTACTGGGACACATACTGGTATATTAGTAAGTATGTATCAGACGAACAGATTAATGGCCCTCTGCCTGTTTCAAAAAATCCAGAAGGTGAAGAATGGAGACATGAATGTAAGTTGAAGGAGCTGGAAGGAGGGTCGATTAACTCTGATGTAAATCCTAAAAGGATACGAATTAGTGGATCGTGGGATACATACCCTCATGTCAAGGTATAGTTATATAATAGTAGTTAGTGTTAGTATATTTTTTATTGATTAAGAATAGTATTTAATTCAGAAAATACTTCTCTCCATTCTAAACTTTTATAGGTATGAGTAAGTTCCTCATCTTTTTTAATATCTCTAACAGCATATATTTCAAATCTATTTTCTTTAAAAAATCGTTTCATAATTGTATTAGCATTTCCTTTTTTAGCTGTATTGTAATAGGTTGCACAACCGGAAGTAAAAGCCCAAGTTTTATTTGGAATTTCATCGGACCAAGTAAATACGTGTGGATTTTTCATACCATCAAAGTTATCCAATACCCTAACAATGCCCATCTCCACCAGTTCTCCATTTTTTATATCAGTATTGGCAAAAGCACCATCAAATTCATTTGACTTTATAGAAAAACTAGACGTTTTCACATATACCTTTGAACAATCCACTTTACTCATTTAATAATAATTATCTATTTAGTTTTAAATGGAACAATTATACTACATAAAATAAAAAGGAAATTAAATTATTTAAACAAATCTGGTGTAATATATAAAATGTCCTTTTCAAAACACAGACCTAAGATGTCTAGTGTAAAAAATAATTTGATGGAGGAGGAAGAGGATGAGGTTACGGTAAATATCTATACTATGAATAACCGCATCTATTTTTATGATGATATCAATAAATTTTCAGCACTTAGACTAAGGGTAGAACTTGAAACACTTGCAAATAAAACAGAATATATTGCTTCTACTAACAATATTGATCCTATCCCTATTTATTTGTATATTAACAGTGAAGGTGGTGAAGTAGGGAGTGCTCTAGCTATTGTAGATTATATTCTAAATTGTAGGGTTCCAGTTTATACAGTTATTGAAGGCGAGGCTTGTAGTGCAGCAACTCTTATTTCAATTGTTGGTGATAGGCGTTTTATGACTAAAAATTCTCATATGCTTATCCATCAGGTACGTGGTGGTCTGTGGGGTCGTATGAATGAATGTGAAGATGAAATGAAAAACATCAAAACATTTAACAATAAACTTATTAAACTTTATAAAAAATATACAGATATTCCTGAGACTAAACTAGAAAAGATTCTTAAAAAGGATATCTCATGGTCTAGTAAAACTTGTCTTAAACTAGGACTTATCGACGAAATCCTTGAATAAATTATTATCTAGTGCAATAGTTTCTTTTTGGTCATCTAATAAGATATTTTCAAGTATTAAAATTATCTGTGTTTTATCATGAATCTTAATTTTATTTTTATATATAATATCTACTAATTCACTTATAACTTTTGCTGTAGGTTCGTCTATAGAATCTATCCTTTTTTCTTTTATACTTATATTGATTTTATGATTAATTTTATCAATATTATTAATCATGATTCTATTTGGTTCTATATCTAATTTATTGGATAAAGTTGTTATTATTTTATTTTCTAAATCGATATGATGTCCTATATTTTTAGGAATAAATTCAATCGTAACACTAACCGTTTTATCGGTAGGGTCTCTCTCATAATCTACAAATTTATTACAAATGTTATATGTTTTACCAGTTGGTTTAGTGTATTTAGTACTTGAAAATAAACTATAATTATTCGACCACAAATTTATGTTATTATTACTCCATTTATTTACAATTTTGTTATTTTCTTCTACATATTCTAATGGAATAGATGATAACATATCACTTGATGGTTCTGTTTTATCTGTTGTCACTATATCTCCAGTAGTAGTGTAACCATCATGTGTATTTGGTTTCCAAAAACATACTTCTGTATCTTTAGTTTTATGACATAGAGGTTTAGGGTCAAAATATAAGACATCTTTGCAATTAGATTTATGAACGGTTGGTGTTTCAATTATATTATTTGGATCAGTATTATTGTTAAGTATTATATCACCTAAAATTCTATAATCTTCATCAGCAATAGGACGCCATATACTAACCGTTTTATTATTTTTTTGATTCGACCAGATTTTATCATATTTTTTTGTAGATTTTACATTTAATAATTTATTAGGTTTAATGTTGGTTTCTGGCAAATAATAATGGGTTTCTTCATCATCTGTTGTGAAAAATGGTGAATGATGTATCTTCCAGAATTCAGTTTTAATTTCTGTATCATCCAATTTTAACTTTATTTTCGTTATTAATTCCTCTATTTCTGTTTCTTCTGTAAATTTACTACTAATACCCTGAACTCTATTTAGAGATGGTTTATTTTTACTTATTATATAAGATAAAAACCTTATATTTTCTTTACCTTTAGGAACCCATACTCCATATTTTTTATCTATCATAGTTTTTAATGTATAATCCACTGGTTTATTTTCTTTATTGAATTTTACTAAAACTGATATAGTTTCTGGTTTAGTATTTTCTGTAGTTACTATTTGTCCTAAAGGAAAATAATTATCAATAGGTTCAGGTTCCCATATAAATAATTCGGTTGCCTTAAAAACCAATTTATATTTATTCGTTTTTTTTATAACTATTTCAGAATCTATCTTTTGTTCCTTTGTTACTGCTTTCTTTTTGTGTTTCTTTTTTTCCTTTTTAACTGAAAAGTTTTCGATCTTCTCTGTTTTTATACAATCAATAATTAAATAAATAATTATTAATAATAATAATAAATATAGTTTCATTATAATATAATTATACAATTTTTTCTTAAAAATACGACTTAATCTCTATTAATAAACATATGGGATATATTTTGGGGCATCAAATTTAAGTATCTGGACTTTAAATGTACCATTATATTGTTCGATTGATATCTCATCGTTATTATAAATTTCTTTACAGCCTCTCTGGTTATCAGAGCAATTATCACTACCAATTGTTAATGGTATTTTAAAATTATTTTTATCCATTATATAATAGTTCCAGGTGTTTGCACCTTTATACAATGGTTTTCCAAATAACTGGAGTATAACCGTTTTATCATTATTTCCAGGATCAGTAAATTCATCACTATTATTTGTTACTTTATGAAGAACACCTACCTGCTGATAATCACCACCGGATCCCCTTGTTTCCATATTAATAGGCATTCTACCTACATAACTACCAGTAGAATGATGGTCTCTTTTAAGAGGAGGCATCAATGGATTGTGTAAAACTTCTAAATCTCGGTTTATAATACGCGAATCATCCCTGAGCAGTTTGGAATCGATATCGATATCTATATCTAATTGTTTATTATCCTTATTAGATTTCTTTAATTTTTTAAATAATCTTTCCTCTAATTCATTAATAGAATCAACATTATTACTTCTATATATACCTTTAATATAGTTATTAGTAAATAAATACATTCCTACTAACAAAAATAATGAAATATATATCACATGTATATTATTTATACAAATAGTATTAGTCGGACATTTATTCATATTTATATTTATATAATATTTAATTTATTCAATTCGTTATTGTAGTTTTCTATAATACTTAGATTCTTCTTAATAATTGAAAGTGCTTTTGCAGTTGAATTAATTTTGTTTTTATCTATCTGAAATTTATCCAGGGTTTTACTATTATAGTCCCTTTTAAATTGCGAGATTTTTTTTAAAAATTTGTCAATTGTACAATTGATTATTGTACATGAGATAAAATTCGTATCATTATCTTCTACAGAAGATGCCTTGCTTTTTGATTTATTTATATACCAACGGTGGTGTCCGTCTATAATAAAATTATCATTAGTAATAATAATCGGTTTGTTTAGTTCCTCTTTATCTAAAGATATCCCTTTAATTTTTGATGAACTTAGTTCTGATTTGGTTGGTATTAAATCTGACATATCTACCTTTCGGGTTGATATATCTGTCGGCTTATCCTGTTTAGTTTTATCTACATATTTAGATATCAAATTATCTGATAATTCTTCTATTACATTCTTGTAAATAGATTTAATTGTTTTCTTTTTTTTTTTTGGTGTAGTAGTTTTTCTAGCAGGCGTGTCTGAATTTGATTCAAAATTCTCTAATAAATGAAAATGTTTTACTATACTTATACTTATAATTATGCAATATATACCCATTAATAATGTTATTTTATCAGTAATAAAATTATTTAGAACTGAAAACATTAAAACAAATATGACTATGTTATAGTATTTCTTAATATATACATTAAACAGTAAATAGAATAAAACTAAAATGAAAATTAAATTTTTATTTAATTCGGTATACATAAATATAAACAACAAATTTTTTATAAGAGTAAATTACTAATAAAAAAGATAATACCAGACAACAACGATTTTATTAACAACACAATAATTATATTATATTTGTTAAAGATTTCTTTATCCGGCAAAATGTTCTCTATAAATTTAGTTGAAACATTCGAAAAAACACAACTAGATAAAATAATTACAATTATTGCTGGTTTTAGGTTTTCTAATATTTTATCTATTAAACTCTTCTCAGCTGGTGGTTCCTCTTTCTTAACCGGAGGATGTGGTTGCTGATACTGTGGGTGGTATTGCTGTTGATGATATTGTTGGTTTGGATCTTGGTGATGATATTGTTGGTTTGGATCTTGGTGATGATATTCTTCTTCCTCATCGTATTCATGTTCAAGTCTCTGCTGTTCTTCTATTTGTCTATTCATATTCTCTTCCATTCTCATTTGTTCTTCTTTTTGGGTGTCATCTATATTAGTTTCTATAACCGGTGCGTCAATATTATTCAAAATGCCCTCAACCAAATTTTTATCTTCATTATCAATAAAATCACTAATAGGTCTAGATTTACTCATATATATTTTTTAATAAATCTTTTTATAAAATAAAACGAATTAATTTATAATTATACAATTTCTTTTACTGATTAAAGTATGAAAACTTAATGCTAATATTAATGCAAGTATAATAGAAATTAAATTTTGTAACATATAAAATATACTTATATTTTTTTAACTAATTTTGGCGATTTTGTGATAAAATAAACGAATATAATACATAACATAAATATTATTAGAAAAAGGTCTACATTTAAGAATTTATTTAGTTCCATTATATTTATATATCATTTTATTTTTTTACCCATGATTTCTGCTCTTCAGATTTTTTAAGTTTATCTGATGTCCTTAAACTTATCTTTATCTTGCCTTTACTAGAATCAGATGTAATACCTTTGCATTCATCTAATTTATTACATTCTTCTTTTGCCTGTTCTAATGTTGTAAGTTTTTCTTCTGTCTTTATTTGCTGTTTACCTTTACCTGAACTTAAAGATGTATCTTTGTATGGACCATCCCAGTCTTTGCTGCCAGGGTCTCGGTCCGTATCATTTACAGATGGATTAAATTTTATTTTTAATTTCTTCTTCGGTTTCTCGTCTTTATCTTCGTCTTTTTTCTCGTCTTTCTTAGCGTCTTTATCTTCTTTCTTTTTAATTTTTTTAATTAGTTTCTTTTTAACTGGTTCACCTTGCTTCTTAACAATAGGCTCCTGAACTAATAGTTTCTCATATTTTAGGGAAACACTATGTGTATCTGTATCATTCCAGAATAAATTAGAATTATTATTTTCTCTAATCTTTCGTTCTAATGATAAAAGTTTGTTTTCCTCAATATATTCACGTATTAAACTTTCTCTTTCTTCAATATTATTAGTAGTTAAATTCACCCTTTTAATTTTTTCATTAAGTATAAATAAATTCCTTTTTGTTTCTATTTTTTTCTTAAGAATAATTTCATTATCTATATTCTTATTATTACTAATAAACTCTAAACAAATTTTTTTGTATTTTATTAATTTTAAATATTCTTCCTTTAGTTCATCAAAATTATCAGTATTATTTCCTTCTATATCATCTCTTTTTTTCTTTAGACGATAAATAATTTCATTTATCTGGATATGTATAAAGTCTAAAATATCATTAACCCTTCTATATTTTGGTAGAACTATAGTTGTTTTTTTTCCATTAGTTAATGAGGTTTTTACCAATTTACCATCTAATTCATCATAAGTAAATTTAGTTAAGTTTCCCTTTTGATTTTTTTCCTTTAAAAATCTCCCATAACTATCTAAATAATCCAAATAATTATCCGTTTCCAAATAATCTAAAGTTTCTATTTTATTATCTTTACCACCACCAGATTTTATAGATGTGTCTTCTTTTTCATCTAATAATGCAACAAAGTTCGGACATGACTCAACTTCTATATCAGAAGATTCTACTTCAACTTCTGGTTCAGTTCTTGGTGTAAAAACAAATACTGGCTTTTCTGTTATATCTTCAAATAGAGCATCGTTTACATCATCATCCAAATCTAATGAAAAATCACCCTCTAGTTCGTCTTTTTCTTTTTCTTCTTCTTCATCATCATTTGTAACAGTTAAATCATCCAAATTTATAGTTTCTTCATCTAAATTAAACTCTGGTATATCAAGGCCTAAGTCTTCCTTTACCTCATGTGGTTCTGTACTGCTTGAAATATCTACAATAGTTGTTAATAATTGATTTTCTTCGCTAAGATCACATGTTTCAGATAAAGGAGGGGTTAAATCAACCTCTTCTAAATCTAATAAATTTAAAATATTGGTGTCTTCTACTTCAGGCACTTCTGGTTCTAGGGTAATGGGTACTTCAGGCACTTCTGACACCTCAAGTTTAGGTTCAGCATTATCAAGAAGTGTAACATTAATAGACATAATATAATATAATAGTATAAAAATTATTTAAAATAATATATAATTATTTATAAATTGTAATCATCAAAACGATGATTCTTAGAATGTTGGGTTCTAACCTTTTCAACATATTTATCTGTATTCGAAGTACTTAATACAAGACGTTCTCTATCAGTTTCTTCCATAATAGAATTCGTATATTCTTTGTTAAATTTTTCATCATCAGTAAAAACACCTGAACCTTCTTCTCTATAACTAAATCTTGGCAATAGTTTACTATCAAATTCAAGTGCATTTCTTGGAACACCAGAACCAAACACAAATGCTGGACTAGAAATTGGTGCTTTATCATTTATACATTTTGGTATTTCTCTACGGGTTTCCCATTTATCTGGTGGCATATAGACATAACCTGGAACATAGGTTGTATCATATGGATTTTGGTCAGAATACTTTTTATTTAAGTAAATTATCTGTTTCCATAATTGACTATCAGGGGTAGACATAAGAATATCTCTATCATATTTTGTTAGTTTCCTTAGTGTTTTATTTCTTATAGCTGTCTTAAATTCCTGTAGAAGTATATTATTTTCATTAGTATTATAACTATTTAGATTGGATTTAGAAGCTATTAATTTTTTAGTATAGGAAACAATGTCTTGCAAAGCCTCTGAATTATCTGAAGTAATATCCACTGATAGTGTAGAATCAAGTAAACCTAATAATTTTTCTTTATCTAAATTATCTAATTGGTTGAGTCTGGGTTTAAGACGCTCAAATTCTTTATCATTCATTGTTTTAGGATTTAATTTCTCTATAGATTCAATTATACTATTTAACTTATTATGATGACTATTATCTATATTCGAATTTGAACTATAAGACATAGGTAACATTGGCATTTGGGTAGACATTGGTGTCATCTGACCCATAAGAGCCAACTTACTTAGTTCATTATTTTGTGATTTTTTTACCGTATTGGAAATATTCATGGTTTGGTTTTCCATTACTTTCTCGACAGCTAACATAGAATTTTTAAGTTTATTTATTTCCATACTAGTGTTTTCTGTTTTAGGTTGGGAAAGCAACTTAGTTAACTGATTGGTTTGAGATTTTAATAAATTGTGTGATTCATGTACCTTATCATGTAGTGCCTTTAATTTAGGATCATCAGATTTATTGTTATTTAACTCGGATAATTCATCGGTCTGATTAGTTAACATTTTCCCGACTGATTTTATTACACGTACATCAGCATCAGAACCCTTCCCTATTTCATTCTTAAGAGATTCTTCTAAACCTTCAATTTGTTCTATTAAAGCATCATGTTTTTCCCTTGCATTTGTAACTTCTAATGCTTTAACTCTTAATCTCTCCGTTTCTTCCCTTGCTTTAGCCAATTTGTTATTACTAATACTTTTAAGTTTAGTTGCTTTAATATCTGATTGCGATTCCTTAATTTCGTCTATTTTAGTTAGTATAGGAGTTAACTGTCCTTCTAATAAAGTCTTCATTTGTGCTAATTGTGGGCTTAGATTAGTACCAGCATTAATACCAGACTTAGCAGTTACAATAGTATAAATTTGACCTTGTATGTCCATATTTAATTGATTTATTTTAATAAGTTCTTGTTCATATAATTCTTCTAATTCATCTAATTCATATAATAAACCATCAGCATTAATACTTGATTTAATATCACCTAATTCATTATTTATACTAACTAAATTTAATCCAGCTGCTTTTAACTTTTCGTGATGGCCATCTAATTCTATTAGTGTAGGGGGGGGGGTCAATTTCTGCATTTTAGTTTTTATTTCGTCTAAAACGGCTTCCGCCGCCGAACTTTTGGTAACTTGTTCATTTATTTTTATAGTATATGTAGCTGTTTTTTCGAGACCAGTTAAGTAAACCCAAGTACCATTAATTTCATTTATTTTAGAAGTCAAGTCAGCCACTTTAGAAGTCAAGTCAGCCACTTTAGATGTGTCGGTCACCGCGGCGTACAATTTTTTTGCAACTGTATATAAACGCACGACATTCTCTTTACGAACTGTAAAAGCTGAAAAAAGTTGGGAGTCCCAATCTTCATATGTTTTAGTTGTTAACAAGCCTTCAGCATCTATGTCTGCCTCAAGTTTATCGAAAGCAGCAAGAGCCGCCTCCGCGGCCGCCTCCGCGGCGGCAGCACCAGTGCCAGTACCAGTGCCAGCAACATCACCCCCGAATAACTTCAAAGAGCGCAAGCGCGCAGCAGCCATCTCACTTACAATAGTAGCAATTTGTTCTGTTATGCCAGTCTTTAATTGTTTTATTTTACTAAGTTCTGTATCATATAATGTTTTAATATCATCTAATTCATATAATAAACCATCAGCATCAATCTTTAATTTAATATCACCTAAGTCACTAATTATACTATCTAAATTAGAACGAGCTGTTGTTAACTTTCCTTTATGGACATCTAATTCTATTACTGTAGGCGTGCCGGGTTTCAGCATTTTATTTGTTATTTCTTTTAAAACGGCTTCCTCATCCGAACTTTTGGTAACTTGTTCATTTATTTTTATAGTATATCTAGATGTTTTATGAATTACAGTCCATCCCACCCAACTTGCTTTATGGTCATCTATATATTGCACCATAGCGGCCGAGCCCGTGTTGTCCCCCACACCGTCGTACAAATCTTTTGCGACTGTAAATAAAAGCATGACCTCATTGAACTGAACTGTAAAATCTGGAAAAAGATCGCCTGCCCATAGATTCAGGTTGGCGTCGGTGTCGGTCTCGGTGAACAAGGGAGAGGCAGTGAACTCTGCAAAAAGATTATCCCAAGCATCAAACGCTTCCTTTTCCTTCTCGGCGGCAGCAGCAGCATCGGAGAAATCTTCCCTGTTATTAGTATGAAGTGTATAACATTTGTGTAAAATTACACAAATAAAAAATACCAAAAACAATATTATTATTTTTCTAATATTCATTTTCATATATTATTATAAAATATTTTATTATCAAATAAATTAAATTTACCAGTTATCTGGATGTATATGGAAAAATCCATCAATATGTTTTTCATTATTATTATATGTTGGTTCAGAATATTTATCATTTAATTTAAGTATTTGTTTCCATAATTTATTATCGTAATTTAAATTAGAAAGAAGAAGTTTTCTATCTTTCTCGCTAATTCTTGTTAATGTACCCTTTCTTAATGCTTTAGATATTTCCATTATTAGTATTTCTCTTCCGGTTTTATTATAATTATTAAGATTAGATTTAGATTCTATAAGTTTATTTGTATAAGAAACGATATTTTCTATATCTTTGGAATTATTTTTTTCTACCTTTATTTCTAAAATGGAAGTTAAGAGACCTAATAATTGATTTTTATCTAAATTATTTAAATTATTATAGTCTTTATTTAATTTAGTAAACATTTTCTTATCCATAGATTTAATATGAAGTTTATTTAATGATTCTATTATATTATTTAACTTTTCATGATGATTATTTGATTTAATGGGTAAAATTGTTTTATTTTTAGATTTGTAATATTTGTTTCTAGTTTTTGTAACTGTATTAGAAAGTGAACTCGTCTCTGTTTCTATTAACTGTTCTACATTAATAATTGATTTTTTGAGTCTATTAATTTCTGAAACAGTTTTTGGGGATTTAGGCTGTTTAAGTAATTCTTCTACTTTACTAGTTTGAGATTTTAGTAGTTCTTGAGACTCATGAAGTTTTGTTTTTATTGCATTTAACTCTGTCGCATACTTATTATTTGAATCAGTTATATTATTTATTTCAGCTAATTTTACCAATTTTTCAGTCTGGTTATTTAAACTTTCTTCTAAGGAACTTATTATAGAAATATCCCAATCTTCTCCCTTTTCTAGTTCTTTTTTTAACGCTGATTCTAGTTCTGTTATTTTGTTTAATAAAACTTGATGTTTTGCTTCTTCTTCTTCCTTTTCATTTTTTAAATCTGATACAGTACTATTTGTAGTTGTGGGCGAGACAAATTGATAATTATTATAAGACTTCTGGATTTGGTTTATGTCATCCCTTATTGGCGTGAATATACTATTAAATAATAATTTATAATTTGTTGGTGTAGTTTGAGGGACTGTTGTATTTGATGGGGGAACTGTTGTATTTGATGGGGGAACTGTTGTATTTGATGGGGGAACTGTTGTATTTGATGGGGGAACTGTTGTATTTGATGGGGGAACTGTTGTATTTGGAGTATTTGAAATTGATTCCTTAGCATTACAACTTCCGGTTATTTTATAAGGGTAAGTTTTATCTTGTGTTGTTTCTGGGAGTACATAAGGGTTACAGTTACTATTTATTTTATTTATAACAAAATATTCTGGAGAGCCTATTTTTAAAGACATCCAGAAATATAATGCTTCTACAAGACTATTTTGTTTATTATTGTCTATAAATCCAATCTTATCAGGATCGTATATTACTTCTGTAGGATTTGATAAATAATATGTTAATTCTGTTAACATATCGCCTAATGCTATAATTGTGCTCTTATATATGCCCATTAGTGCTTTCACTGTATATTCCGTATTAACCAAATAGTCTTTTTCAGGTGCCTTATCAATTAGTGCTTTTAGTTCAATTATAGTTTTATCGAGAATTTGTGAATATTGGTTTGTTGGAAACTGACCTATTAGTGTTTTTCTATTTTGGTAGTCATATGCCCATCTTTTCAACGGAAGTGACTTAATTATATCATTTGGATCTAATAGATTTAACTTTTTTATTAAATCTTCAAGAGCTTTTTTTGATTTGGTTAAGTCTTCCTTATATTTATTTACATGGATTACTAAAGTTTTTGTGTATTTATCTACATATGACTGATTTTGTTTTTCTATTTCGTCAACTTTAGTTTTTATTTCTTGAAATTTTTCTACTAAATTAAGTTTGGCCTCTTTAATTTCCTTTTTTTTAGTATCGATAGGGTTCAGGAATTTTGACGTTCCGGTCTTTTGCTCTAATGAACTAAGTATAACATTATAATGATTAATCTCATATTTAATATTATTAAAATCTAAAACTAAACTGTCTATATTGTTTTGTACTTCTTCTATTGTAGTTTGAGATAAGAAAGGTTCCTCACCATAGATTAGTTTTAATTTTTCTTCTATATCATTGTAAGTGATGTTATATATTGGAGACCTTTTTAAATTACTAATTTTTTTTTCTAAATCATAAATTTCTTGTGATGATGGGAAACCCGTATATAAATTTATAGCGTCTTGTTCTAAAGAAAAGAAATTCTCCATATTATTGTTAATAGAATTACATTTTTTTACAAAAAAACATATTAAAAGTAATAATAATACAATTAAAATTAGTTTTACACGAACCATTACATTTATATAACAAAATAAAATTATTACATTTATTTTATTAAGGTAAGAACATAGTCTAATTTTTTATGGTATAGAGAATCAATATTATTCTGGGGTTTTAATTGTTTTAAAATTTGTAATATATAGTCTAATTTTTCATGATAATTAAACTGTTCACAATTAGGTAATTCAATCTGATGTAATTTTTCAATAATAAAGTTTATTTTTCCATTCTTAGAATCATCAGTACTATTTAATGATTGTAATTTTCCGAACATTTCTAGAACATAATCTAGTTTTGTATGATAATCGTCTAAAATTTTCTTTTGAGGATTCATTTTTTCTATCATTTCAAGAACATAATCTAATTTTTTATGATAAATATCATCTTTTTTATTTAATTTGTTATATTCTTTTAATTTCATTATTACATAATTTAACTTTTTATTATAACTTGCATCACCACTTTTACATTTAAATTCGCTTAATTCTTTTAATTTAACATAAACATAATTTATTTTTGTATCATATGGTTTATTAAATACTTCCGTATTTTTATAAAATTTATAACTAGAAGCAGTTGTATATGACCTAGTTTGTCTTGTTGGCTTATACTGTGTTGTTGATGAAGGTTTATAAGGGGTTGTTAATGATGGTTTAGAAGTGGGTGTTATTGAGTGTGGGTTATAAGGGGTTGTAGGTGATTTAGGTTTATATGGTGTTGTAGGTGATTTAGGCTTATATGGTGTTATTGAGGGTGGGTTATAAGGTGTTATAGGTGATTTTGGATTATAAGGTGTTATAGGTGATTTTGGATTATAAGGAGGTGTAGGTGATTTTGGCTTATAAGGTGTTATTGAGGGCGGGTTATAAGGTGTTGTAGGTGATTTTGGCTTATAAGGTGTTATTGAGGGCGGGTTATAAGGTGTTGTAGGTGATTTTGGCTTATAAGGTGTTGTAGGTGATTTTGGGTTAGTAGATGGATCTGTAGTAGTAGGTATTTCCGTTGTAGTTTTACTGTATGGGTTACACGTATCAGTTACACTAACCGGTGCTTCTGCTGGTAATGACTGTGTAGTTGTAGGTGGCTTTACTTCATAAGGACTACATGTATCAGTTACACTAACTCGTGATTTTTTAGTTGTAGCAGCATCTGTAGTTGTAGATTCTGTAGTTGCAGGTGGCTTTACTTCATAAGGACTACACGCATCAGTTACACTAACTCGTGATTTTTTAGTTGTAGCAGCATCTGTAGTTGTAGCTTCTGTAGTTGCAGGTGGCTTTACTTCATAAGGACTACACGCATCAGTTACACTAACTCGTGATTTTTTAGTTGTAGTAGCATCTGTAGTTGTAGCTTCTGTAGTTGTAGCTTCTGTAGTTGCAGGTGGCTTTACTTCATAAGGACTACACGCATCAGTTATACTAATCGGCGATTTCGTAGGCAATGACTCTGTAGTTGTAGCATCTGTAGTTGTAGCATCTGTAGTTGTAGCATCTGTAGTTGCAGGTGGTTTTACTTCATAAGGACTACACGCATCATTTACACTAACTCGTGATTTTTTAGTTGTAGTAGCATCTGTAGTTGTAGCAGCATCTGTAGTTGTAGCAGCATCTGTAGTTGCAGGTGGCTTTACTTCATAAGGACTACACGCATCAGTTATACTAATCGGCGATTTTGTAGGCAATGACTCTGTAGTTGTAGCATCTGTAGTTGCAGGTGGCTTTACTTCATAAGGACTACACGCATCATTTACACTAACTCGTGATTTTTTAGTTGTAGTAGCATCTGTAGTTGTAGCAGCATCTGTAGTTGTAGCAGCATCTGTAGTTGCAGGTGGCTTTACTTCATAAGGACTACACGCATCAGTTATACTAATCGGCGATTTTGTAGGCAATGACTCTGTAGTTGTAGCATCTGTAGTTGCAGGTGGTTTTACTTCATAAGGACTACACGCATCATTTACACTAACTCGTGATTTTTTAGTTGTAGTAGCATCTGTAGTTGTAGCAGCATCTGTAGTTGTAGCAGCATCTGTAGTTGCAGGTGGCTTTACTTCATAAGGACTACACGCATCATTTACACTAACTCGTGATTTTTTAGTTGTAGTAGCATCTGTAGTTGTAGCAGCATCTGTAGTTGTAGCAGCATCTGTAGTTGCAGGTGGCTTTACTTCATAAGGACTACACGCATCAGTTATACTAATCGGCGATTTTGTAGGCAATGACTCTGTAGTTGTAGCATCTGTAGTTGCAGGTGGCTTTACTTCATAAGGACTACACGCATCAGTTACACTAACTCGTGATTTTTTAGTTGTAGTAGCATCTGTAGTTGTAGCAGCATCTGTAGTTGTAGCTTCTGTAGTTGCAGGTGGCTTTACTTCATAAGGACTACACACATCAGTTATACTAATCGGCGATTTTGTAGGCAATGACTCTGTAGTTGTAGCTTCTGTAGTTGCAGGTGGCTTTACTTCATAAGGACTACACGCATCAGTTATACTAATCGGCGATTTTGTAGGAAATGACTCTGTAGTTGTAGCATCTGTAGTTGCAGGTGGCTTTACTTCATAAGGACTACACGTATCAGTTACACTAATAGGTGATTTTGTAGGCAATGGCTTTGTAGTTGTAGCATCTGTAGTTGCTGGTGGCTTTACTTCATAAGGACTACACGTATCAGTTACACTAATAGGTGATTTTGTAGGCAATGACTTTGTAGTTGTAGGAGGATTTACTTCATAAGGACTACACGTATCAGTTACATTAATAGGTGCTTCTGTCTTTTTATTATCCGGTTTAAAAGATAAACATTTACTTGTAACAATAACTTCTGGTTCTGTAGTTTTAGAAACAGATTCATTTGGTTTATATGGTGTGCATCTATTATTATTATTTATTTGATTCACTTGTAATTTCGTAGTTGTAGATGTATTCTCATATGCCCTACATTTATTGTTAACACTAATAGGTGATTTTGTATTTGTAGCTTCTGTAGTTGTAGGAACTGTAGTTGTAGGAACTGTAGTTGTTGGAACTGTAGTTGTAGTTTTAGGAGGCTTTATTTGATAAGGACTACATGTATCAGTTACAATAACTGATGCTTCTTTATTATCCGTAACTGTTGTGTTAGGTTTAAAAGATAAACATTTACTTGTAACAATAACTTCTGGTTCTGTAGTTTTAGGAACAGATTCATTTGGTTTATATGGTGTACATTTATTATTATTTATTGTATTTACTTGTAATTTCGTAGTTGTAGATGTATTCTCATATGACCTACATATATTGTTAACACTAATAGGTGATTTTGTATTTGTAGCTTCTGTAGTTGTAGCCTCTGTAGTTTTAGGAACTGTAGTTTTAGGAGGCTTTATTTCATAAGGACTACATGTGTCAGTTACACTAACTGTAGTTTCTTTATTATCCGGATCCGTTGTGCTAGGTTTAAAAGATAAACATTTACTTGTTACAATAACTTCTGGTTCTGTAGTTTTAGGATAATAATCATTAGGTTTATATGGTGAGCATCTCTTATTATTTATTTGATTCACTTGTGATTTCGTAGTTGTAGTTGTAGATGTATTATCATATGGTCTACATATATTGTTAACCCGAATACCTTTAGATGCTTCTTTAGTAGCAGTCGTAGTAGTAGCAGCCGTAGTTTCTGGTGACTCCGTTGTAGTTTTACTGTATGGTTTACATGTACCAGTAATACTTGCGTCTGTTTTTGTTTTACTGAATGGTTTGCATGTACCAGTAATACTTGCTTCTTTAGTAGTAGCAGCCGTAGTTTCTGGTGATTCCGTAGTAGTTTTACTGTATGGTTTACATGTACCAGTAATACTTGCTTCTTTATTTGCAACCGTAGTAGCAGCAACCGTAGTAGCAGCAACAGTAGTAGCAGCAGCCGTAGTTGCTGGTGCTTCCGTAGTTGTATCTGGTTTAGTTGTAGGCAATGATTTGAGTTTATAAGGACTACAATTACCTGTTATACTAACCTGGGATTCTGATACCTTATTTTCCGGTTTAAAAGATAAACATTTACTAGTTACAATAACTTCTGATTTCGTAGTTGTAGGAACAGATTCATCCGGTTTATATGGGTTGCATCTATTATTATTATTTATTTTAGTAACTTGTGATTTCGTAGTTGTAGATGTATTATCATATGGTCTACATATATTGTTAACACTAATACCTTTAGATGCTTCTTTAGTAGCAGTCGTAGTAGCAGCAGCATCCGTAGTTTCTGGTGATTCCGTAGTAGTTTTACTGTATGGTTTACATGTACCAGTAATACTTGCTTCTTTAGTAGCAACCGTAGTAGCAGCATCCGTAGTTTCTGGTGCTTCCGTAGTTGCAGCAGCATCTGTTACCTTAGTTTCCGGGTTAAAAGATAAACATTTACTAGTTACAATAACTTCTGATTCTGTATTTGTAAGATCAGATTCATCAGGGTTATATGGTTTGCATCTATTATTATTATTTATTTTAGTAACTTGTGATTTCGTAGTTGTAGATGTATTATCATATGGTCTACATATATTATTAACACTAATACCTTTAGATGCTTCTTTAGTAGCAACCGTAGTAGCAGCAGCATCCGTAGTTTCTGGTGCTTCCGTATTAGTTTTACTGTATGGTTTGCATGTACCAGTAATACTTGCTTCTTTAGTAGTAACCGTAGTAGCAGCATCCGTAGTTTCTGGTGCTTCCGTAGTAGCAGCATCCGTAGTTGCTGGTGCTTCCGTAGTTGCAGCAGCATCTGTTACCTTATTTTCCGGTTTAAAAGATAAACATTTACTAGTTACAATAACTTCTGATTTCGTAGTTGAAGGAACAGATTCATCCGGTTTATATGGGGT